AATAATTAAACGGGTATCCTACACCGAGAAGGAATGGGCTAAACTCCACGGGCTCAACCTCGGAGGCAGCACGCTGCCGGCAGGCACCGTGCTGCCAGAGAGGCTCCAACTGCTCTACCTCGGAGGTGGCACGCTGCCGGCAGGCACCGTGCTGCCAGAGGGGCTCCAACTGCTCGACCTCGAAGGTGGCACACTGCCTGAGGGCACCCTGCTGCCAGAGGGGCTCCAACTGCTCGACCTCGGAGGTGGCACGCTGCCGGAGGGGGTCGAAGCTCCCTCGAATTGCAGTGTACGGCCCTAAGTGCATGAGATAGGGGGTGTAACACGTATACTCCCGATAACCACGTGATCCCAAGGAGGATATAATGAAGATAAACGAAGCACTCGAACTGGCAGTATTCTACTGCCCCAAACAGTTGAACACTGTACGCATTACCTGGGAGGGACGCCCTGTTTACGACGTCGATGTCGCAAACAAGTATGTCTACCCAGCCTTTCATTTCGACAAAGCGGACTTCTTCCTCCACGGAGGAGAAAGCCGGTCCCAGAAGAAAGCCAGACAGCGTAGGGACGTTGGTACGATGGTTGGCGCGTGCGTGACCCTCGTGATCGTTTTCATGCTCGGCAGTCTGCTGTTCTGAGAGGGTTCCATGACACAACTACACATCACAATCAGCGCGCCCTTATCCAAGGGCGCACTTGTCGAAAAAATCCATAAGATGGCTGAGGCAGAGGAAGGTGTTACTGCAAACCTCTCTTTTGGGGATAGCACCCACGCCTCCTCAGAGTCGGAAACCCTAGAGGGCGTCATCAAACCTCTTTTCGAAAGTCTCTCGGCTAAACTGGCAAAGGTTGATCTCTCATCCCTGGAGGATCATATAGTTGGTCTTTCGGAGCAGTTCGACCACTTGAGCGACCTCATACTAGACGAAGTTGGGGAAGCTTCGGAAGACGAAGATGAGGAAAAAGAAGACCAGCCAGGGCCCGAGAAGCCGGCTACTGACGAAAGTGCTGAGAAACATACCCCCACTACTAGCGGGCAAGTGTCTCAGGAGAACCCGGTTGTCCGGGCCAGAGAAGACGGCACACCTTGTGCAATCAATGTTAGGGGAGAAATATTTCTAAGCAGCGATGGATTTGAAGAGCTGTTAGCGGTAAACAGAAGTACCGTTCATCGTTGGCTCAACAAGTCAGGTCTTGGTGTCCGACTCCGTCCGGAGGGAGGCACCCCTCGCGTTTTCGCAGATCCGGAATACGTGATACCCTGGGCAGCTAAAAACTCCCAGGCGGGCAAGGCCAAAAAGCTGATGGGTAATGGTAGTATCCAAGAAGTTCTTCAGCAATACCTGAAGTACGGGGCGGCTTATCGCGCTCCTGATAAACCTGTTAAGAAGGCGAAAAAGAAGGCGGCTAAGAAGGAAAGTATCAAACCGCTGACCAACAACTCCTCCGCTAAAGAAGTCATACAGGCTGCGGAGGCGGCTGGGTGTCGTGTGAACACCAAGCCTAAGACGGCTATCAAGATTCATCACGAGTCTTGGCCGGCACCCTTTGCATTGTCCAAGTCGGCGGACCACTGTCCTCCTAACTTGTTCAACCGCATCAACAAACTGCTGTCCAAGTGATAGCATAGTTCGAAAGGAACGCGAGCCATGTTACGGCTGATCATTCTCACCCTGCTTTTCAGTGCATTGGGCGCTGAGAGCATCAACGTCAACCCAGAAGCCCTGCCCGATGAGGCCAGACAAGTCATGACTGACTTGGAAGAAAGCCGCATCGTGGCGTACAAAGAGTACAAAGACAAGGTCGAGAAGGAAAAGAAGGCGGCTATCGAAGAGCTCAAGGAAGCGATGAAGGAAAGTACTAAGAGCGGGGATTTGGAGGCAGCGTTGGCTGTGCGCTCTCAAATCAAGAAGTTGGAATCGCTCAGCTCCGGCGAAGGTGTAGGTAACGATACCCCAGCTACGGCAGCGGATGTGATTCAACCGAGTGAAGTGGAGAATCGGTCGAAGGTCACCGATCTCGGTCAGCATCCAGCTTCCGACCTGAGAAAGGTACTGGGCCAGGTCAAACTGGATAGGGCTTATGAGCTCAGCAAGACGGGACTCGGCGCCAAGCTGTACGAGATGTTTGGAGACGTGAGCGGTATTGGACGACATAGGGACCTCCATGTAGGCACTATCGATATGCCCGTGCCCGATGGAGCAGAAGGTAAATTCGTTGGCCTGGTGTCTCGAAACTGGGGCATGGTGAGGGAAGGCGGCGATTACATGGACAACGTGACCTTCTCGGTCAACGGGAAGGAGTTCACCTTGGATCGCTGGATGCCCAATTCGGTAATACTCGTCCCCATTCCAGGTGGGGTGATCAAGGATGCCAAGATCGAGATGAAAGGGCCCAAAAGGTACGGGCCCAGGCTGTTCGGTACTTTCATCCTGAAATGAACATCTTCGTTCTCCACGGAGACCCACGCTTGTGTGCGCGCTATCACAGCGATGTACACGTTGTGTCACAGCTCAAGGAAGGCGCGCAGATCATGAGTACTGCGTGTCATCTCCTTGGGCTGTGGCATGACCGGCTTTATCGAGTGAGCCATCCAGGTCACCCATGTTGCAAATGGGCTGCCGAGTCCGTTTGTAATATGGAGTGGTTGCTGGAACTCGTATTCTCGTTGAACCGAGAGTACGTGCTACGCCGCCAGTTCCGTGGCAAGGAACAGGTGGACCATAAATCACTCGACTTTGCAGTAGCCGCTTGGGACACGGTATCTGCACAGAAGAACGCTGATCATGTCCCAGACAAAGGCCTGACCCGCTGGGTACAGGCTCTTCCTGAGCGCTACCGCGAGCCTTATGGTAAATCGAAGGCTCGATTTGGTGCTCAGGGGCACCCCTCTATAACGGCTTACCGACGCTACTACAAGGCTGAGAAGGGGGTACTACGAAATAGCCAAGGAAAACCGGTAAAAGCCAAATGGACCTCAGTCGGCCCACCACCCTGGTGGTCTGATGATCCCGAGACTTTCCCTGAGGAAGGTCTCTTCGAACCCGAACCTTTCTGAAAAGGAAATCACGTGAGCGAAACATCGCTGAATAGCCTACGGGCCACATTGGTTCGTACAGAGGAAAAGCTGGACGACCAGCCATCCTACGACAACCCCGTAGCTGCGACACTTATCGAGGACATCGAGTCCTTGGTTCTTCGCATACGGGAACGGGAGCGAAGGCTCCCCCCCCGTAAAGGCTACGGTCAACCAAGAGGTATTACCCTTCTGTCGGAAGATCAGCCGATCGAGGGATTGGTACTTCATCTAATGAGGTATAAGTATGAGTACGAGCACATCCATTGTTGATAGCAAGTTTCTCGTGAAGGAGCTTGCGGCGTCTATGCACATGCATGGGCGTATGTTCAGCTGCAGCAGGGGAGTAGACTTCCGTCTTCTTCTACGACATACCTCGGTACCAGTTGTGAAGCTCCTTGAGGAGTTCATAGGTGTCCAGGATTTTCGTGGATCCATTGAGGTCAAACCCAACAAGCGGATCAATACCCGGGAGCTTTTCCGGATATTGATCAACATTGCTGCGAGCCATGTAGCTCACAGCTTTCGCTATTTCGCCAAGCAGCTGGAAAAGCTCAGAAACGATCTGGATGAGATGAAGCGGATCCAGCCTGAGCAGTTTGTCAAACTGGAGGAAGCTGCGCAAATCCTTCAGTTAATCATAAAAATCGACAACGACTATACGTGGAAACATAGAAGTGGTGGTTGGAGTGGCTTGGTCAACCCTGGTCACAAAAACGTCGTCTGTCGGTTTGGCAAGAGCATTTGCCACAGAGTGCCTCAGTTCGCGGAGTCGCTGGGGTTGGATGAGCGCACACTGACCGTGTGGGTCGTAGAGGCTTCGTAACCGCAATCACCACCAACAAAGAACGAGAGGCTTAAATGCCTGGTGCAGACGAACCTGTCCCTGTACGAGAGGGTCTACGGATAACTTTCGATGGTATATCCAAGGAGTCTACTCCTTCGGATATACTGCATAGACTCGAGCTGATCTATCATCGAGTTATCCGTCAGGCCGAGCGTGACTGTAAGAGCTCTTATGGTCGCACGTTGAGAAGAACTGCTTGCGTCATTTTGGTAATCGATGCAGCGGAAAATAAAGAAAAGGTTATCGCGACTGTTCGTCGTCGCGATGTAGTGCCAATGAGTAGTGGTGTACTTGTTCCGAAAGTGTATTCACAGGTCGAAGCATGGAAAAGGACTATCAGGGAAGCCAAGAAGATCATTGTGGCCATGCAGCGCTATGCACTTTTTGCAGAACGCTGCTTGGACGCGATGAAGGATCCAGGTGTGGCTCCTCCTAGTGAGCATCCCAGTGTCTATTTTTCGCGCTTCGTAAGACCTTTGTTCGGTACGTTTTATAAAGATCTGCACAAACATCTCATACGTGAGAATCGAAGCGTACCGGATATTCCGGAAAGACGGAGCCCCGTTCCGGGGCAACCGGTCGTGGAGCGCAAGCGTTCACGACGACGCCGTGGGTAAACCCATGGCATCACTCTACTAAATGGCCTGAGTCCCCTAATGGGCTCGCTATTTAGTAGAGTGTTTTTCGAGAATGGAAAATCAATTGCCGTGTATTTTTTCTTACCTATGACAGGGGACATGTACGCGCGGCTTAACATGCAAGGGTTGTGGATTACACTGGACATATACCGCTGGTTGGGACGCCCCTCAGCGGCTGATGTAGTCTTCAACGAGTTCGACCTCCTCGTGGTACCTGGGCGATTTCTCTTGGGTCGACCACACCAACGAAATACCGTCTGGTTCTTCACCACTGGCTTGTTACCTCTGGTAATTCCAGGGAAGCAGGAAGTGTCTTTGGAAGAGTTTGGAGGTCGCCGCGTTTGTCGTTTGATTAAATGCATGGCAGAGTTTTACCAAGGGTACACCAAATATGAGCACCGAACACACCGCCCTGCCTTCAGATGAGGGAACGGGCGCCCCTACACATACCCAACAGAAGGAAGGAGCTACTACGAATAGTACCGTTCCTGGAGAAGGGGTCACGCTCTCCCAGGAACAGAAGGACGCAATCGAGTTGATCGTAAGTACTGAGAAGCCGGTCGTTATCCTCACAGGTCAGGCCGGGTCTGGTAAAAGCACGATCATCAATGCCCTGAAGGCACGCGGCAGCTGGAAGGTATCCGCAACGACTGGCAAAGCGGCGATGCACGTTGGTGGGTCTACTGTTGATATGCTGTTCTGCTTCTCTCGTCGTGATTGGACCATTTGGTCTTACAGTTATCTCGAGAAGATCATGACCGACATTCCGGATGACATCATCATAGATGAAGCATCCATGATCGGGAAACACATGGGGAATCGGATCATCAAAACAGCCCGCGAGTACCGCAAGAAACTCCTCCTGGTTGGGGATTGGGCCCAGGCGAGCCCGGTCAAGGACGACCTCATTCTGGATTCGGAAATCCTAGATGACTACGAATTCATCAAACTGACTGAGAACCATCGTCAGGGTGAGGGAGTCTTCATGGAGGTCCTCAACAAGGTCCGAGAAGGCACGGTGGACGACCAGGTAGACGAGGTCTTTCAAGAACGGACCTGCCAGGTACCGCCTGACGATGACCGATATATCCGAATGTATGCCACAAACGCCAAAACGGATGCGTACAACAACGCTCGGTTATGGCGACACGTGTCGGACACCGGCACTGGTCACTTCGTGATTTACGCATTTTTCGAAGATCGGCGTCCCAAAAAGAAGCGAGAAGCCTCACCCAGAGAGGAGCGGTTTCGACAGAAAGTCCTTGAGGCAGCACCCTTCGGGCATGGGGAGCCGTTAGCGGTGGGCTGTCGAGTGCTCCTTACAGTCAACTCCAAACCCGGAGGAGCTTACGTAAACGGCGATACAGGTACGCTTACGGGAGCCCTGGCAGAAGACGGGAGGGATCTAGAATCGTGCATCGCCGAGCATGCTGAGAATGGGCGTCCTTATAGGATCAGCGAACTGCGCGTGTTGCTCGACAGAACCAACAAGGATGTGCGGGTAATAATGATGGAGAGGGATGTGGAGGACCCAATGGGTCGCTACGTACAACACAGGGTATCGGGGTTCCCGGTACGGCTCGGGTACGCCTGTACAGTCCATAAGGCACAAGGTATGACTGTCGGCAAGGCCTGGTTTGATATGTCTTCTCTGGGTAAGTTTCCCGATAATGCGTCACGCCACGGCCTGGCGTATGTGGCGTTGTCACGTGCACGAACCTTAGAGGGGTTGCTGATTAAAGACTGGGATCCGTCTCTGGTGTACTGTAACGACCAGATAAAACCGCTACTCTAGCATCTGTTTCGAGCGCCTTCTTGGTTCTGAAATTACGGGAGGCGCTCGATGTTCTTTGCTGATAATGGTTTAGATGGAGATATTGCAGTGATCTAAGAGGTGCTAGGATCAGCTGAGATGAGGGCGCTCGCAGAGAGCGATATAACACGGTTCCCTGAGCCGAGTTATAAAGGCCCTCTCGCTATGCCCGCTCAGAGGCTTGGTATCTGTGACTAGATCTCGCTGGCCACGGTGCCGCGAAAGGTGTCGCACTCGCTATGCCCGCTCAGAGGCTTGGTATCTGTGACGGCGGCGCTCCGTGGCGAGCGTACCGACGACGAGAACTCGCTATGCCCGCTCAGAGGCTTGGTATCTGTGACATGATCATCTACTGACCCAATCCGAGGCGGCCGAGCTCCCGCTATGCCCGCTCAGAGGCTTGGTATCTGTGACCCTGGGCATCCGGTCGTGCTCGCCGCCAACAGTTGTCTCGCTATGCCCGCTCAGAGGCTTGGTATCTGTGACGCAAGTGAACGGTGTCCGCTACCGGGGATTCGATGGCACTCGCTATGCCCGCTCAGAGGCTTGGTATCTGTGACAGTGTGGCCATGGCTCTGCTCCTCGCTGTGTGAGAGCGCCCTCGCTATGCCCGCTCAGAGGCTTGGTATCTGTGACCAGAAGCAGGGCGTACGCCAGGCGATCCAAAAGCGCTCGCTATGCCCGCTCAGAGGCTTGGTATCTGTGACGCGGCGGTATCCAGGGCCTTGCCGAGGTGGCTATGGTCTCGCTATGCCCGCTCAGAGGCTTGGTATCTGTGACCGAAGGGTAGTCTGAAGGGAAACCCGGTAGCAAGGCCCCCGCTATGCCCGCTCAGAGGCTTGGTATCTGTGACAACTCGAAAGAGACCGGGTCCACCCCATCGCAATCGGCTCGCTATGCCCGCTCAGAGGCTTGGTATCTGTGACTCGGAGGGCCACGGCTGTTCCTCGGGGTCATGGCCGCCTCGCTATGCCCGCTCAGAGGCTTGGTATCTGTGACTGAGGGGCCGTCATCATCCCGCGCTATGCCCGCTCAAAGGCTTGGTATCTGTGACAGAAGAAGGTATCTGCGAGATGGCCTGCTCGACAAATGAATCGGCGATCTTAGGCCAGCTATTTGTGTAATGGAAGAGGCCCATTACGGCAAAATTGATTGCGTGGACGACGTCGTCAGTGCGTCGACTCATCCGTTTGATGAGTCGACGAGGTGAGCCGGAGGGGTTCTCGATACTCTCTTCATAGATGTTGAGGAAGTCACGCAGGTGGTCTTTCAGGTATTTATCTGAGTTGGGGAGTAACACTAACCCTCTCTTAAGGAGCTCTGCTAGGAGCAAGATACTCCTGGGCTTATCCAGTGTATAACTGGATCGGACACCACGGTGTTTCGGAGGGTTGTAGTAGACTACGGGGCGTGTTGGCGCCATCACCGCGTAAGTAAACGGAACCACCCGTTCCGCTGGCCATCCCCAGGCACGCACTTGCTGTTCCTGCACATTTCCCTGACCGCCATAATCCATCGCGATGTAGTCCGACCTACTGCTAGCAGCTACGTTGACGGCCATATGTGACTCGTGGCTCATATCTACCACATAGGGTACTTTGTGAAGCCAGGGTATCTCTATGACACCGTCGGACCGCATTCCTGCTACGGCAAAGGCGGTGTTCGAGATAAAGTCGTCGGTATCGGACGTCTTTTCCTTACCACGACCACCCCAGTCGATCCCGACCATAGTAGCAATGTACCGAGAAGGCAGCATGTCCTTCGGCTCACAAGGTGTTACCTGCGCTGCCTTATGCAGCTCCTCGTAGGTGATGACCTTTGAGCCCGCATCATAGGACTCTCCGAGGACCTCGTTGTAGAAGATGTAAGTCGCCTTCTCATGCATCGTTTCCAAGATGACATGCCAGTCCGGCGGCGACTCATAGTGCATGGGGAGGATAGGCTGAGGGGCGTGATAGCCGGGAAAGATCGACCGGCGATCTGGGTAGTCGTGGACATAATACCCAATGCGGCTATTGAGGTCTCGGCCACAGTTAGCGCAGATCAGTGTACGCACAGAGCCATCCGGTCGTTTACCACCATCTCCGATCATCTGAATTAGATCACCATCAACGGCAGCTTTATTCTCTTTGCCACAACAACAGGGGATGTGCCAATGTGCCTGGGAGCTATCTTCCCAGAGCAGGTTGGCCGTGTTGTCAAACGTCTTAGGGGTTCCCGTTAGTCGAACAATCTTGAACCGCGAAGCACCCATACACGATTCAATGATCGGGAGGTCAGCGTGGTCCAAATCCTGGATCTCGTCAAAGTCGGTTTCGTCTGCAGGGATACCACGGACACGGTTGGGGTCGCCAGAACTGTAGCTGTAGAACAAGGAACTGTTGTGTTGTAGTGGCCCTATCTGCCGTTGAAGGACCGAGTCCGTTCCCAGTTCACTGACCAGACGATTCCTTACCCCACTCGTCGTTATGAAAGGGCGCACATAGTTTTGGCTGAATTTGCGAACCTGCTCGTAAAGCGGCATTACGGTAAGGATGTTGTAGTTGGGCTGGATAGCTGCCCGGAGTATCTGACTAGCTGCCATCGAGGTGCTTTTGGAGACCTGGCGGCCACAAAGCAACATCATTCGACGAGGCATACCTATAAACTTGAACATGGGCTCAAACATGAAGTGAGACCAGTTCAGTGAGTAGGGCTGCCCCCTCAGTTGGAGTATGAGGGGAAGTGCTGGAGCAAGCGAAGCACCATTTTTGACGGCCCGGTTTCGCACTTCCTTGAGTGTCTCTTCCAGCTTCGTAGGAGCCGCGACCGCCATGCCAGAAGACTACGTACCACAAGGAGTTACGCAACATGAATCAACAGCATCACCTACCCGGGGAAATGGACGAACAGCTCCTTGAGGCCCTGCAGCACATGAGTCCACTCGAGAAAAAGGCGCTTAAGTACGAGTACGAGCAGTTACTCCAGGAGGAGCTTTCCAAGCAGCCATGGAAAGCCCTGGAAATTACCGCGGAGAAAGCGCTGGTCACTCTGAGAAAGCGGGTTCGTGAGCAGCTCGAATATGAGTTGTCCATAGGGAAGGTCACTAAGGAGCAGGTGCGTAATGGTACTCAAAATGTTGAGAAGACGATCAGGGACTACCGGCAGAAGAGCGAGAGAGTCCTTTACCAAATGCCCAAGGCGTACCACCCCTACGAGGACCTCCTGAACCGCTGTCAGGTGGAATCCTACACTAACCTCCTTTACATGCTGGGGTTGGAAGAGGAAGAGGGAGAGGCGACCCGTCGAATCCATGAGTTCTTCCTTCAATGGCTTCACGACTACCAACCCATGGTATCCCTGACCAGCGAACTCCTGATAGCGCTGTTATCGACGGAGCCCCCGCAAGAGGTGGTCTACGGGGAAGTACGCTGGCCCTATCCGTTCTGGACAGTTGCCATTCCGAAAGGCCTTTTAAAGACGGCTGAGGGGTTTGATGTGACCTATGTCTTCGTTCAGACAACGACTCCCAAGGAGTTTGAAGACCAGGAACACATCGTGCAAGCTCCCCAGCTTCCCGAGGAGGACGCCCACAGGCTCCTGGATATTCGCAGGGACAACATCTTCTGCATACACGTCGTTACCGAGGGTCCCTGCTATTACCGGTCAGAGGGGCCAAAACAGGATCAATCGATCGCTGAGTTCATGGAGGTTGAGCACGTCCAGGCAGGGGAACTCAGTGAGTCGGAGGATCAGATGATCTGTCGGGTAACCAGCCTGGTTTTCAATATCGGGCTGTTTTTCATGGCATGCCCTGAGGATTTCGAGGAGGCTAGTCTATGTAAGACACGTAAGGGAAAGAAGATACCCGGAAAAAAGAAGAAGCGCGAGCAGTCTATCGAGATTTGGACACCCAATATGTTGGGGCGTAGTTATACACGTCTCGAACGAGAAGACGGGGAGGGCAGCCACGCCTCTCCCCGCGTGCATTGGCGGAGGCCTCATTGGCACCGCTATCGGGTTGGGAAGGGCCGCAAGGATACCCAGCTCAAGTGGGTCAACCGTATCCTCGTCAAATCAGGTGAGGATACCTGACCGCTAGTGCATACGTAGCTCATGATAAAGGATTGTGTTCACGCGAACACAGTCTGGTGGCGTCACGGCCACACCCGTCGGATGCAAACCATGCTCAGCTGGTGCCGTCGGTTTCATGAGCTGTGAGGAAAGGCCTCATGCCTCCCTCGAAGGAAAAGAAGGCAAGCAGCGCCAGTACCCGTAGTGGTGCTGTCTTGTACTACGTTATCGTGATCGTACTCGTCTTGGCTCTCTTCGAGACTCTCATGATCTCATGGCCGTTATTCCGCACTTTCGTGACCGATGTCACTCGTGTCTGGGTATGGGCCGGTTTGCTGCAGGTGGTGGCGCTTGTCGTGCTTGAAGTACTTGAGCAGTTTGATTTGCGCCGCCGTTAGCTTTGATGAGTAGATAGGGATAGGGGACGTTAGGTACAGCGTCCCCTATTTTGATGGCCAGGTGGCCTTGCTATGCCCGCTCAGAGGCTTGGTATCTGCGACGTATCTGTTGACGACGGCATCCAGTTCGGGGTCGTACCGACCAACCAGATAATGAAACCACAATCAGCAATAACAACCAAGGAGTTAACATGTTTGGGCGAGATAGCAAGCCTTCGAAGGTTTATAAATTCGGGGCTAAGTTGTTTAAAGAAGATGAGGAGGAAGCGATAGCTATCTTCCGAGAAATGAACCATTACAGGAATAGTCTTGTAGCTATCGAAAGAGAGCGGAGGACGGCTATCCATGACAAGCTTCGCCAACTATTTCCAGCTATCATCCCCCTCTTAAAAGACGTTGAGGAAGCCGAAAAAGAGGTTGATAGCCTCATCGATCTTTCCAGAAAGCAGCGTGCCAAACTGAGGACGCGTGAGATCGACAAGCTCCTTAAGGAGCAGATCAAGAAAGCCAAACAGCTCAGAAATGGTAAGTATAGGAAACTCAGTGAATTCAAAAAGAAGAAGTGCTACCCTACCAAGAAATGGGAGAAGTGTCAGAGTAAGCTCGAGGATGAGTTCAGGCAAAAGTGTAAGGCTCTTTATAACGAAAGCAGCCTGTTCTGGCATCTCAAGAACGCGATTTCACAATCTCGCGTAGATGACAAATCGGGAGCTCCCCCCGAGTTCGTTCGTTATCGCGGTGAGGACAGCATCACCGTACAGGTACAGAACGGGGGTAACTTCTACGACGCTTTCGATGGTAGCGGTAAGCGGATCAGCCGACTCCTGCAAGTAAACGACGAAAGGTGCCCCACCAGTGGGGACCGTTGGCGTATGAGCCGGATACGGATCGGGAGTGTGGGTAAAGAGCCCGTTTGGTTGAACTTCCGTACCAAGCTTCACCGTGACGTCCCGCGCGGTGCTCAGGTCAAATATGCTCGACTGGTTGGAAAGAAGGTGGGTACTAATCTGAAGTGGAGTCTTCAGCTGGTCCTATCTACCGACGACTGGTCTGCTTTGGAAAAGCGGGAGAAAGGACACGGAGTTGTTGCTGTAATGCCTGGGTGGGCCGTTCAGGACGACGGTATACGGGTCGCAACCTATGCTGGAGAAGATGGTGATTTCGGGCATCTCCTACTTGAGAATAAGTACATCAACTTCAAAGATAATGAAGAAGATCTCCAATCCATCAGGCGCAAAGAGTTCAATAAAACCTGTAAACGACTCGACAAGTTCTTCCGCAAGGGCCCCGAGTGGATCCAAGAAGCAACGAAGTCCATTTTCCACTGGAGGTCGGAAGCTCAGCTGGCAGCCGTCATCTGGAAGTGGAAGGACAACAGATGGAAAGGGGACAAGCATGCGTATGTGACAGCTGAGAAGTGGAGGGTTCAGGACAAACACTTACTGGAATATGCGTCTAACCAGCGGTTACACATTCAAGAGCACCGCTTGGATCTCTACCGCAAGTTCGCGGCCAAGTTGTCGAGGACTTACGACACAGTGGTGATACCCGATATCCACTGGACAGACTTCGCCAGGTATGCTGATTCCAGAACCAAGGAGCGTAAGTCTCCCGGAGATGAGGCATCTGACCAATACAGGAGGTTGGCGGCGGTGTCGTATCTCGAGGAAACACTTAAAAAGGCTATGACCTGCGTAGAAGTCAATCCTTGCGGTATCGCAAAAACCTGCGGCAACTGTACTAAGGAGAGGCCCTGCGATTGTGGGGTGAGCGGGGATTACAGCCGTGTGCTGAACCTGTTACGACGATTTCTCTCTCAGAAAGATTTTGACGAGTTTATCAAACGTCGTAATACTGGCAAAATGCTGAGACTTATGCTCCGTACTCAGCTGACGGATAGCGTGGACATCTCTGCTGCCCGTAGCAAGGGGGAAGTTCGAAAAAGTAAGAAAAGTAACGGTACGGAAGAGAAGAAGGAGCCTAAGAAAGCTAAAAAGGCTAAGAAGTCCAAGAAGTCCAAGAAATCGAAGAAGTCCAAGAAGTCTAAGAAGTCAGAAAAGGTTACCACCTAAGGAGAATGAGATGCCCAAAACGAAAACGGCCGTTGCCGGGGGAGGGGATTCCCCCTCCTTCCTCTCTGCTATCAGGGAGTTGCTAGCTAGCTACGAAAGCGGGAAACTAGCCTTTCGTTCGCTGGCTAACAAATACAAGAAGTACCATGACCGGTTTGGGCGTAAGCTCAAAATACGGTTAATTCAGGAAGGGATGGGTGACTCGAACTTCTTCGACTCATTGCTCGAGATTGCGGAGCATGACCTCGACACCCATTTGCTGCTCCTACCCCCTGAGAAGCAGCGGGTGTTTATCAACTCGAGGAACAATGATCGTCGAAAAAGGGTCCTCGAAACACGCGTTATCGAGGATAAGAGTCTATCAGACGTCAGTCTCGAGGAGCTGAGAACCTACCTCGACTCCACAGAGGAGCGGGTAAAGAAACCTGCCACCAAGAGATCTGTCTACTCGGCTATCGTACCGGATAAAGAACGTGGTATCCGGTACAGAGGTTATTGGATGCCGTGGCCGATAGTGGTGGATGTCATCAAAGAGGCCGTCGCAAAAGGGGAGATACCTCCCCAGGTTGCACGCCAGCTACAGCGCGAGATTGCCAAAGCAATCCCGCCGGTTAAGAAGAAGAAGAGCGCCAAGCGTAGGAAGGCCTCCTGAGTAGTTTCGAGCGCCTTCTTGGTTCTGAAATTACGGGAGGCACTCGATGTTCTTTGATGATAATGGTTTAGGTGGAGATATTGCAGTGATCTAAAGGGTGCTAGGATCAGCTGAGATGAGGGCTCTCGCGGATAGCGATATAACACGGTTCCATGAACCGAATTATAAAGGCCCTCTCGCTATGCCCGCTCAGAGGCTTGGTATCTGTGACGCATGCGTGCACTCGGTCTGCCGGGCGTGGTGGGACTCGCTATGCCCGCTCAGAGGCTTGGTATCTGTGACACAGGATGGGCATTTGCCAGCACCGGCCGCAGTTTCTCGCTATGCCCGCTCAGAGGCTTGGTATCTGTGACCCGAGCGGTGACGAAAGAGGTCGTCTACAGTATCCTGTTCTCGCTATGCCCGCTCAGAGGCTTGGTATCTGTGACGCCAGCGTAGGTTACCGCCGCTCGCTATGCCCGCTCAGAGGCTTGGTATCTGTGACTCGCCATCACGGGAATCAGCCTATGAACCGCTGATACTCGCTATGCCCGCTCAGAGGCTTGGTATCTGTGACGAGCAACATGCAGGGCGTCTCCCGCTATGCCCGCTCAGAGGCTTGGTATCTGTGACGTCACCACGATCTCGCGGTAAAGCCGGCCAGACCTCCTCTCGCTATGCCCGCTCAGAGGCTTGGTATCTGTGACCCGGATGTGATCGGGGAGAAGCGGGAAGCTGCGCACTCTCGCTATGCCCGCTCAGAGGCTTGGTATTTGTGGCTGACTGACTGACTGATAGAGGCCGGGTATCGGCTACCGACTGAATAACATATCTGTGACAGGATGTATAAATTATGCAAAAATAGACACACATAGGAGGCTCCGTGAAGGACCCGTATGGCCTATATGCTTGGTATAGAGATTGCTTTTACAGAGATTCCCTTGGAGATGCTTTATTTGAATGGGTACGCATATTTGGTCTATTAGCTTACTGTCAGGGCAAGTATAGTAGTATACGTGACTGCCACGGCATGTCGTTCATGGCCTGTCATAAAAAGACCCAGAAGTACTGCAACCATCCGCTCTGCCCGAGTTGCTGGCACAGACGTAACATAGAACTACTCAAAGCGCTGCATGCTCTCAAAGACCGTACCACCTACATCCGCTCGACCTGTCACCAAAAGTGGACCACTGATTTACACCCGAACCTCATCAAGCGTTTCAAAGCACGGGCTACGCGATACCAGCTTGTAGGGTACACCCTCAGCTACGACGCCTGTGATGTAAAAATCACGGGCGATATACGTAGAGGTGACCCGTTCGGTGGGGAACTCAGTTACCAACTAGTAGGGGTTTTCCAATCGGACTCCCCCGTGCGGGACAAAGACGTACGGTCCGGTCAAGTTCACGTTGAAAATGAGGGACAGGTAGTAGGCGTCATTGATCGTCGAGAAATCGACCCACGTGCAGCCCCGTCGGAGTGGCTAAGCAGTTTGGTACATCCTTGGGTGTACCGTAGGCATAACATCTTCGAGAAGTATCTGACCAATTTTCAACCAAGGGGGCTGAGTCGGGGGTGGACACGGATCAACCGTTGCCGTCTGGACTCAACCATACTCGCCCAACTAGAACAACAGGAGGGACTCAATGTCCGCCAAAAAGAAGAGCAAGAAAGCTCACAAGAAGAAGCCCCAGAAGGGGAAACGGAAGATACCTGAGTCGCGCTCAGTGGCGATTGACCCTGAAACCCGTAAGGCATTCGTAGCCGGAGAAGGTGTGCCAGACTCAGAAACCGACCACCAGCCAATCGACCTCATGGATGGTGTTGAGATCCAACGCAGTGAGGATCAAATCGCTCCAGGGCAAAGCCTCCTTTCAAGGGCTACAGCTCGTGAAATGGCGCCCACAGCCCCGGAGAGCATCGCACGTCAGTGCGACGCCTTATGCCACAACTATCAACCCACGTTGGGTTTATGTGCACTTCTCCGAACCGACTTTCTGTTCAGTGGAGCAGGCCCTCCCAGAGAGAGGTTGGAAGAAGCGCTCTATCGATTGGAGCTACTGTCCAGTCAGGCGACTCAACTCCGCAACAGCCTAGCGACGCACTATTATGTCTGAGCCGGCATTCCTAGCTCTCGGCGATCTACACCTGGACCCGTTTATCTGGCGCCGGATGACCGGTATTACAGGAGATACGTTCCTCAGCTTGGAAGGGGTGGTTGACTTATCCCTAGAGCTCTACCTCCCGCTGGTGCTGCTCGGGGACTTATTTGATACCATCAAGCCCAGCCCTGAGGTTCTCCAGTTCTTTCGCCGTCAGATGGATCGATGCAGAGAAACGGGCGTCGACGTGTACGCCATACAGGGCAACCACGACAAGCGGTCAACACCCTGGTATGTCGCCTGTCACGATCACGTTCAGCATATCGGAGACGGCACACAGCGGGAGATAGGAAAGGTTACCTGCGTTGGGTTCGATTACACGTTGAAGGATGAAATCGAACAACAATTGGTGGAACTAGGTGCCCGCGAGGAACAACCACAGTGCCTGTTCCTACACCAGGCGTGTAAGCAAGCGCTCCGCTTCGAGGGGCAATGGAACTGTGATCTGGAGTGGGTTCCCAAAGATATCCCGTTAGTCGTCATGGGGGATATTCACATTGAATGGGAGCAACAGGTACGACCAGGCCAGTGGGCTTACTATACTGGTCCGGGAAGTGCTCGGGATATCGGCCAGGCTGGCCCAAAATCGTGTATGTTGGTCAATACCGACCTCTCCATTGAGCGCCTGCCCCTACCTTACCGTCCAATCAAGAAGTTCCGTTTTACCGCCGACGATCAGGTGCCCGCTTTAGAGGAGTGGCTGACCGATACTCTAGGGGAGCGACAGCCTTTGCCACCTGTAGCATGGGTCGTATTTACCCCCGAATGTGCCGCCGAAGTCGGACGCATAGCTCATCAGACAGACAGCGCCATTGTGATCAGCGAGCCCGTTGATGCCCCCGAAGACATTGAGCTAGATGACTTCGGCGGACGAGAAGAAGTCGATGACATCATATCCGTTGAGGCACTACTCACTCGTTTGGTCGACCATGATACAGAGCCGTTTACCTACCAGTTCGTGCTTGATCTGTTAGAGCCGGCGGCTGGCCCGCTGGATGTAATACGTCTGAAACGCGAACAATTCATCAAACAGCAGGAATAAGGAGAGGCCGCATGGCAAATGCTGGTGGAAATGTGTTTTACGTAATGAAGGAGGCCGTATCTCGTGAGCGGCTTCGTGAATTACGTATACGAATCACTGCCGAGGATGCACTAGGCAGCGAAGACGATCCAATCGAAGAAGCCATCCCCTGTTGGGGCATTACGAACGCTGGAGTAAAAAAGCTCGCCGATTTTGGCTATGATGTAGGCAACATTGTAGAGACCGATAAGGAAGGCGCTCAGTTCGTAGCGTTAGCCAACCCAGACGGCACTCCGGCCTCTATAGAGGTCGACCCTTCTACCATTAAGGTAGTTCAGGTGGATAGTACCGTAAATCCAACTTTCATCGACGTCCTCACAAAATTATCCGAAGAGATTCTGGTATCTACCTTCGAAAAACACGTCTTTCTCAAGACAGCAGATGGGAGGGCCTGTTCTCGCACGACGAGTGATGGCGATAAGTATTTTGAAGTGATTATCTGGGGGTCGAATGTTAGAGGAATCACCGAAGTACCCCCTGAGATGTGGGGTAACTCGGTATCATTTCGTGACAGCTCTTCCGTAGGACCTTTCCTGAATGGTACCGCTATCGTCACTGACGAGGGTGACGAGGTTGGGGCGCTCACTGAGTCCATTCTCTACATCTATCACAAAGCTGACCATACTTGTAATGAAGGTTCCCAGGAGATTCTGAGGAGAATCTTCAGGGAAGCGGCGCGAATACATCAAGAGGGCTATAAACGAGATACGGAAGAGATCAAAGCACGCTACGTAAAAGCGTGCTCAGCGCGAGCACATAAAGAAGAGAGTCGTCTTATGCAGGAGGCTTCTTCTTTAAAGGAACAAATTGCCGGGTATCAAAAAGATCTGGTAAAATCGTTGAGGCTCCATCAGGAGTATTCCCACGAGTTGGATAACTTTAACAGCTATAAGAAGGAGCTAGGACAGAAACTGTCTAAGGAGTTCGACAATCTTTTGAAAGTACCAAAGGTGCGGTCAGTGGACTGGAGAGGTAACTGCATGACCGTGGAAACCGACCTGCTGCATGTTATACATCCTGAGACGGGGGATCAACATGAGATCGGTGCGTTCAAGCTCGTCATCGATGAGCGAGTCACAGGTGTCCGATTCTACAATCTGACACGTAAAGTCCAAGGCTATGAGGCCGGCATGAATGGCCCCCATCTGTTCTCTGATGGAAGGCCCTGCCTCGGCAACATGGATGCGGTCATCCCTCAGTTGGTAGCAAACTATGAGTGGTCTGCTCTCGTGCAGATCTGTATCGCGTTTGTCGAAACGGTGAACGTAGCAGATGCTGCTGGTAGACATATTCGCAAGTGGCCTGTTAGTATGACCAGGGCACAAATCGAGGAAGAAAAAGAGAGGGAACGTAAAAGCGCAATACAAGAGGTGACCGAATCGTCTAACGGGCGCATAGCGGAGTCTGCTGACGTCTCTAGTTAGTCTTCAGAAATAATCATAGAAAGGGACACACGCGTGTTCTCAGTAAAACCTGACGTGAAACCGTTATTCCACGGTACCCCCACAATCTACATTACCGAGTCCGCCGCTCGGTATATGCACAAACTTGTTGAAAAGGTGGCAATGGAGGTTGGCTGGCTCATGGTCGTCAATCAGATGGAGACCGGCGACTTCGTTTTGTCCGAATGCATCGTACCCGCCCAGGACTGCCATGCTACAACCACTGAGCTGACCCCAGAGGGCCTGGCTCAGGCAGCGATAGAGGTCATGGAGGAAGACGCTAAGAACGGGGTCACCGACCCCAAAGATGAGCGGTTCCGCGTTAACCGTCTCAACTCCTGGTTCCACTCCCACGCCAGTATGGGCGTTTCGCCATCTGGACAGGATGACCAGCAGATGAAGGACTTCTGTCAACAGTACGGCGATGATCACTCGATATGGATTCGTGGTATCGTAAATAAGAAAGGCGATGCCCATATCACCGTATACTATCGTTGTGGTAACAACTGGATCACTGTCAGTGGCTGTCCTGTTGAGATCTTGTGGGAGTCCGCGGACGACCTGGATAAGACGGTCGAGGATGTCGTATCCTCCAAGGTCAAGAAGCTTTCCTACAAGTCTGGTCTTCCTGGAGGCTCTTATCGGGGCTACTCGTATGGTGGCACCCGTTTTACTCGACAGACGGATCGCCGACGCTCAGGGGGGCCAATCGTCCCCGCAACCACCAAGAAAAACCGAGGTGGCAATAAGAAAAGGAGTAAATAGGCAACATGGGCAATCTTGTTGAACCTCTTCGTCACCTGTTAGTGTTCTCCCCCGACCATTTCGCGAACCGACGTGTTGACCTTATCGGGGTAGGGGCTACTGGGTCTCGCATCGCTATGGAACTGGCCAAACTGGGCGTTCAGAATCTCCACGCATGGGATTTCGATAAGGTGGAGGACCACAACGTAGCCAATCAGATTTTTGGTATCGAGGACATTGGTAAACAGAAAGTACATGCCTTGTCGGAACGCATCCAAACCGATACTGGCCTGGAAATTACCACTCACGACGAAGCAGTTGATGGACGTACCTTACTTGGTGACGTTGTTTTCTTGTTGACCGATACCATGGCCTCCCGCAAGGAGATCTGGGAAGGCGCCATCAAGTACAAGCCAGGGATCTCCTTAATGATCGAGACCCGTATGGGTCGAGACGAGGGGAGGGTCTACGCAGTACAGCCAACCATGCCGGCTCAGATACGCCTCTGGGAGAGTACGCTTTGCGAGGACGAGGAAGCCAGCGACTCTCTGTGTGGAGCTCGTACCACAGTTGGCCCTACGGCCGCCTTGGTGACTGCTTTCGCAGTCTGGTCCTTTATCCGCTGGTTCGAGTGGTCTCGGGCCGGAGGGGACCTGCCAGAGACCGAGAACATTTTCTACGCCAACCCACCCACAACCATGACCAGGGAAGCTTCCCTGGTCTGAATCACTTGTTCACCACCCATAGCCCATTAGGGCAGGAGTAATAGTACTATGTCAATCACCGTTCGCGCTGGCCGTATACCTGGGAGAATCGAGGAATATATGGTTCCCGAAAATTCCACCGTCAACGACGTGCTTGGGACCGCCGGCCTCGACCCGACTGGGCAGGAAGCCCGCATCGATGGGCGGGAAGTGCAGCTCGGCGAGGTCGTTCAGGATGGGCAGACCCTCCTGCTCGTCCGTAAGATCAAGGGCAACGTCGTCGTCCGGCTGGCCCGTAAGATCCGGAGCCTCTTCGTCCGGAACGGGTAACCCATGCTGATCACGCGCGTTTTCGCTGAAAACTTCGGCTGCCATGAGCGTTTTGAAGGGGAGTTCTGTGCCGGCATCTGCGGCATCCTGGGTAAGAATGGCTCAGGCAAATCTACGGTCCTCGATATGATCCGCTTCGGTATTACTGGCCAAATAGCTGCCGAAGGTTCCAAAGTGGATAACGTGATGTGGGGAGCAGACACTGCGACGGTCACCGTTGATTTCGAGCACGGTGACTCGTCCTACTCGATTACGAGAACGCTTGGAAAGCGGAATAGCCAGAAACTGGTCACGCCGGGGGAGACGTTAACTCGCAAGACCGAAATCACTGAGTTCATCGAGTCGCTCTGCTCCACCACGGTGGACGCCTTGCTCAACAATGTTTTCGTACCGCAGGGTAAGATCGACTCAATCTTGTTCAGTACCAACACCCAGCGTCTCCGCGAGATTCAGGAGACTGTGGGACTGCAGCAGGCTTCTGAGGCAGAAAAGCATCTCAGAAACGAGGCCTCTCGTTACAGCGTCACTCCTGGTTTAGATCAGCAGATCAAAATGATCCAGGAGTCGATTGAGGAGAATGAGGACCGCCTTGCTAAGTTGAACAAGCAACTGACCGAGGTAGAGGCTGAGATTTCCGAACTACAGCCCTACGAAGATCTGCTGAACCGCCTGCACAAGCAGTCTCAGAACAACGTTGCCATCAGACAAGCTGACGAACGAATCGAGGAGGTTGCCACCGAGCTTACCGAAGCAGTGGAGGAGCTAGACAAGCTGACTGAGCGCAGGGATTCCCTGCGTAAGATGGCTGGAGACGTCAAATCCGCTGCTGAGGACGCACGATCACTCCTTGCCCAGCACGAGGCCGACAAGAGGGCCGTTCAAGCCACAGAGGAGCTGAGAAGCCAGCTGGCGACGGTTAAAGCGTCACTAGACCAGCTGGGAGAGCGTCCAGAAGGTGACTCTATCGAGCTGGAAGAAACCATCTCGAAGCTCTCAGATACGCTGCGTACTCGAGAGCTCCAGTTAACAGGAAAGTCGGAACTGCCTTCTCTGCCAGAGGATAAGGAGTTGCATGAAAAGCGGGACACGCTCTCCGAGCAGCTCCAGACCTTTAAAAGGGAGGCCCAACAAGAGGCCAGAGACCTGGAGCGTCAGATCTCGGAGACTTCCGAGCAGCTGGCAATCTTTGAAAGTGGCCAGTGTCCTACCTGCGGACAAGAGGTGGCTGAGCGGTTCCAGAAAGAATCGCAAGAGAAGCTAGACCAGCTTGAGAAGCAGAAGGCCTCACTCAATCAGCGCTGGAAAGAAGAGGGCCAGCGGTTGACGGCAGAAATCGACCGATTCACTCATTTAATTGATGAGAGTCGTTCAAATGCCATAGAGGCCGTTCAGCGAAGCAAGGAAAAGGTCCAGAATCGGCTAAACGAGGTTCGTTCTCAGCGGGATGCCTTGACGTCCCACACCAGCTCCCTGGAGAGCCTTCAAAACCGGAAAGAGATGCTGGAAGGGCAGCTCCAGACATCAGTTCCTAATCCACTCAACGAAGAGGAAGTGGAACGTCTCCAGAAACTCGTCTCCAGTTATGAGCGTACTAGTATAGCGATGGCCGAGCAGGACACTACTGTCAAAGGCAAAGTGGCCATTGTAGAGAAGCTGGAGAAACAGCTTCAGTCAGCTAGGAACGCGCGTGAGGAACTCGGGGCAGTAGCCGAGATGCCTAACGAAGCAGAAATCAAGGAGGCGAAGAAACAAGTCGAGACTTTGTTTGCGCGAACACAATCGCGACAGCAGCTCGATAGGGAGATCACCTCGTTCGAAGTACAACAGGAACAATATGTTGCGACGAAAAAGCGTATGGCGGATACGCTAGCAGTCGAGTCTGTGGACGCAGAATGGGTCAAGATCTGCAAGAGGGCACGCGAGGTCCTCCACGTTAGCGGGCTCCCCTCGTTATTGATGAGGGAATACGCAGCCGTTCTTAACCGCCGAATAGCACACTACTTGTCGATATGGGAGGCGAACTTCTCCATGCACTTGGATGAAGAGCTCGCTTTTGTTGCTAGTAAGGAAGATAGTCCACCTTTCGCCGCTGCCCGACTTTCTGGTGGACAAAAGGTAATAGCTTCGACATCGTTCCGCTCGGCCATGGCGGATACGTTTGCCCGACAAGTAGGCCTACTCGTACTCGATGAGCCCTCCAACCACTTGGATAAGGACAATGTGGTGCATCTTCAAAATCTGATTTTGAAGCTGAAGGAGGCAGCCGGAGCTACTGGTAGACAAGTCATTATGGTCGACCATGAAGAATCCCTTGTGGGATTTTTCGATCACGTAATTACCCTAGATCCCATTCAGAGAGAATAGACTATGAGCGACCAGACCAACATCCGCGTCACCCCCGGACAGGACGTGGAGATCGACAACCAGGGCGGCGGTCCCGTTCGCGTGCTGGTTGTGCGCTCCGATACCGGTGACGCCGGCTACCGGCAAGTCCCCCGTGGGTCCCGTGTCGGAGACGTCGTCGACGGCGATCACGGCCGGGAAGTGCGCCGCAACGGCCACACGGCCCACCTGGACGACGAACTGGAGGACAATGACAAGGTCACCGTCACCCCGTCCAATCCGGAGGGTAACTGACCGCATAGATTCGAGTAACATACCGTAACGATGGAGCCCTCGCCAGGATAGCCTGGCGGGGGTTCTTTTTGCGCTAACACAGGGGCGCAAGCCCTTAGTGGGGGACTTATGGAGCAGGTTGGAAACACAGTGAACATAGAGGGTCTCCCAGCACCCTCTGAAGAGCGGGTTGGCATATTTACTAAAATCTTAGAGGAAATTTTAGAATCTCAGTCTCGACAAAAAGTCACTAAGTATTTCAAGGAGAAGGCAGTCATACTACGTAGTAGTACAAGACTGACCCAACTGCATGCTCTTACCTTGTGCAGTTTCTTTGATAGTGACGGCGCCGATAAAATATGGCCTACTGCTCAGCATGACGCTACTTTGCGCAAAATAGGGGCGCTGAGGACAACTTTACAAGAAGCTACAGAGGCTCTGGAAGAGCTCAGACTCGTGGCCTCTCAGGAGGATGTAGAGCAGGAGGCACTGCGTTACGCGGAAACCATGTCTCGCCGTGACTGCTTTCTTACAGATGATTTTTGTCAAAGGGAAATACGACTGCTGCTTAATAGCACTCTTCGGGGACGTATTGCCTTCGCTATGGGGGACGAGCGGCTAGAGTGTGAAGAAGGGGCGGCACATGAATTCGCTTGCATCGAACAGAAGCGAATAGTCGTACGCACACCCCCAGTTACCTTCTCAGAAGATGGGGTAGAGGTATCTTTTGATGGGTTTTACATACATATACTACTGGAGAAGCTCAGAAGACTAGTCTCAGATAGCCAACGTGAAGAAGACTCCTACCCTGATTGCATCAAGGTAACTTCTGTGGGGCCACCTAACAGGTCGTACGACGACTCTCATGTTATACACCCACATGTGAACTCAGGTAATGTATGCTTCGGAAATGCTTTCGAAGGTGTTAAAAACGCTCTTAAAAATGGTCTCATATCGGATGCGATATTTCTTACAGAAAGGGTGCTGGCTACTTACAACCCTGACGGTCCTTTTGTATCTATCTGTAACTGGTATGGGGGAGGCGTCGGAAGGCCCGATAACACCTGTGAGGTATGTCAGGAACAAATAGAAGGCGACGCGGTGCATACCGCCTTTGGAGTACTTCACCAGCGATGTGCTGTTTTTAACTCGGTTGACCAAGAGTACTACCACCCTGCCTCGCTTCCGGTATGTAATGTATGTTGTGGACAAGTCTACCCCCCTCGATGGTATGATATTCCTGTTCCAGAGCGTAATGGGTCTTCTCTAACAGCAGTAGCCTGTGCGGAGTGTACACCACGTTTCCGCGCTGAGATAGCAGCTGCAGAGGAGGGTGTCTACCAATGCCCTGTCTGCACGAGGCAGTACAGAGGCGAAGCGATCGACGAGAACAAGGTTGTGCTTGGGTACCGTGACTACGGGTGTCAAGCATGTTGCAGGGACGAAGAAGACGGTACAACTACTGTTGGTATAGGGGAGGATGAGCGTCTTCAAAGACACATACGGCGCCGTCCAGACGTATGTGATCCTCGTAACATGACGAGATCTCCGTTACGAATAACGCCCGATATACTTTACAAGGAAGAGTGCACCTGTGGTGCTGAAGTCAGGATAGATAATCGCTCCCTTTGCCGATACACGAACACTTTTATCTGCCCTGAGTGCGACCCAGAGGGACTTGGTTTTGGGTCTGTTTTTCGGTCCGACATCGCGTACATGGAGTTCTGGCTACACGAGCTAAAGGCCCACTATATGCCCGCATTCGATAGCGACTTCATACGCCTTCTATCGTTCTTTGACGGGGGCTTTACAACAGAAACTGCGTTTGAAGTAGTGAAAACCGTTACCAGAAACCTGGAGCGTCAGACGCAAGCTTATTCGCTCGCGCTGTTACGAGACAAATTGCGCTGGTGGAATTCACTCGCCGGCGATTTAGAAATCACCCTCGCCACTGGCGTAGAGGAGGAAATTCATGACCAGGAAATCGTGCGACAATGGCGGCGCCGCGCTCAAGCAGGAGACGAAAGAGCAGCACAAGACCTCCGGGCCTACGAAGAAGAGCACTGCGAAGAAGGGCACGAAGACAGTGACGAAGTCACGGTTACCGAGTGTTCCCCAGACAACCACTGACGCGCAGAAAGGAGTTACTCAGAAAAGGGCCATCCAGCCCGTGACCCCATCCCCCATCTGTGTCAGCGACAGTATTCGTTTGAAGCTGCGTTTTACGCCTTTTGCGTGGGCTAAGCTTCACTTCATGCGGGATTGCGTTAACACGGAGATCGGCGGTCTCGCAGTTACCGATCCTGACGACTATATGTTGGTTGTGGACATTCTAGTGCCCCCGCAGGAGGTAAGCAGTGTTCACACGAAGATCCTCCCTGGCTCCTTGTCGGAGCTAGTAGCCGACATGGCCGACCCTGAAGGTGAGTACCGCCTCAAGGTCGACCAGTTCATGCGTATTTGGATCCATACCCACCCTGGCTTCGATCCCTCTCCCAGTCAGAAAGATCTGGATACATTCTATGGTAAGGATAATTTCGGTAGCGCTTCTTGGGGTGTCATGTTCATCCTCAGCTCTGATGGCAGGTACCACTGTGACTATCGGTTTAGGGACCCAGGTGGTTCGGAGCGCGTGATATCGATCGAAGCGGAGACGGTCATCAGCTTTGACGAGCCAGCCGTAGATGAGAAGGTGCGCAAGGAATGGCTGGAGGAGGTAGCCAACAATGTCGAAGAGACGTACACGTATTTTCCCAACAGTTATGGTGTCTACCACCAAGGGATCCCCAGTGGAGGCGGTCGAGGTGTTTCCAAAACCAGCCCCCAGACCACCATTGTGGATCCGTATGGTATGTGGGACGATGATGATTCCTATCTGTCTTATCTTAATGGCTTTGATCCCTATGATCATAGCCGTGGCCCTTACAGCACGCCTACTCTTCCGAGGCCGCCGGATGACACCGAATTCTCGCTTCGAAGAGACTCCGTCTTCTGGATGATGGACGAGGACATGTTCGTGGAATTAGCGAACACTTCTCAGGAATCTCTGACCCTTAGAGATGTTTCTCAAGAACTGGCAGATCAGTTGGAAAAGTGCGATATGGTCGTCGCTGCTGTAGGGAAAGATCAGGTTGTATCTTTCAAATACGAGACCGGTGTTGGTAAAAATAAAAAGACGATGGTGCTCACCAGCGACGAGCTATTCAGCTTGGACAAGCCTGTGGTACACGATACCGAGTATAGGGAAATTCTTTCAGAGGTAGAAGACAAATTGTTTCCTTACGTATCTAGTCGAGATCCGGCCGTTGCTGGTACAATTTTTGACTGTTTCGATACCCCTATACAAACTCTCCACCATTGGGTCTGTTATGACAATATGGTGATCTACCTTAGTATCGATGAGATAAGCGTTCTGGAATCGGTGGCGGCCGGCCTAACAGAGTTAGAAACGGCTATGTCCGAACTAGCACCCATGGGTAAAGATGAGAAGGAGGAGGATGATCGTAACCCGGTAGGGTTCTATATTGGTGACGACGAGGAGGATGAGATCCTAGGCCCAAAAACAATTGTGGGTGATGACATCAACGACTTTACCGATATCAGTGATGCATGGATCGATGTCGCTCAAGTAGTCCACCAATGCCTGCAGAACGGGGACACGGTGGAAGATATAGAAAAGGGCATCGCTGATCTCAGAAAGAAGTCAGCCGAAAAGGACAAAGCATCCGTGTTCGACTACGTAGTCAATTACGTACGATCATCGGGGTATGACCTATCTGCAGTCGACCGGCTGGAGATGTTCGGCATCGACGTAAATCCAACTGACGAGCCTTACACGGCCAGCGAATACCTGAAAGGTGAGTAAAATAAATGAGCACTGTACAATACCAGAGACAGGCGGGGTTGCTCCCGCCTGATATACTGTGGAACCTGCCGATAGCAGTAGCCGGGGTAGGCGCCGTAGGGAGGCAGGTTGTGCTTCAGCTTTGTTCCGCAGGGGCTCGTAATCTGGCCTTTTACGACCATGATACGGTAGAGGAATCGAATATAGGGCCTCAAGGTTGGCGGCGCGATGATATAGGTGTGCCTAAGGTAGAAGCTCTTCTCGGGGACATCGAACGACAGCAGTTATTTCCTGCCTCCGATGGAGCTACGACAGCTAAGGGCCTGCACAGGAGGTTCCCTACGGAGAGTTACGAGCACCCTATCGTCTTCTGCTGTGTCGACAACATCAACACTCGCGGTCAGCTCTTCCGGACAAGCACCTACAATCTATTCCTGGATAGTCGGGTAGCAGGAGATACGGTTCACGTCCTCTCTGTCAGCGACCCTGATTCTAGGGATTACTACGAGTCCACGTTGTTCGATCGTGAAGAGGCTTTCCAAGCAACTTGTACGACACGTATGTCTATCCACATAGCCAATATAGCTGCCGGGCTCCTAGTCCAGCAGTTCAGTAAGTGGCTGCGAGAGTTGCCGACAGATCGCCATACTGTCTTCAACTTGTTAGCGATGGAGTCTTACTCGAAATGATAGCTAAGCTAAGATACCTGGGGCGCGCTCTTGCCCTCTTCCCCAGCGAACTGGGCGAGTTTTACGAAGAGGTTTGTACTGTATCGCGGCATTCAGTGGATACTGAGTGGGTGGAAGACGTAGCTACTGGTTCTACATACCCAGTGCGTACACGTAATATCAGTAAAATACCCCTATTCTGGTATACGGAGGAAGGGGACACTGCTGCTTTCTGTGCGTTAGCAGGATATGGCCCACGTATCTTAGCTGACTTGAATAAGTACGGGTATCAAGTAACAGTGGAGGACTTTGTAGACGACGGTCTGGGGAAGCCTGACTTATCTCAGATCGAAGGAGTCAGTTGGAGGTCGCGGCAGAAGGAAGTGTTTTCCAAACTGCTAGCACACCGGGGTGGGATTGTCGTGTGCCCTACTGGGTGGGGTAAGACCTTCCTAGTCAAGCTGTTAGCTAAGGTCTATCCCCGCGCAGAAATCCTGATTACAGTCAACTCCAACGATATTGCTTCTAACATCTACGATGATCTCAAGTACGATCTGGGCAGCCAGCTAGGCCGGATTGGTGCGGGCAAAAGCTATACTCGTCGAGTTACTGTGTGTACTTCTCAGTCGCTTCATAAGGCTCCCAAGGACGTGAACCTCATACTGGCGGATGAATGCCACACGCTAATGACAGAGAACTACGTCAAGAAGTTCAACAAGTTCCGTCGTGCACGTATTTTCGGGTTTACTGCTACCCCGGAGGGCAGGAGTGATAAAGCTGAGGGGTTTGGTGAAGCGGTCTTCGGACAGCAAATAGCTGACGTAACCTACCAAGAAGGCGTGGCCGGCGGCAACATTGTTCAGCTGCAGGTAAGGATGATTACGTCTTCGGCCGGTCCCGATGTGGCTGGCATGAGGAATACGGCCGATGCTGACCGGCTAGGTCTTTGGCTAAACGATTATCGTAACCGCCTCATAGCGTACACGGTACGTAAGGTGGAGGAAGAGATCGGCGACGACCAACAACTACTGGTCATGGTAGATAAGACGGAGCATGCGTATGCCCTAGGGCAACTACTTCCTGAGTTCCCGATTGTTACAGGGGAGCCTTCCCCAGCCCGTATAACTGCTATGCGGAAAAGAGGGGCTATGACACCGGAACAGGAGCCCTGTACTAAGAAGATGCGAGAAGCGTATCGTAAAGCGTTCGAGACCCATGAGCTCAAGCGTGCCATCGCTACCAAGATCTGGTCGAAAGGGGTCGACTTCCGGGACCTAGCAGTACTTGTCCGAGCTGACGGTACTGGGAGCCCACTGGACTCTGGGCAGGTACCTGGTCGTCTATCTCGCTTAGGTGACAAGACTTCCAAGCTGCAGGGGCTCCTCATTGATTTCATGGACAAGTTCAGCAAGAACCTACAGTATAGGTCTGTGCAGCGTCTAAGAGTCTATAGGAAGAATGGATTTCAAGTTGAGGTACGGTAATGGGACGTATCGACCACATCGAGATTATCGATAGCCAGGGACGCCACCATATACCAGACCCAGAGTTGGTAGAGCTTGCCGAAGAGCTCATGAACCTGTTTGTTGAACTGAGAAAGACTTACGTATCCGGTACCGCACGAATAGCCAAGAAAGACTACGTCAAGTTTTACAAGGCCGCCCGGCTTTGTCGTCTAAGAGAGCAATCGCCCGGTGAGTTTGTCAAAGCACAACTGGATGGTATGGCCGTACTAGGTAAGTTCTGGCCCGCCCTTATTGCTAGTGAGAAAATCAGCGGGTCCATTAGGACCTACCAGGTATCGGATACTCATTCCGCACGACGCTATAAAAGCCAGTTGATTTGCTTTCAACGTTGGGCGAAGATCTACGGATACCGTGAGACCCTCGAGGATCAAACGGTACACCTTACACCACTCTTCAGAGCTGTGATGGCGAATAAGCTTGGCTTCCCTGAAATAGTCAAGCGTTACAGAGACGGCGCCATTATGGAGCTGAAGGCCACACCTGTCGCTAACGAGGCCTTCGCCGGAGAACTGGAGTTCCTTCAATGAGTAGCACGTTCAAGTACCAAGAAGGCCACCTGGATATCTTGTTAGCGCAAATGGTTAGGTCGCCAACTCTACTAGAAAGTGCTATCAGCGCTCAGTTGGATGGACGGCACCTCGTCCACTCGGAGATCAAGGGGAGCCCGGCACAAGCTGTTATTTTTAGAGCGATCGTAGAATACTACGAGAAACACGGGATGGCCCCAGATGAAGCAGTTATCAAAGCAGAGGTGGATTACTTCGTTGATAGCCATGTACCCAGTCCGGGCAAGAAAGAAGAATACCTTAAAAAACTTGGCGAGTTCATATGTGTACGAAAACTGGTAACGGAAAAAAGCGAGGCGTTGGCAAGAGACCTTATTGTAGCTATTGCAGAGATTTGCGTGTTTAGACCAGCTGCAAAAGAGACCCTACGAGGGGCAGCTGAGACGGGAGATATAGACGGGCTCGGCAAGCAGATTCTCGACTTGGAGGCCAAGCAGTCTTCTGTCAAAGGAGGCCGCTCCCATTCCGGCATCCTCGATACAAACCTCGAAGAGGCCGGAGAGCGGGTAGCGACTCTCATCCCTTGGATCGACTCTTGTACCGGGAACGGCAGTGGGCCTGTAAATGGATCCGCTGTTGGAATCATTGCTCCCCAGAATGGTGGTAAGACAACTTTTGGTATTCAATTAGCTGTAGCACAAGCACTTGGAGGCAACCACGCGTTGTTGGTCCTTGCAGAAGAGGGTATGACTCGATCTATGAGGAACAAGATTCTAGGGTGTGCCCTTGGGCTTGACTACACGCTCTTTGAGAAGAATAGTATAGACAGCGTAGTGAAAAATGCCGGTATCGATAATCAAAAAACAGCCAGAAAGCTATCGTACGTCGACGAGTACCTGCACTGGCTTGACATGGTCAAAGATAATACCATGCATGAAGGTGCTGCGCCTATATTGGCGGAAATAGGCCAGCTACGCTCGCGTGGTAAGAAGCCTACGTACGTATATGTCGACTGGGCTGGTATTCTGGCGGACGCGGTGATGCAGACCACCAAGCGGACCAAGGAAATGGAGATCCAATCACTCAGTTATACGCTTGCCCAAGAGGCTTATCGATCGAACTGCATCATAGCTGTCTCGCAGCAAATGGCAGCTGACGTGGTGAAACGAGGCCCCTTCAACCGACCAGATATGTACTGTGCAGCTGATTGCCGCATGTTCACAGCCCCTATGAAGTACGCTATTGCTGTAAACAAGCAGGACCCCGTTACTGGCAATTCTCTACTGACCTGGGTGAAAAGCCGCGATGATGGCATCCTAGGCAACCACTCTGTTATGTGCTTGCGAGGTGAGTTGGCGGCGTTCTACGATGTGAGCGACCGCTTTGAAATGAAGGGTAAACGCTTTTTTGCTAAGCATAGCGATAAGCGGGACAGTAATAAAGTCCCTTCTGAGCACGGCAAGAAACTACACGAGACGTAGCTTATGGTACTCAACGAACCCCTATACGCCGCGCTCGTGGAGCGATTCGGCTATCTCAAGGTCTATAACGAGGGAGTTAAGCGAATTGAAGAACGTGTACCTGGTGGGCACAATCAAGTAATAGAGCGAGGGGAATCCTACAATGTGGACTGCCCGTTCTGTGGTGACGAAAAGCAGCGTTTATCCATCAGTTACCGGTGGTTAGACCGGGTAAGCAACTTCAACCGAAGCAGGGTGCTGGGGCTTATCCACTGCTATAACGAGTCTTGCGAGCAAAGCATGCCCGATGAATTTTGGATGGAACTGCTGGAGAAGGTAAAGGCTTACGAGATCGACCTCCCAGATGATATTCCTGAGCTCGAGAGAAAAGTGTCCGCGCGAACACAGAGAGGCGCTATACCCATGCCTCAAGGGTGTGTGCCGCTCACAGAGTTACCTAAGGATCACGACGCCATCAAGTTCCTGTTATCCAACTACCGTGGGTTTACGAGCTACAAAGTCGTAGAGTATGTAACCCGAGTCTACGGAGCATGCTGGACAGCCACCAAAGACGAGATCTTCCTACCTGCTCAGTACCGCATTATATTCCCTATCTGGGATATCAGTGGTAAGCAGGTAGCCTGGCAGGGGAGAGCCATCTCTCCTAACACCCAGCCCAGGTGGTACTTACCTCCTGGGTTTGTGAAGGTGTTCTACAACCTCCATGGCGTATCCCCGCTAGACATACCGGTGCTTTCAGAAGGCATCTTAAATGCTATCTTCAGCGGCCCTACCGGTATTGCCATGTTCGGGAAACAGCTTAACACCCTCAGAGCAGAGCAACTCAGCGAGAGGTTTAAAGTGGCCATCATTGCTACTGACGCGGATACGTTCGTACCTGATAACCGAAAGGGAGGCGGTGGGAGAGTCTACGTAGAGGAGCTACAGAACCTTCTCGGTAAGCATCTTGAGGACGTACGCACTATACGTTGGCCTCAGGAGGTCCTAGAACTTGCGAGGAAGCACAATGATGGCGAAGATGTTTCAGTGCCGGATGCGGCAGATCTAGGCATGCGTGAGATGAATAAGCTTATCAATAAAGTGATGGACTAAGGGAGAGGAGAGCACCTATGCCAACACCAGTTACCCGGTCAGTGCTCTCCCCGGAGCACGAGGAATACCGTAAGCAACATTACGAGGCTTACGATACTGACGAGTTTATAGAGCTCGTCTGCAATCAGAGTCTCGTCCTGCCGGTACACCGGTTGGGTAACCTTGACCACCTCCCCTGTGGGTGGGTAGGTACAGCCTTCTCAAAAGCAAGTCTGCCCGAGGAGCGGGAACTCCAGAAAAGCGAAGCCCGGGGATGGCGACCTACTAGGGTGATGCTTATTCTACCCAGCCCTAATGCAAAGGACGTCGAAGAACACACAGTACTACATCCTAAGACAAGGGTAGGCAGGTTCCTGAGAGACGAGCTTAAAAGGGCGGGGCTCCTTCTAGGGGAGTGTGTGGCAACACACGTTTGTCGTTTTACACTGCCCCGTACACTAAATAAGTATGAACAGCGACATAAAAAAGAGGGGCTGCCCTACCTCCAGGCGGATATCGAACATTGTAAACCAGACGTGATAATAGCCTTTGGTGCTGACGCAGTAAAAGCCCTTTACGGTAGGAAAGCCAAACTTGATACTTACCAGGGTGACGTCCTGGATTACGAAATCGGAGGTCACTCTACAAAGGTTATACCAACGTACAGCCCCTTCGCATTTCTAGGAGGGCACGCCGAGATAAGCGTATTTCGGAAAGAGCTCGTTCGGGCGAGAGAAGTCAAAGATGACTTGTTTCACCGCAGAAACTCCGGCATGGACTATCGTATCTGCGCAACAGCCGAGGAAGTAGAGGCCCTGTGCCAGGAGATACGAAAGGAAAACCCGCCTTGGGTTGCGTTCGATACAGAGTTTGGTAATAGGTACGCCCGAGAAGAGCACAACGAGACACTGTCTATTCAGCTATCCTGGGGACCAAGAACGTCGGCCTTTATACAACTGACCGAGCAGGTCGAGGTAGTTAAACCCCACCCTGACGTGATGTCCTTCGAAGAGTGGGCCGAGGCAAAATACAAAGACCCTTGGAAACTCTTTTCTGAGAAAGACTCTTCCGCCAGGCGCGGCGAGAAGCGATATGCTGCCTATGTTGCCAAGGAAGAGAAGGCGGTCGTTTGGAGGCAGTTCCACGAATATGACTTCGAGTATAAAGGGAAGTTCTACAAAGCCGGTAAGGTCATGCATAGTCCGGAGGACTGGCATCGGATTTGGTATTCCGTTCAGCAGCTACTCCTAGACCGTAACTGGCGTATCTGCGCCCAGCACCTACGAGTCGATTGTGAGCAGTTTGATCGAAACGGGTACCCTATTACCGAGCGCATCGAAGACGGTATTGATACCATGCTGATTCACCACCTGCTCTATGGTGACGAGAGCCAGGGTTTGGATCATTTGGTGCGTAAGTACTGCCCCTCGTATGGGGCTTTTTGGAGGGAGCTGGAAGAGTATCTAGAAAGTACTGGAAAAAGAAATAAGCATCTTCAGTTCGGTTATAGGGATATCCCTTACGAAATATTGATTCCATATGCACAGATCGATGCCGACGTGACTTGGCAGGTAGCGCTGGAGCTGTTAAAGGAGCTCAATCAGACCGAAACGCTTAAACGTCTCTACTTCCGTCACGTGGCCCCAACGAGTTGGCATCTCTACCAGGTGGAACGACAGGGCATTCTGATAGATGAGGAACAGCGGTCCAAACTGAGGGACATCTATGAGCCGGTATACTCCGACCTTTTAGTGAGGGTAAGGGAGGAAGCTAACTGGCCGTCACTCAATCCAGCAAGCGATGAGCAGATCAAGATGCTGCTCTATTATGGGCATAAGTACAAGAATGCTAAAACGCCTCCTGAAGGTGCCCATACGCTTGGTTTGCAACCATTGTTCAACACGGACAAGTACCCTAAGGACTGGAAACAAATCCTGGAAGAAGGCGAAGAAGAATACCACACCCCGGCAGTTAGTGCAGAAGCGCTGGACCTCCTTCACTCCGATAACTCAGATATCAGAATCCTTCGCTTGTTGAAGCACTTGTCGGTCATCGGCAAGTTTCTTTCAACTTATTTGGCACCTCAGATAGCCAATGAGTTTGGCGTACCGGAAGACGGTAAAGGGTTCCACAACAATATCTGGTCCGACGGCAGGGTCAGGACACGCCTAAGTCAGTTGACTACCACTGGTAGGTATTCTTCTTCCAAGGCGAACTTGCAAACCAAGCCTAAGAAGCAAGAAGCAGCTGCGTTCGAGGCTCTGGTTGAGCATACTTTTGAGTGCTCTATAGAGGACTACGAGAAACGTACCTATGATGGGGAGACAGACGAAAACGGTAATTGGTTACCCGGTAAAGAGCCGTACCAGGGGCCTGACCGCATTGAGCCGGAAGACCGTATCAACGTCCCCAAATTCGCGTCGTGCTTCGTATCCCGCCCAGGATACTGTCTAATCGAGGCTGACTTTGCGACTGCGGAGCTTTGCATCTGGGCCTATGTAAGTGGTGATCCAGCCCTTATCGAAGTCGTTCAGAAGGGAAGAGATCTACATAGCGAAGTCTGTGCTACCGCTTTTAAACTCCCTGAATTGGAGGATCTACCAGCGGCCATTGCCGCTATAGATTCTGGCGACAAAGCAACTTACGACGCATGGTCATCAAATATCAAAAAGAAGTACAGTGCTCTCCGCATTGCAGCCAAGTCGGTGAACTTTGGCGTTATGTACGGAAGGGGTGCGGCAGCCTTAGCCCGGGAGATCAATAAGGTGGTCTCTGACCCTGTTAGCCCGGAAGATACCCAGGCGATTATCAATGGGTTGGCCAAGTCTTTTCCTGAGGCCTGGGAATGGCTTGTCAAAAATAGCGACAAAGCCGTTAAGCAGGAATACATAGAGAACGCGTTTAATAGGCGGCGTTACTTCCAAGGCGCTAACCAGATGAGCGAGTGGGATCAGGCGGCTGTTAGACGCGAAGCCAAGAATAGCCCGATTCAAGGAGCGGTTGCCGACCTACTTGCTCAAGCGGGAGTCATGTTGCATCGGAAGCTCCGAGATATGCGGAGAGAGGGGGCTGCTCCGGGTATGGAAATACTCCTACCCGTTCACGACGCCTTCTTATTCGAGATCAAGTATGAGGACGTACCCAAAGCGCTATCGTTGATCTATAGTTGTATGGGGTACGAAAATAAGCTACCGGGCACCGAGCACTACCTAGGGGTCGATGTGGAGATTTTCCCACATCGTTGGAGTGACAAGGGTTACGACCCAGAAAAGGAGAAAGACATGGAGGAGTACAGGAGCCTCTACGTTACTTCTGCTACGTAGCTACTATATGTAGCTGTGGGGGCAGCTACCTACGGTAGGTCCCATAGAACCTATGGACACGCCCGAAAGAGATGTAGTATCGTTTGTCCAGCACTTCCTGCTTGTTTACCGCAAGCATACAATCAACCAGACCACAAATCTAAGGAGATAGAGTGGCAGTAATCAATCGCATGAACGACAAGCAAGAAGGAGATAAAAACTTCTTCAATGCGTGTGTTCATGAAGAGTACGCAAACGCAGCGCGTCCGAGCACCAACAAAGGTGTGACGATCATTCGGCCTATCCCAGAGATCGCGGAGGACGGCTCGATACGCCCTATGCTGAACTCGATGACGCCATCTGGGCCTGACTTCAGTAATTTCCGGATAGAACCGGTTACGATCAATGCAGGCATCGATAGTCGATTCAGCGGTATCGCCCGTTCCTCCGATCGTAGGGAAGACGACCATGTGAATATGGTGTTTCCTGGCCTTTTCATCCGGCTTCGTGGTCGGCAGAAGAAGAACCAACTGCCCTCCCACATCAAGGAGCGGGTGGACGCCATCCTTGATGGAGGTATGGAAGCTCAGTTGCGGCCGACTCCGGACATGGCGCTTCTCCAAGCCTTGGTCATCCAGTTTAATGATGAAAAGCTGGATAAGGTCAAAACCAAGCAAGTGGTGTTTCTGACCACTACAGCTGCTGAGTCGGTTAGCGAGGTTCTGCTAGAAGCCAATAAGCGCGACCTGGATATCTTCAGCCCGGAGGAGGGCAGGGCGATCATCCTGACTCCAGAAGAGCAGAAGATGAACCGCAAGATCAAGATCTTCAACGCCGAGCTGGGGGATAAAATTCCGCTTCCAGCCCAGAAATGCAAGGAGCTCTGGGTTCCTTGGGATAAGGCTTTGAAGATCAGGACTTTCGACGAACAGCTTCGCGCTGCTGTTGCCTGTTTTGGCCGTAGCATCGTCGAGTTCGCGTTCCCCGATGACTATGAAAGGGTGTTTGGCCAGGGTGCGGCTACCCCTGCTCAGACCGGTTACACGCCTCCTGCGGGAGACGATCTGCCGGGCCAGGGCCCGTCAACTCAGGGATCAGAAGGCACGGCCGACACTTCCTTGCAGATCGAGTTGGATGAGGATTTGACCAACCCTCTCGACAGTAGTTCAGGCGATGAGGGGCGTTCTTCCAAGGTGTCCAGTACACCCTCGGACGCTGGTGAGTCGGGGAACGCTGGCGAACCGACTTCCGCCGAAGACAAAGCGAAGTTCTACGAGGACTTGCTCGACGGGGACATCTGAACCAGCTACCTGCGTGGGTACAACCGTCTGTGCCCACGCAGTTACTTATGAGGAGTATTCATGAGCGACGATATAGTCAGCGGCCTTATCGCGGACCTCAACAAGCATTCTACTTCCTCTAAGGCTTACCTGCAGGGGGACCACGCCCAGCATACCTGGGGTGTGGAAATACCTTACTTGGCTTTCCAGTGGCTGATAGGCGGGTCCTCTATACTCCCCAGTCAGCGATATTACGGACTGAGTGGAGAGGAGAAGTCATTTAAATCAACACTCGCCGTTGAGTTAGGCAATTGGTTCATTAGAGACAATGGTGTCCATCTGTTGCTGGATACAGAGAACAAAACTTCCCCAACTATGCTGGACGCCATGACTTGGTGGAATGGTATAGCCGAACAGAAAAAAAGAGCTTATAAGGTATGTGGCTCCATAGGCGAGTGGCAGACAATGGTTACTAGGGCTGTCGAGCACTCTCGCAATATGGGGAACAAGGAAAAGAACAAGCGAGAGCCAATCTTCGTAACCATCGACTCCCTAATGGCCAGGTCTACGGACGAGGCAGACAGGACTCTTCGTAAGGAGGGTTCCGCTGCTGAGCGCGGGTTTCCCGTAGCGAGTTTGCAGGTAACCAACTTCTTGGAGACACTCAACCTTCTCGGGACCACGTGCTCGGTGGCTTGGGTCCAGCATATGAAGAAGTCGATGGAGCAGACTGGTTACGGAACGCAGTACAAGGAGAAGGGGGCTACCGCAGCTCAGTTTTCTTGCTCAACCCACCTTCGTATCAATAAAGGAGGTGCCTTCCGTAAAGCCAAGGATGACTCAGCCCCGTTTGAAGGGACGGCTGTTGAAGGGTATGAGATGTGGATACGGACTGCCCGATCCTGTGTTGGACCAGGGGACCGTAGTCTCATGGTACCACTCTGCTGGCAGCATGTCCCCCAGGAAGATGGGAGTACCAGGCAAGCCATGTGGTTTGATTGGTATGGTGCTTTGGGCAACTTGTTGGTGAACATGAAGTACAACGACAAGTTCAAGCCCAAGTTTTTCAAAGAAGACAAAGAGCGGCTGGCCGAGATCCTGGACTTCACCGAACAGAAGAAGAACAGCATCAAGTGTAAGCAGCTAGACCTGGATGGGGCCAGCTATTACGCTTTCGGGAGGAGCATTGAGGACGATATCGAAACACGTGATCGGTTGTCGAACTTCCTCAATATTACGGAGTTTCCGTCCATTCAAACGGCAGACATCGACTTCGAAGCCGGCAAACTGTCGGAGAAGAAAAAAGGTAAGAAGTAATGTCTGAGTCTGAGCCTGACGACTTTTTGAAAGCCTTTGAACGCACCAGTGAGGAGCGAGAGGAGGCTTTCGAACAGTCGACGTTAAAGCTCATACTCCAGCAACTGGGGTACCCGCCTAAGAAGGTAAGAAGTCTTTCCTATGAATACGGCCCTGCGTTCGGTTTCGATTGGTTTAACGAACAGGATTTGATTCCGATCCACATTGTAACAGGTAGGTGTTTTTCGTTCAACTTTCGTGAAATTTACACCAAACCAAATAAGAGCCCTGTTACCCAACTTTTCATTGAAAAGCTTGATGAAGAGAAAGACCGAATAAGCGACAGTGAGAAAACATTCTGCCTGGTCTTTAAATGTTATGAGATAGGTAGGTTGGCTGCTCTGGGTTACCCGATGCATGCTGACATTACAGCGTCTATCACACATCTTCACGTAGCCGCTCGGCACGTGGCATTCTCTATTGTACCGATGTCTGGGTTCTTCTCAGAGCGGTACGGCAACCTCTTTCAGGAGCAACAGTAAATGGCCGGAACACTTAGCATGCCGGAACGACGTTACCAGGCTTTGGTATCCAAGATTGCCGACGGATGTCGGGCAGTCGAGGGAGCGAACCTGAAACGGTATCATACCATCGGCAGTCTCTTTGCGGAGTTCATGCAGGGTCTCGAACGTAACAAGTACGGGGATGCCAGCGCTGATAAGCTGGCTGAAGACCTTCAAGAAGAAGGTGTCCTGACGGAGATCATGGATGTACGTCGCTGGCTCTACTGGGCCAAGGCGCTCTTCGAGACTTACCCTGACATAGCCAAGCTGGAGGAGCTCTCCAAGCGCGGGTTCTCCGTAACCCATGCCAAGAAGCTACTACAGTTCTCGGAGGAGGTTCGTCAGGAAGCTGAGAGCCAAATGATCCAAGATGGTCATGTGATCTCCAGTAGGGAGCTGGACGAGTTGGTGAAGACCATCAATCAGCGCAGGATCGCCAGCGCAGCTACGGCCGCTGCCGAAGAGTCCCGTACCACCCGTGAAGGAGGCGAAGAAGCAGAGGGAGTCGAGGAGGTGGAGATCGAAGATCTCACCGAAGGCTCTGTCGAGGAAGGCGAGACTGCCGAAGAGGCCCCGGTAGACGAAGGAGCTGCTGAACGACCCGATCGTGCAACTGCTACGGGTCGTCCGACGATCACCGAGCGGACCGTGACCAACCCGTTGAAGGCAATCAGGGATGTGGAGAAGGCTGTTACCAAGGCCAGTTCCGGTATCCCCAACGCGTTCATCGTTTTACGAGAATCGGCCCAGCTCGGGTTCGACAGCGACGCCGCTCAAGGCCGCTATTACGATCACCTCCGTAGCCTGAAGGCGAATGCCCAAGCCCTGATGGAGCCGATGAACGAACTGCTCAGGGGTATCGAGGAGGAGCTCAACGCTACCGAAGTCCCTGACGAAACACCCTGACATGGTGCTTCCCAAGCTTCCTAGGAACAAGTTGGAGAACTTGGACGCGGCTCACGCCGATGCAGTGGATATGTTCCACAAGTTCATCGATGAGCCGCTGACCGCCACCCTCTGTAAGAGGTTGGCGCATAATCTGCACTTCGCCCTGAAGAACAGCCCTAATCCGGATCGTATCTTCCAGACGCTGATGCAGTACGAGAACAAGGTACTTACCAATAAATGGTGTAACCTGTTAGCACGCCAGTTGATAGCGCGGAAGGACGAGCTAGATATTGGCGTGCTCCACCTGTTCGACACACCTACTCGTGACGAGTGGGTCGCCTTGGAAGCTTACAGCGTTGAGCACTGTCCTTGGAGGAACGGCCAAGCGGGGGTCCAGGTCACGTTCTACTGCCTGACTGGGCACCCTGCGGGCCACCTGCTCAAGAAGAAGTTCCCAGAACCCTGGATGGCCTGGTTGGCCTATCAGATTGGGTACTCCCGGAAGCTGCCGTATGACTACGATGTAGAGAGGTTTGTGGGGCTTCGTTTCTGGGGCTATCTGACTACTTCGGATAGGAACCCTCTGGAGCTGGACTTCGAAGATTGGCGGGTCGACCCCAAGATGAAGCGGTCGAACTTGGCTATTCTCCGGCGTCGTATGCGTTTTGAGGTGGATCTTGATAGTGTTCGCGAGAACACTATTGGACAATACTCTTGTCCTTTTGACAAAGACATATACTGTTCCGAATGTCGTTGCACCATTTGGGAGTGCAATGCCAGCTACAATAGGGAGCGGGTATATGTCGGAAGACCTGTCCTGGACAGAGAACCCTCCGGCCATCGAGAACCCTGATGAGGCTCGCCAGGCTCAGGAAATCCTGAGCCGGGAGTCCGGAGTTCCTCGAGGACACGAGACGGCCGAGGACCTACGACCAGCCCACGTTGAGAACCTGGAACCACCACCCAAGCAGCTTTCCAAGGAGCAGGCTTGGTTCTTTCCAGCACTCGCTTACTGCATGCTTGGCATGGATCGTTCTCTTTTCGAGCTTTACGCCAAGCATCTCGATGAAGAGATTCCCGTCACTACCTATCGATCGGAAAAGCCGATTTCGTTATTTGATGGGGCAGACATCACGACAAATCCGTGGTTTTACACAGTCCAGGGTATTCCCCCTGAGACAGCGGTAGGCTTTGCTGAGTTCATACAGACCTTTCAGTTTAACGACCCACTGAGAAAACTGGAATGGGCGCTTCACATACATGACACGCGGATAGCCGACCCGTTCCTCAAAGAGCGTACAGGGGTATCGGTTACGCTACTACTCCCAGAGTGCTTGACCAGTCGCCGCGTGGCCGTTGTTACTCGAGAATCGGGCTTACGGCTGGACCCACTCCACCTTGGGTTGCGGATACGGGAGGTATAGTGGAGCGTCTTCGACCACGTATGAACCTGCCTTTTCAGGGTACAAGAAAGGGGCACAGTTTTGGATGTGCCCCCAAGTTTCAACTGGCCTCTCCAGCGGATAGCAGGCTGTTCGCCTTCGCAGTCACTGACCGGGCACAGCCACACTTGTTTGACTATTCCGACGATGAAGAAGGCCTTCAGGCGCTAGCCAATCTTATCCGTTCTGAGGAAGTACTAGCTGTCGTGCGCGGACAGTTGGCTCCGTTCGAAGTGGTTTCTCTCGTTGAGGTTGCGATGGGTGGCCGTATACACGCAGACCGACTCAGCATTCCACGGGGGCTTTGATGGCGAAACGACGAGCTCCTAAAAAAGTGGATATCATCTACAACGATGGGAAGAACCGGATTGAGTATGTTGCCCGACCACCTTCTGAACTCCGTAGAGAGCTGGAGCGGGTACAGACCCGCATTCTGAGGGCGATACGAATACTCTCGACCATGAAACGTATTCGGCATATCGTACTTAGATCGGCCAGCTTTCAGCTGCGCCACTGCTTGAGGGAACTTAGCAAGGATGCGAGCCACGAAGAAGTAGCAGAGGAAATAGCGCGCCTCTCGTTTTTGATGGAAGATACGTTAGGCATCCTTGGAAGGCTCTCCCACTGCCGTATCGCCAATTTGGAGGAAGCTCGGTTCGAGCTACGATACGGCCAGACGCATAAGAAGCGGGACCCGCCAGCACAATATGGTGCTAAGTCCCCTAAAAAACAAACAAAAGAGGAGGAAAAAGAGTAAATGGGTCAACTAGACCTTGCAGAGGGGGCGATCACCATTGCCGGAGCACCCCCCTACGAACTACCTTCCAACTTGTCGAAGGAGTTCATCGACGCGCTATTGGGTTCCCAACCTGGGGAAGAGACCTTTATCGGCGAGCTTGCGAAGCATTTTTCCGACCAAGATAAACTGCACCTTCGTCGTTCGTCTGAGAGTATCGGAGGCGACACCTATCAAGCGTTCTGTATGGCGGCGGGAAAGTGGGCAGCCATAGTCAACCAGGACAACAAATGGCATATGGAGGATTTCGATCCTATCTATGAGGCCGAAATCAACAGCTCGTGGGCTTACAATGTCGTGCTTACCTCAGCCAATATACGGTTTGTTCGGACACCCAGGGGGCTGTTTACTTTCCCTGAGTTTCTCTATGTGTTTGGTATGGATATAGTTGCACACATAGAGGATCGACAGAGGCAGGTCCAATCCGACCTGGAAGAGGTGAAAAAGCACATCACGTCTGATATGCTTCGAAAACGGCTGATTGTAACCGACCCGCGCGGGAACGTTGTGACCCGTGAATTTTCGGTCTTGGAGTCTCTATCGCCACAGGAGTGGCGGCTGCCGCCAGGTTTCGTGTTCCTGGACATAGAAGAGGATTGACTTTTAGTGCTGGCTCTTGCAATCTAGCTGTTCAACAGCTATGGAGACAGCATGACCACTGCACAGTTCCCCTTCACAGTCGAGTCCAGCGACGCTGAGGGCCATACCGTGACTCTCACGGTCCGGATCGAGGTGGCCGAAGACCAGCCGGCCAACGCTATCCTTCACTATCTCAGGTCCGTTCAGGTCAAAAATGACCTCATGAACAACTGGGTGAAGAAGAATGCGCCAGGATATGGGATGGAGATCCGAGGAGGTCCTCGCCCCGTGTTCAACGAGCCGAGCGACCGAGATAGCGGCGTAACGGCCTACGAGCAAGAATTCCGCCTGACTCGGCCGGTTTGAGGTAGACCGTGTCTGACCGTAAAACCATGCCTGAGATGCCGCAACAAGAATCTGCTGATATAGTGTTGCAATGGCTCATGGCTATCCGTCTCGTTGAGAGTGAGGCGGATTTTCGGGCAGCGCTGGAAAACGTTGCGGAGGACCCGGAAGAGCCCAGAGTAAGAGACATGGTAATTGCTACAGCAGCGATACTTATGTCACTAGGTGGTCTCCGGTGGCCAATTGTGATGCGGGTGATGTCCCATCTCCGCAAACTACCTGACGAAGACTTGAAGGAGGGTGCTGTGGCGATCGTCAATGGTGACCACCTGTTCCTCCCGGACCCAGACGATCGGATCCGTGTACTGGATCTAGCGACTCTCCGAGAAGTTACTGTCGAGCACCCTCCTGCTTTCGTATCCACCATCTACAGTCTGACGGCGCTATGGGAACATCTGTTGAAAACACTCACACGCTGAGTGCCGCGTGCCCTACATGTGGAGCGCAGCATGGTCAGTCATCTTTGAAGGCGCTGACCAGGGCTATCCAGCGTTGCTGCTCCGCCAAAAGCAAGGGACGTAAAAAGAAGGCGACTAGCTTTGCTAAGCCCAAAGAGAAGCCAGGGCTGCCTCTAACTGTCTGTTTCGATCGCCTCGTTAGGAGTCAGAACAGTTCAACTTACAGTCATTGGTCCCGTTACCGGTCTGACAAAAAGGACTGGCTTGAGAGAGTAGGACTTCGTTTCCGCGCTTACAGAGGACTCTACCTGCCTTGGTCGAGGTGGAGTGTCGAACGCATCTACAAACACCCCAATAGGGAGATGGACTTCGCCAACATGGTCGGTGGAACCAAACCCCTTATCGACTGCTTGATCGAGCAGGGGGTCATTGAGGATGATCGACCAAACAACTTTGAATGTGACTACACCCAGTATCCTGGTGACCGCAGCGTCACCATCCTGACACTCTTGGAGTATGCCGATGAGCGTCCACCGCCCTAGTCGACTAAGTGCCTTTCACGGCCAGTCCAGGGTTACCAAAAATCTGAGTATCGCGGTCACATCCGCCAAGCGCCAGGGCAAGCCCCTGGCGCATCTGTTATTGGCTGGCCCTGCCGGGCTTGGCAAAACCACTCTCGCCATGTCAGTCATACCCACCGAGATGGAGGCGGGAGTACATTTCGTTAATTGCGCAGCAGTGGATAAGCCCACCGCATTGACCAGCGTACTCAGTATAGTGCCCGAAGGAGACGTTCTGTTCCTGGATGAGGTCCATGCACTACCTGCGGCTGCTAGAGAGCATCTGCTAACAGCTATGGAGGACCGGAAGCTATCTGTTCGAATTGGTGATCCAGGAAATGAGTCGGTCATCGATGTAGCGCTGCCCGCGTTTACGATAATTGCCGCCACGACGAGGCGTGGCTTACTGGATGGGCCCCTTCGCAGCCGGTTTCAGCACGTCTTCACACTGGAACCCTACACGACGGAGGAGATGGAGCAGATCATCTATTGGCACGTTTCTATGAAAGGCGTGACAATCGACGAGAAAGGCTGCCATATACTCGCAGACGCTGCGAAAGGGGTGGCGCGGAATGCAGTCAACCTGCTGAGCAATACGATCGATACTTTCGTCGCCCAGGAGCCTTCGGATACGCAGCAAATCGCCATTACCGTGGGTCATGCCAGTAAGACCCTCAGTAGGCTGGGATTCAAAGCAGAGCTCAGTCCTGAGGAGTACCAGTATATGTCCTATCTCGGCATGGTAGACCGCCCAGTGGGTGTAAAGGCGCTAGCTCATGCACTCAATGAGCAGCCGGTCACTGTGGAGGAAGTCTACGAACCTTGGCTACTCCGGAGTGGGTATGTCCATCGTGGGTCAGCGGGAAGAGAACTGACCGAAGCAGGCAAAGAACGTTGGGGGCAGCTCAAGCAGCTGTACGATAAATGATCTGCGATAACTTCGAAAAATACTTTCCTTTGATATTTCAAGAAATAATCACGGCCGATCTTTATCGACTGCGAAAATTCTTCGACCGCCCAGTCGATCGCATTATCGATATCGGTGCCAACTATGGGCTTTTCAGTATCTACGCCCGCTGTCTATTTCCTCATGCTGAGATCTTCTGTTTCGAACCGAACCCGACTACCTTTAACGGCCTAGTCCAAAATACACGGGGGTTTCAGACTACCTGCATTAACAAAGCGCTCGGTACCGGAAAACAAGTGAGGGCAGTCCCTAACAAAAATATTCGTACGTCTGGTGCAGTTGCCATGGTTGACGATGAGGAAGGGACTATAGAGAGCCTTCCATTGCCTGAGTTGCTTGCGGACGCAGGGACCAGTGTCGGATCAGGCACTATAGTGAAGCTCGACTGTGAAGGTGGGGAGCGGGTTCTTATCGACGACGCGCGGTGTATCGACATATTAGGTTCGTCTATGTCTTTCGTCATGGAAACCCATCATGGTGTTCTCAATCAAAATATTGGGTATCCAGTGGACCGCTGGAAGCAGTGGTTCCAGTCAGAGTTTGGGACAAAATACCCTTGGCGGGTTCATGAATTTATACCATTATCTGATCCTATTTCCAAAAAAAGGGTTCTCACCTGACTTAGCCATCTTCAATTCTTACGTCAAATAAGGAGACGTGTATGAACCTATCCTTTCTTGGTAAAGGAACACCAATCACCCGATATGGAAACATGGTAACGCTCTGGACTTCTGAGGGTTGTGGAACTGGCTACGACTTAGTCGATAACGAATCGCTCGATTTGCATTACGAGTATAAAAATCTCTTCCTGTGGACAGCCTACAGCCGAGAGGGCGTGGGTACGACTTACGTCTTTCAAAGCTCCCTTCAAAAACGTCTCGCTATGGTTATCGCCGGGCTGAAGGGTATCCGTATTGGGCCTGCCAAGTCAGCGGCGCTTCTCCAGTATCACGGCGACGACGCCCTGTTACTGATTCGGTACAAGAAGGACCATGACTTGGCACATGGGGTCAAAGGGGTCTCGAAGGATACCGCCTGGCACATCTGCAACGAACTCAAGGACCGTATTGAGGAGATCGCAGTCATCGAGGGTCTCGGTACCCTGAGTCCAGCAGGTGTTGAGAACCGGGTCCGTCAGATCGTCAAACAGATCAAGCCGGACTACCAGGTCTCGTCGGAAATGTTGGATGAGGTGATCCAGGAGAACCCGGACAAGGAGCCGGGTGAATTGGTCTCGTTGCTCTTCCAGAGGGCTGCCGAAACGGCACAGGAAAGGCCCTGATGTCCAACGTCATCGTTACCGCAGCTGGGCGCTTTGAGGCACTTATCGTACGGGCATCCCTAACGGTTCACATCGCCCACCGTGTTGCCGAGGCATTCACCAAGAGCAAAGAGGAGAGCTACCCGTTACATGACTTATTGGTCAGTACTTTTGGGGGCCACTCGTTTCGGTGGTACTGCCTGGATATGTCGGCCAACCACGTCGACATCACATTCAGCAATCAGACGAACCCACGGGTACTGCACTTCCAGGGGTCGCCAGCGGTAATCGCCAATGCTGACCGAGAGTTTTTCTCCCTGCGTATCCAGCACTCTGACCTGATCAAACCTGGGAGGCTCAACCCACAGGCCCCGCACCCACACGTGATTGAGTGAGGGGCATCTTGCGTAACACACTATCTGAGCTAATGTTCAGCATCAGCAGAGGGACCACATGACAGCACAACACGAGAAATACGAAGAGCGGCTCAAAGCTAGTGCCGAACAGGCGTTTGAGGAAATGCCCGACGAGTACCGAGACGAGGCAGCTGCCTCCCGGACCCAGCTACTGAACTGGCTGGTCAATATGGATCGGGCCACCAAGAACCCAGCTGAGCTGGTCGACGACAACGTTGCTAACGTGGCCTGCAATGTCTTCGAGGCAGCTCTGGCTCATCTCAAGCAGAGCACGAAGGAGAAGGCTGCTCTGAACGAGCTGGAGAAGGCCTTCAACAACCTGAGTGATGATACACAGCTGAATCTGCTCCGGTTCGTGGTTGGGCAGACACTGGCGTCTTACGCCACTAATTGCGCGCTGGTAACTCGAGCCAACGATCTGTTCCTCTGGGAGAATGTGGGGTTCCACATCGACGGGGACATCAAATGTGCCTTTGCCAAGGTTGGTCGACAGTCCTACCAAGCCATTGGTTTCGATGATGGGGAGCACTATATCGGGACGGAGGGGTCCAAGACCCTGTGGTTACGGGAGTTCGGTATGGCTGTCATCCTTCCCTACGCCCCTCCGTTCCACGTGGAGCGTGCCGAACTGGAAGAGCAGGTGAGTAGCTCCATCGCCTTATCGGACAAAGAGCGGGAGAAGATCGAAGAAGTCGTGACCATGTTCGAAGCAGATCTGTCTGAGCACGGTAAGCTCACGAACAATGGCAAGGACAAGGAGACCAGGGAGGAGCTCGAGGATAAGATGCGGGAAGGCATCAAATTGGCCCGTATCCGCCTACCCCGGTTTGATCAGAAGATGGACGAGTTTCTCGAGGAGAACCCTGAAGCAGGTGAGAACTTCGAAAACGTCGATATCGTCCAGCTCCTCGTGAGCTGCTCAGAGTTTTTGCGCATGAAACTCGACGATGACGAAGTGCGAAGGGATGTAGAGGCGACGGTCATTTCGACTGATTCGTTCCCCACAGGGCAGCGTAAGCTGATTACCACCTTGATGGGTGGGATCAGTTCCCTGATTCCCAAAGAAGGCGATGAGCCAGACCACGAGACGTTGATGCAACGAATCAACGAGGTGGCTATCTCGATGCCCACCGTTCGCGAGCTGCTGGCTGACGTCGATCCTTCGTCGAATACACTCGACGCAGCGGAGGCCGTTCTGATCTGGCTCCAAAAGGAGTTGGACAAGTTACCTGAGGAATCAGACGAGTAATCAATTCCTGACCAAATGAACCACTACAAGCCACCTGATATCAGGTGGTTTTTTTCATGAGGAAACCATGGAAGATCACATCACGAGTATCCAAATGGAAGAGTGCACACGCGTCATGAGTATTGACGCAAAGCACTTTGTCCTGACCCTAACGGTGCACGTCGACGCCTACACTCCTTCCGAGAACCCCCAGCCCCTCATCGACCTGGTCGGCTATACCAAGGCTGAGCTGGCTCGTGCCCAGAAGGCGACGTCCCAGAACGAAAAACGTGCCAACCCTTGCGTCTACCTGACTGACGCGCCTTACGAGCTTTTGGAGGGCTTGCTTAATAGCCTCCAGATGGCTCAGTGTACCGCGAGTGATCAGACGGCATCACGGGATGTGCAGGTAGTTCTCGAGGTGGCCAAGCAGGCTTTTGAGGAGCAGTCGGCGGCTGTGAAGACGAAGGAGCAAGAGCAGAAGAAGAAGGACCAGGACAAGGCGTTACCGTCGGTCCCCAACACAACGGGTGGGCAGTCAGATAGGCAGGCATCGGCTGGGACCAATAGGGCTGTCTCTACCGCTGTATCGAAAACCAATAACAGCAAGTAATGCACCTCCGAGACCGAAAGGATCTATTCATGAGGCCCAGCTGTACGTCATGTGGTCGCAAGCATTTAGCTCAGGCGTTGGTGTTGATGTCTGAGGTACCCAGAGGATACCCAGAACACGCCTGGATCGCTATCGGCCATATGGCGGAAGCAGAGGATGAACTCGTGAAAGACTACCCGGAGATGGCCAACCAGATCCGGGATGAACGCGTCAAATACATGGAATCTGTTGAGCGAGGAGGAGAGCTTTACTCAGTGCCCATCATGGATCTGATTAAAGCACTTACCGACCTCGACGGAGACCCACAGACAGAAATCGAGATACCAGATGAATGACCAACCAGTGATCTCTCTAGGCAGCCGTCACCTAAGGGATTGGTATAACCACCCTTATCATTTTTGCCTGATGATGACCGGTGAGATGGACGCGCCAGCACCCAGCTCCAGTCAACTGTTCAACGACCTACTCATGTTGTGCTTTCAAGCCGAGCATACGGTGCTCAACGCAGCATTCCACTTCATCGATACCTCCAGTCGCCGAACGAAAGATTGGACCGAGGGCAAGAAAGAGGCGGACAAGCTACACAAGATTCCAGTGCTCATGAGCGACTACCATAAAGCGGCGGCCATGGTCGAGTCGATCAAAGAGAACAAGACGATCCAGCAGCTTCACACCGAGTCCAAAACCGATTCGGCACCGCTAGCCAAGAATGCCTCGGAAATCTGGCCGGAGAGCGACGGCATCGATCGGATCGAACTGAGAGAAAATGTCCCAATTGTAGTGCCAGGAAAGACTTCTGTGATTCTCAAAGCGGTCGACAAGCTGTACAACAGTGACCCGATCAGCCACGCTGTTTGGCGGGCAAAGTGGAATCAGTCGGCTGTTTTGGCCGCGTTGCTGGGGGATTGTGAACAAGCGGGTCTCTTGCTCGTCGAGAAGTGCCCACCATACTGTACGCTTTACGGTACCTTCAGCCGCGAGGTGTTCGAAGATGCCTCGAACAGTCTTCTACAGAGCTGTAAAAGCATCCAACACCATCTCTCCAACGAGGAAGACATGAGAGCACTCAAACACGCTTTTATAGAGGACTCGTGGAAAAGCCCCTTCACGTGTGATTCTAATAAGATAGGAGGAAGTGAGTCATGGAAAAATACGGCATAAACGAGGACTTGAATAATGGTTATCGAGCTTTCAAGGCAGGGCAGTCGATTACTTCGTGCCCTCACACAGATGATCAACATCGTGCCAAGAATTGGAAAGAGGGTTGGTACGAAGCTGCCGAAGAAGCCAAGGAACAACAATCGCCTCAATAGTGTTCACGCGAACACAAAGTTTGCACCAGGAGACCCAGCGTGGCAGTGCTTCCCAAACGTGTACCGCTTGACGATCGACAACGTGACCAACTCGATGCATTGCTCGATCTCTCTTCAGAGGAGTTCCAACTCCAGGATCGTGAGATCAGCTTCATCGATGAGATGGACAAGCGACGGGACCACCGGTTCGTGGAGAGCCAGCTGAACCGCCTGGACCGGATCTACCGCAAGGTATTCGGTTCAGACGGGTCGGGGTAGCAGGACCTACTATCCTACTCGATTTTTCCAATCTGAGAGACTTTTATTGATGACCCCCTCCCAGTACCCTCTGTCACCAAGAAAGTCTCTCAGTGAGGCAGGAAATCCCATTCACGGGTAAACAGGTAGTGAAGTCACCAGGGGATTTCCAGGTATCAGGCGATTCTCATGGTCTCAGGACCAGTTTTATCGTGAATCTCCAACTCATTTACGGGAATGTATAATTCTGCTTTTTAGCTAGAGTACTTCGTAAGGAGCTTTTGTTGGTTTTAATAGTATAATAGCTATTAAACTGATAATACGAAAAAAGCTCCTTACGTAGTACTCTCGCTAAAAAGCAGAATTATACATTCCCGAACTATATTAGTGGGTTCCTTTCTCGTGTTTACGTAATACTGGTGATGTAATCCTATTACTTTAGCAGAGTAACAGATGTAACTCCTGGAAAGCCGTCTTACTGCTCTAATAGAGGGGGCTGGCATACCACCTGGAGCTTGTCTTACTACCTTAATAAGATAGTTGACGAGACCCCTGGTAAAGGCGTATTACTACTTTAATAGAGTAGCCGATGAAGCCCCTGGTAGAGCTATTCTACTGCTCTAATAGAGCGACTGATGGAACCCTTGGCCGAGTTATAAGAGCCCTCTCGCTATGCCCGATTAGAGGCTTGGTATCTGCGACGAAGACTATCTTACTGACTTAGTAAGGAAGCTGATCAATGACCGAAAAACCACAACTAACCCATTACAAGACTCCCATGGAGTTCATCAGTGCTTGGAGGAAATACTCTCTTGGTCAGGAAGTCCCTCAGCCAACTTTCCCGCCAGTGATGGAATATGACAGGGAGATGCACGCCCCCCTACGTTTCGAATCACCTACTCGTTTTCGACACTTTTATGAAAATGAGTTCCTACCAAACCTTGAAAAGGAATTCATAGAATCTGTTGAGTACGCAGGTGGGGGGTTCATACACAGAGAGGGAATAGAGGAGATCGTTGAAATACCACTCGATAAACGGATGTTTGTTGAGGCCAGGTTTACCAGCAGAGTCAAAGACCTGCTTAACAATTCAGCAACCGCTCCGGATATCAACGAGGAGATTCGCGCCCTGATAGACGACGTCTGTGAATGTCCCGTGCTTGACCCTTACCCTTTCCGTATTCCGATAAGAGAGGTCTCTTTTGATGACCGGCATGTGAGGGTATTCGACGATAAATGTCAGCTATTCAATTTAACGTCACGGGTAGCGGGTCGCCCAACGATGCCGTTGGTTTCCATAAGAACTGTAGTAGAGGTGCCGCCCCTCCCTGATGGAGCTGCTTTCTTCGAGATAGCACATGAGAGATGTAGTGACTGCGCGGACTGCTACTTTATAGAACTAGCACGGGTAAACTTACCTCTCTATCTTCAGAGACTGACGCTTGCTATGGATTCGGATTCAGAAATTGATACCCAGACCCCTGGCTGGGTGACCCCGGATACCTGGGTGGCTCGTGGGTTAGCTGTACAGATCTTGGATCGCATTTACGGGGAGACTTACTGGCCAGGGGAGCTTGGATCTGAGCTGGGCGCGCTTTACAAAACGTAGCAGGAGGTCTCATGATACCACGACAGAGTGATTACACATCACCTACAGAATTCATAAGAGCGTGGCGCTGCTATTCCTTGGGGAAGGCAGTTCCTACGCCTACGAGCTCGGAGAGGATTCCTGGAGAGGGGGATATGAGGTGGCTCGATGACCTGAGCTGCCGTCTTTTTCGTCAATTCCTAGCGAAGAACTACGAGTGGCGTGACATGGTAGACTCTTTCGGATCTTGTTGGGAAGGGAGGCCTCCGTTCGGTCTTACAAGAAGTGTGCGTGATAAACTATCTGTGAGCATCTTGATGGGGGAAATAGAGGTCCTTCTTGAGGGGGAAGTCCCAGAGCAGATCAAGCGTTTAGCAGGCTCATTTAGTGTAGAAACTAGGAACACCTGTGGGGTGCTCGTATTCGACGGGACCCGTATACAGGTGGTCAAGCATGCAGTACTTGTTGTAAGTAACCCGTTTCCGGGATCCCTGAGATCTCGAGGGTGGTTCCTGAGCTTGGGCGAGTCGATCCATTTGTTCCAGCATCTCAAGCGCTGGCGCACGTTTGTCAGAACACCTGGTTTCGAGGACAGTCTGATCAACCCAGTAGCTCGCTGTGTTGCCATCGAGTTGCTTGACACGGTTTTTGGGAGGACATGGCCGAACGAAATGGGGAGCCGTGTGGGAAGGCACTTCGCTCCAGTCCCCACTCCCTCTACCAAGGAGTTCATTCCCCATGCTGAGCAGTGACAGTAAACAGCCACTACCGCGCAACTACTGTACTGGTATGGAGTTCATTAACGCTTGGAGAGCGTGGTCCCGAGGGGAGGTGGTTCCGGAATCTACCAGCCAGAGCACCTATTACGATCTCGTGTGTGGCCTGAATGACGTCCTTGTTGACTATATCAGAGAGCTAGTTGGTACTCCCTCAAGGGATCGCTTATTCGATTTGGTCGTGGGAAACTCACAACCCATACCTTTTAGGGGTGTTACAGCGAAGGCTATAAGAGATTATTCCCGAAAGTACCTACACCCGGACCGGAATAACTTGTCGTTTCTTGGGGGAGTCAGTGTACGTAAGGTATATTTTGATAAAGTGAAAGACTTTCCCATTTGGGTTCCTTGGTTAAATGAGGTGGTCTACATTCCCTTTAACAACCTCAGGTGGGCATTACTGGCTGATCCGTATTGTAGCATTGCTGCTTCTGTGAACGTTTGTATGCGTGACCCGATTCACGTCTTGTTTAAAAAGGCGTCTATTTTCCCAGGAGGACTGACGGGGTATTTGGCGGTGCACTGTTTCAGAGGTTCTCGCGGGCACCTCGGCAAGGTAGGCATAGGGGGCACCCACGGGTACACTCCAGCAGCCTTGTCGAACGAGATCAGACAGCTACTTATGGCCTATGACACGAAAATGTATCCCAAGGAGTATTCGTCGATCCCAGAACCACAGGAAATACTCGAATCACTCAAAAGCTAGCAGAGGAGATCCGGATGGAGACCAACACGCAAGAAGACAGAATCATCGTCCGAAATCTATCGATCAGCCTACCCTATCTCGATTTCACAGTCTTTGTGGAGGACTTCTTTTCCGACCAGCCCGGCAGGTTGGGTAACCTGCTTTTCTCGGACGATTGCTGTGGCAGCTTTCTCCGAGGATATAAGATCCAGCTGTCTGACGTCCCCATAAACGGTTGGTTGGTCACCGATCGGCGGCGGATCCCTTCTTCTGAAGCGTCAGCCCACACAGCTCAGGCGGTTGCCGAGAAAGTGGTCGAGATCGTCAAGGAGTACGGCTACGAGGAGCAGCCCAGTGATTCGGAGTTAGAGCCCGGGTGGGGCTGGATTGGTACTCAGCTCGCCGTTGATGTCGGGATCGATCTTTTTCGGACTATGCCTGAGAACCTCGTTCCCTTCGTTGATAATTGTCGTCCCCGCTATGACAACCACAGCATGGACCTATTTCCGTTGGGTATTGTAAAATCAATAGCATCGCAACACGTAGGTGTTGCCCTGAGAAAGTCGCTCATAAACGTTGTAACGCGGGTGAAGCAAGCTGCTCCGCTGGAGTATAGGGAGCCTAGCTGTATGGAGTATTGCTACGTTAAACAGCTTGAACAGCTTGATTGGTAGTGGCAGTAACGAGTATTGGGCTCGGGAGGCGCAAGTCATGGACTCAGACCCAGACCAGCAACTTGCAGAGGATGCGCTACAGGAGGTGCTCGACCGTATTGAGACCTACGTGGATCCTCTTTTCACGAGAATCCGTGAACATGGGCTGCGACCAGCGACCCATAGGGTGTATCTGGTCACCAAGGCGATCTTTCCAGTGGTCTACCATGCCCTTCAGCAGGGACCGCATACCATACCTTCTCTTATAGACTACGTAGGGGTGGACAACAAGCAGGTCCGGCAGGCCATTCGATGGATTGTCTCGTCGCTCTGCCTGTGGCAGACTGAATTCGAGAAACCCCTACGAGGCCATACGAGAGGCACAGCGTTTTACCGCTACTGGGATATAGATGCTCGGTGGATCCAATCGCGCACAGAAGGAGCAGACAATGGAGGAGGAGACGGAGAGCAGAGAGGGCCAGGAGTGCCAAAGTTCGGGAAGCTTGCTAGCTTCGAGCGCTACTGGGGTTAGCTGGACTACGTTTTTGGGCTCGGGGCTCCAAAACTGCGGGACTACGGACAACCTAGTTGGTGTGAGGAGCTCTGATACGGCTGATTCCGTCGCTACCCATCTCGCCGGCTCGCTATGCCCGTTCAGCGGCTTGGTATCTGTGACAGGTTACCAGATATGTTACGACCTTGGTGATCCACCTCCGAGGGCCAGGAGCGGGTCGGAGCGGATTGGTATGTGGCGCAGGGTAGGGGCCGATAGGGAGTTGGCCAAGCGGCTCGACCAGTTGCGGACCGAGGGGATGAGTTTCAACGAGGCGTTGGACCGTCTGATTGTAGAGCAAGAGGAAAAAGAAGGAGAGCAGGACGCGTAAAGCGTGACTGCGCCTCCTATTCGCTGAGAAAGAGAGCATCATGGCACTCATCATAGAGCCGAATGGAGAGGTGATGTTCCACGTGGAACACCACCGTCTACTCAACAACACACACCAGATTTTCCCTTCAGGGCTTTTCTGCGCAGTTCCGATTCTTGAAGGCACCGCCTGTGGGTGGGACATCTACGTAGACGACGAGGGGCTACTGCTGAATCTCGACCTGAACTCTTACGCCGCTATTCTCTCTGGCCATGTAGGCAGCTTGCTGGTGGGGCCTGCTTTCGTTTGCAGTCAGGAGGAGATGCAGGAGACGGAGTTGGTTGAGATGATCGACCAGGAAGCCAAGAGGCGGTTCGAAAATCGCCTGAGGCAGTTGACCAGTGAGGCTCGGAAGGAGCAGGCTGAGTTGAACTGAACCCGAGGCACATTCGATATCTGAACCGGAAACCGGTAGGAGTCTTCCGATGAAACTCATCAACCAGGCCAATCTGCTTGTGGTTCGACTGAATCAGTTTTTCAGAGGTGGTTTGGGCACAGTCTGATCTGTGTTCGCGCGAACACAATTTGAGAGGAGTCCCTATGAAGGACGGCGTTGACATTTTCGTTTTCGACATTGAGACCATTCCGGATATCCAGTTGCTGCGGGATTTCAAATACCCCGGTAGCACTATGCGGGGTGAGGATCTCTATACTACGTGGCAGGAGGAGCAGCGGGAATTGGGGGAATCGACGTTTCTGCCGATTCCGTGGCACAGCCCTGTTGCGATTGGCCTCTGCAAGGCTGGGCCTGACCTGAGTTTAAGGCAGGTTTTGGCGGTTCACGATTTGGAGGGTGGCCCTGAGGGGGTTGCCCGCAAATTCTGGCGGGGCTGGGAGAAATATGGTGGCCCAACGTTGGTGACCTACAACGGTCGGGGTTTCGATATGCCGGTTTTGGAGACCTATGCGTTTCGTTACGGTATTGAGGAAGCCCGGCACTGGTTTTCCCAGGAGGGGCCTAATTACAAGCATCCCCGATATCGGTTCAATACCGACGCCCATTTCGACTGTCAGGAATTCATCTCGAATTTTGGCGGTCAACGAATTCCGGGTGGGTTGGACATGTTTGCTTACTTTGCCGGAGGAGCAGGTAAGAGCATGGGTATTGACGGGTCTCAGGTTTTTCAGATGTGGCAGGATGGAAAACAACAGCAGATCTTCAATTACGCCATGTGCGACGCTCTGGATACGTATTTGCTGTTTTTGCGCTGCGAGGTCCTCAGGGGTCGTATTACGCCGATGCGGGAGCGGGATCTGCGAGTTCACGCGAGGGGCCAGGTGTCTCGGATGGAAAACCCGTTTCTGGCCGAGTATCTGAGCAAAGCCACTTTTGGGAAGGGTGACGAATGAACAAGGGTGAGCGAGTGATCCTTTTGGACATGGATGGTGTTTTGACCAATTTCGTCAAAGCCGTCGCGGGCTACGCATCCCAGAACCGGGATTCGGACCACTTTCACAACCCACCACCTGACTGGGGTGTCGAAAAGCATTTCGGTTGGGAAACGCAAAGCGATATGTGGGATACGCTTCATGCCCAGGGAGCCGCTTTTTGGAGCAACCTGGAGCCTCTCCCGTGGGCGAGAATGCTGTTCAACACCTTACATGACACAACCTCTTGTCGGGTAGTGATTTGCACGTCTCCCAGCGTGGACCCTTCGGCTGCGGGTGGAAAGGTCCAGTGGTTGCAGGATTTTTTCTGTAATCGGTTTTTCCGAGATTTCATGATCACGCCGAGGAAGGCAGCTGCGGCGGGCCCTCTGACGTTTCTGATCGACGATAGTATGCGTCACGTCCAGCAGTTCCGGGCCCGTGGTGGTGGGGCTTGTCTCTGGCCCATGCCTTGGAATGAGGCGGGTGCGGAGCATTACTCTCGGAGCGGTACTACTCAATTGAGTTATGTCCTGGGCAAGATCCAGCAGTGGCGGGAGGAGACGTCGACGATCCACAAGGCACTCGTTCGTAAAAACGAGGAAGGCCAGGCTGAACAGGAGGGTGAGCCATCAAATCTCGGCACCCCATCCTAGCTGGGCTGCTTTTAGCGGTTTGGTTTTTGATTGTGATCATACAGAGCCAATCTGCGGGCTACGCGGGCGTCACTGGATTTGACATAATCCTAGCTGGGCTGCTTTTAGCGGTTTGGTTTTTGATTGTGATCATACAGAGCCAATCTGCGGGCTACGCGGGCGTCACTGGATTTGACATATTCATGACGATCGTCACTGCTATTCTTTTGGTTTTTCTCCTTTTTCCGCGAAGTTACTAACCAACTGCGAGGAGGTACTATGGAAACTGACCATCGCGTGGACGTTCAGGTCCGATCCCACCCGAAGAAGCGCATCAACAAGAAATGGCGGAAACGTTATGGGGTACTCTCATTGACGGTTCCATCGGACACCTTGGAGTGTGGTGAATGGGCTGTTAGGGAGTACATCCGAGACCACTTACGAGCCTGGAAAGGATCTGACCATGGAACGTCTTCCAGCCCGTGTCGATGACACGGACGTGCTACTTGTTTTTGAGAGCAGCTGTCTTTGTACAAATGAGGAGCCCGTCATAAAGATGACCCCCTCAGACACTCTCGCGGATGGCTGGAACTGCCTTCCCATGTGTGAGGTGTGTGGCTCTGATTATCATTTCTCCCACACCGTCGTCTATTACTGGACGATAAGCCCATCGCGCTGAGCTAGTTCACAGCTCAAAAAAGTCCTAACCCGAGTTTTCACAAACACCTCGGAACAGCACCCCACGTTTTTGCGTGGGGTGTTCGTCTATCACTCTGTCTTCAAGGAATTCGAGACATGGCAAAATCTGCTACTCAGATATTCACGAAAGTCGCCGATCATCTCCTCAAGGAGGGTCGCGTGGTGCCAGTGGGAACCGCGCACCGCCAGGTCCGACGGTACCGTACGAGGCGTGGCAAGCCGGTCAGCGTCGGTCTTCTGATCGACGACCAGCATTACCACAGCTCTTTCGAGGAGGTCCCACTTACCCGAGTCAACCCCACCAACCCAGAGTCAGAGCCTCTGAAGGCTGCTCTGGTGGCTTCTGGCGTTGATTTCGAAGATCGCCGGACCCGTGAGTTGGTGATCTCCCTGCAGATCATCCACGACCGTTTTTCTCCCAGGGAGTGGCCCGATCGGCTCCTGCTGCTCGCCCGCTCCTACCAGATCGACTGGTCACCAGAATCAGTCTCAGCCTGAGCAACGACGTTGTTGTTCCAGGTCATTGTCTATTCACCCATTAGTCACAAAGGAGGCATTATCATGCTTACACTCAAACAACTCTTCTACCGCATTGCTGAGGGCCTGCTGCGGCAGAATGCCAAAGCGATCTACTACTCACCCAGTTATGGGCCGTCTTCAGTTCTCGTCTCCGAGGAGGGATACAAGCATGCTATCGGCTTCGCCCTCGACGAACAGTACCTCGAGGGTCACGTGCAGCATTCGTGTAATCTCGCCAGTCCTGCCCTGCAGAGCGCCCTGAGGGAGTCGGGAGTGAATATGCACGACCCCAGAACCCTGAAGATGCTGTACCAACTCACCTGCTTGCACGACTGCATGGACCCTGAGACGTGGGGAGCAGGACTGCATCGTGTCGCCAAAGTGTTCCAGATCCCCTGGCAACGCCCGGTAACGGTCTCCACCGTGGAGGAGATCAAGCAGCAGTTCCCTTACGCCAAGCTGCCCAACTAAGGAGGCTCTTCATGTCTCAGGATCCGGAAAAGAACCTTCACTCAGTCAGAGAGGTCAGAGAGGCACTAAGGGAGCTGTCCAACAAGCTGTCCTGGGTCGAGGAGCAAGCTAGTAGGGAGGCCTCACAGGCTAGGAGGGAGGCCTCACAGGACTACCAAGCACCAGAGCCCGCCCCCACTGAGGAGACGCTGTCGCCTACAGAGCAGGCTTTCACGGGATTGCTTCACTGGCTGCTGACGGAACGGTCGTGGGCATTCTTTCGTGCTGAGTTTCTCAATTGTGGCCAGGAGGGGAGGCCGGAACCCCATAATCACCAGTTGAAGAACGCTCAGAGGATCAGCGAGTACCTACAGGGCTTGCGGGGAAAGGATGCTCGCGTGGATCACCTGATCGATCTAGTGAGTAAGAGAGCCTGACTCAAAGAGTCGTTTTGTTATCGCTCAAAAAGTGATCAAAGGGGTGTTATTTGGATAATGGGGTTTTGTCGTCTGTGGCGACATGTGTCAGAAAGATGGGTAAAGTGGGGTTGTTTTGGGAGGGCTGATAAGGTCTGGTATCGCGGGGTACGTAAACCCCTACAGACACACGACTTATGACGATACTCTCTAGTGACCCTTCTATGCTGGTTGTTTGAAAACTATCAGCTATTCTAGAAAACTGCAAGGGACGGTAAGAGCCGTTCCCTGCTCTACAGGAAAGGAGTGCACAATGCTGCACCTTGACTTAACGGAACAGGACTACGAGAACCTGAAGAAACATACAGAAAAGTGGATCGAACATACGCGCTCTACCGAGCGTTGTGATCGGGACCGCGTTATCAGCGGTATTCGAGGGTTATACGAATCTGCAGGACTATCGGAACCGAAAGTAGTGATTGTTGATAGCCCCCTGCAGATGGCATTGGTTTATGGTACGGCTGCCTTGTGGTGGTATCGTCAGGGGCAGGAGTCCTCTAAGTCTATGCCGAGGCCTTCCACCCGCGATGCTGTGCACGACACCACCCTCGAAGCTGTGCACGACGCCACCCTCAGAGCTGTGAACGACGCCACCGGCGAAGCTGTGCACAACGCCACCCATGAAGCTGTGCACAACGCCACCCTCAGAGCTGTGGACTTAGCCACCTACAGAGCTGTGGACGACGCCACCCACGAAGCTGTGCACGAAGCCATCCACGAAGCTGTGGACGCCACCACCCGCGAAGCTGTGTTCGCTGCCACCCTCAGAGCTGTGTCCGACGCCACCCTCAGAGCTGTGTCCGACGCCACCCGCGAAGCTGTGTATGCCGCCACCCACAGAGCTGTGGACGAAGCCACCCGCGAAGCTGTGTATGCCGCCACCCACGAAGCTGTGGGCGACGCCACCTACGAAGCTGTGGACGACGCCACCCTCGGAGCTGTGGACACCGCCACCCGCGAAGCTGTGTTCGCTGCCACCCTCAGAGCTGTGTTCGCTGCCACCCACAGAGCTGTGGACGACGCCACCCGCGAAGCTGTGTCCGACGCTGTGGGCGACGCCACCCGCGAAGCTGTGCACATCGCCATCCGCAGAGCTGTGGACGACGCCACCCTCAGAGCTGTGCACTTCGCCACCCACAGAGCTGTGTCCGACGCTACCCGCAGAGCTGTGGACGACGCCACCCACAGAGCTGTGTCCGACGCTACCCTCAGAGCTGTGCACAACGCCACCCACAGAGCTGTGCACGACGCCACCCGCGAAGCTGTGCACGAAGCCACCCACGAAGCTGTGGGCGACGCCACCCAAGAAGCTGTGGACGACGCCACCCGCATAGCTGTGCACAACGCCACCTACAGAGCTGTGCACGACGCCACCCTCGAAGCTGTGGACATCGCCACCCTCAGAGCTGTGAACGACGCCACCGGCGAAGCTGTGCACAACGCCACCCATGAAGCTGTGCACAACGCCACCCTCAGAGCTGTGGACTTAGCCACCTACAGAGCTGTGGACGACGCCACCCTCGAAGCTGTGCACGACGCCACCCTCAGAGCTGTGAGCGACGCCACCCGCAAAGCTGTGCACGACGCCACCCTCAGAGCTGTGGACGACGCCACCCACGAAGCTGTGGACGACGCCACCCACGAAGCTGTGGACACCGCCACCTACGAAGCTGTGGACGACGCCACCCGCGAAGCTGTGTTCGCTGCCACCCGCGAAGCTGTGGACTTAGCCACCTACAGAGCTGTGGACGACGTCACCCGCGAAGCTGTGGGTGACGCCACCCTCGGAGCTGTGCACGAAGCCACCCGCGAAGCTGTGTATGCCGCCACCCACAGAGCTGTGGACGAAGCCACCCGCGAAGCTGTGTATGCCGTCACCGGCGATGTTGTGATCGAAGCCACCCACAGAGCTGTGTCCGACGCTACCCTCAGAGCTGTGCACAACGCCACCCACAGAGCTGTGCACGACGCCACCCGCGAAGCTGTGGACGACGCCACCCGCGAAGCTGTGTATGCTGCCACCCTCAGAGCTGTGTCCGACGCCACCCTCAGAGCTGTGTCCGACGCCACCCACAGAGCTGTGGACGAAGCCACCCTCAGAGCTGTGTCCGACGCCACCCACGAAGCTGTGGGCGACGCCACCCGCGAAGCTGTGTATGCTGAAATGAGTAAGGCGAAAGAGGTTAAGTGGTCAAAGGATACTCTTTCGCAGGTGTTATGCGGCGTTGCTTTGTTCTGTTGTAGGACTGGCATTTCTATAAAGAATGCTGTTGGCTGTGCCACTAAGTGGGGCCGTGTTTACCAGGGAGGCCGCACGTGGGGCGGTTGGATTACTTTCATCACAGCTTTCCGGGAGATGGGTTGGTTGGATCTCCCGGAGTATGAGAAGTGGAGACATTACGAGGATGCGGCTGAGGGTGGTTTTCAGTGTTTTCATGAAAAGTTCTGTGTAGTAAGTGAAAACCCCGAGGTAGTCTTTACAGACAGGCAAAACCGCGCACATTGTGAGGAAGGTCCTTCGCATAGGTGGCGGGACGGGTGGTCGTTATATCACTGGCATGGTGTGCGGGTGAAAGAACACGTGATCATGGAACCTCACTTGATAACCCTCGAAGAGATTGGGGGAGAAGTAAACGCAGAGGTGCGTCGTGTATTGATCGAACGATACGGGATTGAGCGATATCTAGGGGATACCGATACTAAATTAGTTGACTCGGACATGTACCACGGTCTTCCCCGTATCCTGGTTCAGGACATGCACGCAGACCAATATCTGTATGGCTCAGATAACTCGACTGGCCGGGTGTACGCCATGCCTGTCGACGCTAACGCGACAACGTGTCGCGAAGCTCACGAATCCATCTGTGGTTTCGACGAGACCACCATAGCTCACCAGAGCTAGGAATTAGAGGAGAGACATGAACGTCCAAGAACACATCAAGGAACTGAACGACAAGGCCGCGAAGGTCCAGCAGGAGGTTCGTAAGCATGACAAGGATGCTGCGGGCCATCAGGGGGATGTTTACTGTCACCCCATCTCCAAACGCCCGGCGGCGTGGAACGTCGAAAATACTGAGCAGTCCAGGCAGGTGGCTCTCGGCCAGACCGTCGGGTCCCGGCATCACGCGCAAGGTCCCGTTCGCATTTTCTGGCCCGACGATGCTGCCCGGGCGGCGGAGGCGTGTCCAGTCGATCTTTTTCGTGATGATCCCGCTATGCGCCAGGAATGCCTGGGGCCGGTGATCGAGGCGACAGGTGAGTGGACGCTGGCACATCCCGAGCATGACGATCACGTGTTCCAGGAAGGGATCTACTTGATCACCTATCAGGTCGACCTCCGTACCAAAAGGCGGGTAATCGACTGATAGATAAAGAAAAGCAGAAAGGGCCGGTACTTGCCGGCCCTTTCTCTTGATTTCTACAAACACCATATTTCTGTCACCAAAGCGCTCACTAGGTGAGCCCGTCTTAAGAAGGTCCCTATCGTCTCGGGCAGATAGGGGTGGGAGCTGTTGACGAGTAGCTCTGTCTAAGCCTTGATAGCCTAGTGGGCGCTTTGGTGACAGAACAGATAGACTATACAGGAGATCTGACAATGCATATAGAGAGCACGCATGAATTTGTCGATACGCTTTTGCGTATAAAACTCGATCCAGACGAGCGGTTCGTCGCCCAATCTATCAAGGAGGGGTTGTCCGACCGGTCGTATGACGAGATTGCTCACATGCTGCTAGCAATCCGTCACATCAAGCTCGGTGAGTGCGACCTGTCAGGGGGTGCGGGAGTGGCCTACGAATGGTGGGAGAATGTCTATCCGCTGCTCGATGCCCTTGAGATCTTAGGCATCGATCCTGTGGAATGGGTGGTCGAGTGCGACTTCGGACATTTCTTCAAAGACGGGACACGAGAGCTCGTCGACGAACTGACCGGCGTCGAACCGGACCAGATTTTCTTTGCCTGTGGCTACATGCAGGCGACGGGGAACCTGACGGGGCGAACCTGGGCTGAGCAGATCGCCCACTATCTACCGGACATGAGCCGGAGACGGAGCAAAGCTGATGGCGGGACATCTAACTAAGCGCGAGCGTGTCCTTATCCTCGAGCGTGTTCTTGGCCTGGAGATGAGGAGGCGGCGTGAACAGGGGGATAGGCCGTTCGTGCTGAAGGCACAGCCGGGTTATGTGGCACCTCTACCGTCAAAGCCCTGGGGTCATAATCATAGCTTGCTGGGGAAGCAGAAGCGTCGGGCGGCCAGAGCCCGCCGCAAGAAAATGAAGAAGCATAAACGCCGGGGGAGATAAGAATGCCTGTTACGATAGATTTAAATCGCGCGGTCGCGAAAGCGATTCAAGGAGTGTGGCGGCGGAACCTGCCATGACTGGAGGATGTCCTTGGGCGTTACGGTCGAAACGAGCGCACGTAGACTTCGGCGATGGTGTCGTCGAGCATATATTCGCATTCGCAGAGCAGGTCACCGAGCAGTTGAGTGAAGAAAGGGGCGTTTAATGTGCGACCACAATGTGCTGGGGGATGAACAAAGGACTCTCTCAGACCTGGTTTCAGAAGCTATCCAGTTAGGCAGTCGGTCAGGAGAGGCCGAGATCGAAATAGATGCATCAGAAGTGTCCGTTATTTTCTGGAGAAAGTCAGACCGTGTCAGCATATCCCGGGCCCTCGCGGATGTGCAGGTGGAGCACGACGGGACCTCTGAGGGCATCGAGAGTGCCCTGCGGAGGGCGCTGCAGTACGCCCGGAAATGGCAAAAGGAGGCTGAGCGGTGAGTCTAGTACAGAAACTACGGGCGTCAGTAGGTCTCGGAGCGACTGACGGAGAGCCCTGGGAACGAGACATCTGCTGTCAGCAGATGGTGCAAGCTGCTCAGGAGATAGAGCGGTTACAGGATTGTTTGGAGAATCAGGAGCAGTACTCAGAGGACCTCCGTGAGAGGTTGTTAATTCTATGGGAGTTTGCGACAGCACCACACAACCAGTTGGGGGAACCGGAACCACTTCCGGAGGCGCGGGATGTCCGTGAAAAGATCCAGAGCCTGGTCCTTGATTTATTTGATGACGGAAACACCTAACCACTTACCTTACTTGGAGCTACAAATGCCATCAGAAGGAGATCCTCATCGAGCTGCTGAGCTCGACGCGGAGGCGTACCACGGTGCAACCCAGCAGAGTGCCGAGCAGCTGGACCAGGCCGCCCTCGGGTGTGCTCGGTTCTTGCGGGACCACGTAGGGTTGTTCGACGTATTACTAACACGTCGGATTGCGGACGTGGTTTCTGAGGGGGATGACGACCAACACGCTGAGGTGCTGAGTGAGGTCCGCCAGGAGATGCGAGAGGCCATAGATAACTGGGTCGAAGCGTCTCGTCGAGTGATCGAGAGTCACCACGAGTAATAGTGTTCGCGTGAACACTATTCACTAATAGACGGATAAAAGAAAGATAAGGTAGCATGAAACGTAGCTCAGCTTATATGGCTGTTATCGAAGGGATGCCGTGCACTGTTCCCAACCGGACCGACGAGGTCGATACCGGGAGCAAGCACTGGTATATCTCCTATAATAGTCACGACACGTATATCTACGGCGACGTGACCACCGCGCTCGTGCTCGGGCAGATGGAGTACTTTCTCATCTTGAGCGGCGACCACCGCGAGGGATTTGCCGAGGCAATCGCGGCCGGATATGACCGCGGGGTGTCACGCCTCAATCGGTGCCTCACGTATGTGCGTGAGCACAAGGACCAGCTCAACAAGTTCAGCGATCCGATCATTTAGGGTCGCCAACGTAAGTCTTACTGAGCGGGGGTTTTATGAGAGATGAAGACGAGATAATCGCGGAGGCACATCAACTGGTGCAGTTGGCAGCCGTCATTACTATGCATGGAAAGGAGCGTGGTCGGGCGGTGCAGCGTAAGCTCGAGGAGTGGGCACCGACACACAGTAGGGAGCCAGAGGTCACTGAGATTCTCAAGTTTCTAGATGGCCTTATAGGCTGTTGCAGTTACGAGTAAACCAAAGGGAGTATAACATGGGAAACAACTGGAAATGGAAGCTCAACGACGGCGAGCATACCGTCTGTCTCGAGCTCTATGACGAGAACGAGATGCTGGCCTTCATCAAGCAGCGACCGGGGTATTGCGACCGAGGCCATTATCAGGTCGTCGTGATGAAATAGACGCATGAGCGTTTTCCCGAACAGATTCCCGAATGGAAAACCGGCGGGTTTATTCGATCCGAACAGGAAGCCGGTGGTGATTCCGATCAGCGACCCGGATGCCCCTAGCCGTTACGTCCGTGGTGTGCCGATGGATCAGATGAATCGTCGTGAGCGATTCTTCTGGCGCCGAGCCAGGTGGGTGCAGTGGTTGCTGATTCGGTTGCCACCCTTCCGCAACGTTCGTCCGTTGCGTACCAAGATCGTCTTCGACCGCATCGTGATGCCTGTGATCAAGGAGAAGTCATGAAGTTCAGAGAAATACGCGGCGGGCTTGTCGAGAGTCTAGCTACTGAAGTAGAGATCGACCCGACATATGAGGCAATACGTCGCCATATCGCCGACGTAATCTATCGGCACGCTCCAGCTCTCGCTAGGCGAGTGCGGGATGGTGTTCTTGATGTGGAAAAGGAGGTGGTAGATGCCCGCATCAACTGGGGGAGGATCTACATAGTAACACTGGATGGAGATGCTATAGGTTACTGTGATCAAGTGCCTGGGGAGACCGTCATCGAGTCCATAGCCTACATCGAGTTCATAGCCTACGCAGGCGGTGATATGCAGTGCTTCTGCTTCGGCGTCGACGCAGAGACGTTCCACCGGCTTACTGGCCGTGAGCCAGAAGATGACGATAAGGGGTTTCCTGGCGACCAACCAGACGATCTGTATCTGGTTTACCCCAACGTGCTCTTTAAAAGTGGTAAGACACACCACATCCGTGTTAGCGTTAGGGAACTACCCGACAATGGGTAAGAAACCTCTCGACCCAGTAATAGGTAGCTTTTGTGCCAGCCACGGTTACATCGACGAGGCACTTGGAATTTCAGAAGAACTAAGAACCTATAATGAGTCGAGAATACCGCCGGAAGGCTTCATGGAGGAATGATCTATGACTGACACTCTGCGAGGATGGCCCATATATCAGGACGCCGATGGCGAATGGCGTTTTTGTGACGACGACGAGCTCACGGTAGAGACGTGGGCCGATCGCCCCTGCGGTCAGTGCGGTAAGCACGGTAGTAGCGCAGACGGCTTGCCAGATCCGTGCCTAGGTCACCTTCCCGGCGTGACCAATGCCTGCTGTGGCCACGGCAATTCCAGGGAGTCTTACATCTGCTTTACCGGCGGGTTGACGATTCGCGGATTTACTATCGATCAGGAAACATAACCTTTGAACCTTTGAGGAGAAATAATGCATCTATGTAAATTCAACGGAAAGTACCTAGCGTGTTCTCCGAAAAATCGGTGCTACCCTGAAGCAGAGATGAAGAGATGCGAGGGGTACGAACCCAGCGGAGATGAGATCGACCCCGACTTCTGTAAGCATTCGTTTGACATCGACGGGTGGTGCACCGACGAGTGCCAATGTAAAGAAGTTCGCGCTAAAGCTCGAGAGGAGTGGAGAAGCAATGACTGACACTCGTAATAGGAATAACAAGATGCAAGAGCCGCGATTCCAGACCGCCGAAGGCCGACCCACTACAGACCGCGATAATAATCGGATGGTCTGGTATTCCGCGCGTTGCGCGTACTGGACGGACGACTGGACCAAGACATCGAGATCAGGAATCATTCCGGTGTGTCCAATATGCGGCTGCCCTGGACTCCAGGCCACCTATGAAAAGTTCGTCGGGTGCTCAAAAAATATGGAATACACATTCTGGCTCAAAGAGAAGTGCCTGGTTGATAGAACACCGGAGCAGGCATTCCAGGAATATTTAGAATCACCAACCCGCTAACGCTAAAACTATAAGAGACCCTCGTTTTAACCATTCGAACACTGAAGGAGAATGAACTATGACTAATTTTATGCCCAACGTGAATACAGAAGCCAAGCAGAAGCGCCTGATGGATCTTGTGCGAGAGCAGGACAATAAGCAATACGCCATTGTTCAGTTCGTGAACGAGAACGAGCAGGACATCTTTTCTGCACTCAAGGAAGCTGTGAAGCGTGGTCTTGTCGATGACAACTACGACGAGGACGATGACGGCAAGAGCATTGATCTGGCTGATGCCTTCATGCGAGTCCTGCGCGAGTGGCGTGAAGCATGCAATCGCAGCACGCATTTAATGGCGACTGGGGAAGACATTTCAGATAGTGACGCAGCCACCAACTGGATTTAGGTTATGTAAAGAAAGGAAAGGTACCATGAAACTGACTGGATACCACATTCTAGGTCTACGCGAGGGTCGGACCGGGGAGATTATCGAGTACTATGATTTCGGGAACTACCCTAATTTGGGCGCGGCAGCAATGGCACGCAAAATGAGTGGGGATCTGATCTTCGAGGACGGGAAGATCGTTGACGATGAGTGCTGGCTCTTTGGGTGGGAGAAAAACGATCCAAGCAGCTATGCACGACGCAAAATCCGTGAGAAGGTTCGTATTCTATGAGTAAACGACCTCTCGACCCAGTAATAGGTAGCTTTTGTGCCAGCCACGGTTACATCGACGAGGCTCTTGGCCGCTATGACGGGCGGGGCCATGTTGCCCGAACCTGGGGTAAGCGTTACCTCAGGTACTACGAACTCGGGAGAGAGGACGCTCAAACCCATCGTCAAAAGGAGGCCAACGATGCCGACATCTGAAGATCTACCCACTGGGTACACGCCGGGGCCGTATCATGCCGTGTGGAACGAACAGGAGCAATCCTGGGACGTTTACGGCCCTGTCGGTCACGGGTATCTAGGAGGTCTGATATCCCGTGCGGACGCAGACCTACTTGCCGCTGCACCGGAACTGGTCGAAACCGTCCGCGCCCTCACCTTCGAGCGAGATGCGCTGCAGCAGCAGGTGAGAGACGGGGAGATGACCATATTGGAAGGGGAGTAGGTGAAGCGTGAGACGCAAGCCGCCGAAGAACACGGCGTGATCGGGTTCTGTGATCAACCTATGCAACTACCAAAGGATCGATCAATGACACAACCAACTGCCGAACTCCTACGTGAAGCACGTGATGCCATCGTCAAGCTGACTAACCAGGTGGACGCCAACTGCTCACTATGCGGCGGACCCGCTTACCACACGGGCAAAGGGCACGATGACGACTGCGTTGTTGCTCGCTTGGAGGCCGCAGCTCACGGCTCCGATAACGCTGAGCGCTTCCCGCGGCCTGTTACCGTGCGTGACTGCGCGCGATGCGGCGGCACGCATTCCGACCTGACCTTCCGGAAGTTCAGCCGCCCAGCTGGCGGGTCCGATGAATGGACCCACTGGGTCCCGTGCCCGGCGACCGGCGAGCCGATCATTATGCAGGTAACTGATGATGAGGACGACTGCGGTCACACCGACATCAGTGGTAGCCAGTCTTCTCCCGGCGCCACGGAACACCAGGAGACGTGATGAAGACCAAAGAGACGGCCGCCAAGATCCTCAAGGACCTCTCACTGGGCGATATGGCGGTTCTGCTCATTCGTTTGACGGAAGACCGCCGTGAGCAAGGTGAGGCCGACCATTACACTGCGATAACGTATCACGCCGAAGGCCTTACCGTCGAGCTGTGGGCTTGCCCGAAGTTCGTCCACATGCACGACGGCGAGACTCACTACGTGAAGGAGCTGCACGAAGCGATCCGTAACACGAGCCTGCCTGCGCTGCAGTGGATCCATGAGAACTATGGGGTGCCGGGGGCCAGCTAACCACCAAGATCAGCGGCGTGGTGCGCTTGATATGCCCGCTCAGAGGCTTGGTATCTGTGACAGACGCGACCCGACGAGGGGGAGTGGGTGCAAAGTTTGATAGTCGAGGCGAAAGATGGCAAGAGTTTCTGGGTTTTCTTCGATCAGGCGGCTTACCTGTGTGACGACAAGGTGGACACAATCTCCTGTCTCACCAGGCGGGCATAGGGCATTCTTAACTCAACACCTGTTCACGCGGACAACTGTGTTCGCGTGAACACTTTTACTACGAGGGGGCTATGAAAGCTCACAGGATCAAGGTAACAAAGCGAGCACCCACTACTTGGTATTTATACACCAAGTTAGCGAGGGAGCGTCGGAGACGACGTCAGTCGTTGTTGAAGGAGCGCCATGACTGAAAGCGAAGAGCAAGAGATGTGGGGTGAGATTACATTCTTGGTAACGACCTACGGTATCCAACCGGAGGAGGAGCTTACGGAGAATGGTCGCAGGTTGAAGCGGAGGATCCGAACAAATATCCGCTATCTTGCTGAGCGTCTTTTTGGTGAGCTACCGCCTGGGTCAGCGGTGACGGACCATGAGAATCCAAAGGAGCAAGAACTATGAGCTATGTTGTCAAGGTCGGTAGTCGAGAGATCCGTGTAGATGATCTTACCGAGGCCGCAACCATGGGTGGGACAATAAGGGAGGCGACTCCCAAGGAACGCGCAACACCAAATGGAGGTGACTTACCCAGTCCGATCTCCCAGAGGGAACATCCTTATGCGAACTAGCGTCACCCAACTCACTCCAAACGAGATCGACGAGTTGCTCGAGATCTGCCAGGCCGCCGGCGCCTTCGACTTCAGCGGCATCGTGCTCGCCGACGAAGACGACGATGATGACGACCATGGCGATAAGGTCAGCTACCACCCCGAGTATGGCATGTACCTCTACGCGGCCGACCCCGGCGCCATGCGGAAGGAGCACCTGCATTTCAAGGTGGCCGTCGAGTCCATGGACCGCGAAGTGGACTATTACCACTACGAGATCCGCGTTGGCGAAGTCATCGACTACATGGGCGACAATGTCGCCAACCTGCAGGTCATAAAGTGGTTCATCGATCACGGCTTCCAGGTTTGGCCGCAGTCGATCGAAGACGCTGCGCTCGCCGCCAGGGCCTCCGGGCCTGAGCTGCAGAAGGCCTTAGAGGACGTGCGGGAGGCCATGAGCAGAAACCCCGGCCTGCAACGTGATATGGCATATCTTTCTGAGCTTGGAGAGCAGGCGCTGGAGCGGAATGCTCAACTACCACCGGCGGACAACCCACTCAGACATTTGCCCGCGGTGCCGAGTTCGATTACGCCGCACAAGCCGCACATCCATGTCACCGAGGCGTTGGAGAAGATCCGTGGCGCTGGCCGCAACGAGGACCCGACAGCGCAGTGGATGCAGAAGTGGGCGGCGCATGCACTTGATCCGGACCTGCCGCGGCCGCCAGATGAGCCACCTCTGAAGATCGGTAAGATCATGCAGGAGATACCGATGGTCCCAGCGTCTCGTGCTTATGAAGCCGAGGCCGAGCTCGAACGCTACAAGCAGTGGGCCGACGACGAGATCTACGACGAGACCGACCCAAGGTGGTGGCGTGGTAATGACACCGGCGTCGAAGGCGCCTGTATGCGCTTCGAGGAGGCGCTCGACGGCAAGTACGACGAGGACGACCCGCACTTCGGCTTGCAGCGCTTGTCCGACCTCGTGAAGCGCGTGCGTGACCTGCGCAAGTGGGTCAACGACCTGCAGACCAAGCTCTACATCAACTGCGTCTACTGTGGCCACCGCTACGGGCCTGGTGATGAGCAGGTGCCTGCCGAGGCGCTGGCCGAACACATCAAGACATGCCCGGAGCATCCGTTGTCACGAGCATTGGCCGGTCTCAAGGGCGCGCTCGATACGTTGGGTAAGATCCACAGTGTGTGTCACGACAACCTCACATTAGAACAGGGTGACCTGGCGTATCAGCTGGCCAACATCGCCGAAGGTGCCTTACAGAACATTGACGAAACAGGAGTTAATCCATGACCAGTCCAGAGCTTGCCAAACCCGTTGATACTCTTAATGCGTTTCTCGACGCTGGCGAGGATCCTGGCCCTGTGCTTGACGATCTGCTTGCCGCCAGCGCCATTCCGCAGTGGGTAGTCTTCGACGAAGACAATCCCGACACCTTTCCAGATAACGGCCGTTGGGGCGATAGTGCCGTGCTCGGATTGAGCATTGTCACCAAACTCAACCACCGGAAGGCCGATGGCTCGCCGGCGCTGTTCTACGAGGCGCACTTCGGCCAATACGTGACCTGCGACGATGGACAAGTCCGCTTCCTGCTCGATAGCGGGCAGGGGTATTGTGGCGAGCCGGGCGAAGAAGGTGAGGATTGGGTGCAGCCTCCGCGGCTGTGGACCTATCTGGTGCGGCCGGACCAAGTGATGGAGGTTCCGTGATGCTGACCGCCGTCATCCAGGTTGGGAACACCGACGACAAGCTCGGCCAGCACGATTGGGCGCTGTTCTGCCGGCGCGTGCATACCGTGCTGAGAGAGCTGGGGCAGATCCACTTCTCAGGGTATTCGATACCCGACGCAGTTTGGCAGAATGCTTGCTTCGTCGTCGAGATCCATGCAGCCGAGTTGCATCAGCTGCGTGAAGGTCTTCGTCGGGCGGCTGCCGACTTCCGACAGGACAGCATCGCACTCACCACCGGCGAGACGGGGTTTATTACGCCCTAACACAAGGAAATGCACATGTCTGACACCAAAAGACGGCAGGAAGAGGTGCAGAAGATTCGCGACCGGATTGAGCAGGGATTCCTGCATAAGCGGATCGAAAGCAACGCCCGGAGCCAGTTGAGTAAGCTGGAGTCCAGCGGCTCGAAGGAGAGCACCGTCGCTTTTGCGATGAACAAGGATGGTCGGCTAGCCGACCGGGCCAAGGCGGTCATCAAAAAGGCTGACGCTTTCTCTCGACAGATTATATGTCACCCTCCTTTGGAAGAGGAAGACTAGGATGGATGAGCAAACCCAACAAGAAATGCTGAATCACATCAACGACACGCCACACTTGATCAGCGCGCTGTGGGATCTCGGACTCCTGCCTGAGCAGATCGAACGGGGAGGGCCTCAGTGGTGGTTCGTGATGGGCATCTCATTCAGAGATAAGGAAGCAGAGATGATCACGAATATGGAGCATCATAGGTGATGAAATGCCCGCACTGCAACGCTGATATGGTCACGCATGCCTTCAACGCGCACGGGTTCCCGCTGACCTTTGACCTGATACTGAACCACCCGGTGAACCCTGCTACCTGGCAGTTGGAGTGCCCGAACTGTAGATTCTCGGGCCCGAGACAGTTGACCAAAGAAGCAGCTAAGGCGGCCGTCAGGTGTCTGACAGGGCCATTCAGCTTGGCAGCTATTGCCAATGGCGTGAAATCAGCGATTGGGACGCATGGCGTGAACGCCAACCCAACATCGATCGCCAAGCGGATCCTGGGCGAGCTCAAGAGAGAGGGTGCAAATGGCCAAAGCCAAGAAGCATAAGTGGACGGCCGAGGAGGTCATCGACCTCCTGCGCGAGCGCTACGACAAGACCGGCAACGGCAACTCGAAGCGCTACGTCTTCGTCGAACAGGTAGCGCCGGCGACAGGGTTTGCACACAAGTCGACGTGGATCGACGCTATGGTATTCAGCATGTGGCCAAGTGACGGTATCCATCGTGAGGCCTTTGAGGTCAAGGTCAGCCGTAGTGATTTCTTGAGCGAAATCAACAATCCCCATAAGAACGCGTGGTTCATGGACAATAGTCACATGTTCTGGTACGTCACAGCGCCCGGTGTCGTCAATGCAGCTGATGAGGTTCCCGAGGGCTGTGGTTGGATGCTTGCCCAGAAGGGGCGGTTGGTTGTTAAGAAGCAGGCAACCAAGCGGGGAGTTGATAATACAATCAGTGGTGACTTCTTTGCCGCCGTAGCACGCGCGATGGACAAGGAGCGGGCTATGGCTGTCTATCGTGCGCAGGTCGAGGCACGCAAGCAGCCTGCCGTCGTGCACGCCCTTGAGACGGCGCGTACCCTTCAGGGGTGGCTTACTTCGATAGGGGTCGTTACAGGCCAGCGCAGGTACCAAGCTTTCGCGTGGGAGACCTCTGATGAGCTCAAGGAGCTACTTGCGCGAGCCTTAGCTGGAGAAGGAGATGCTGAGCTGGCAGATGCTATCGAAGGACGTCTGCAGATGTTCCGAGACGACGTGACCTCACTGATTCTCACATTGTTGCCCTACGCGGCTGATCTGCTCAGTAAGGCAGACGGTATCGGAGGTGTGTTGGCCCAAACGATGGGTAGTGGCACCTTTGACATGCTCGCCGACCTGCGCAAGCGCTCTGATCGCCGTACCCCCGCCTACCTGAAGAAGGCCCACAAGCAGAAGCTCGAACTCATCACCGAACTGCTTACCGTTGCCAAGGCAGCGGAGGCTGATCACGAGGACTAGGAGACACGTATGGGACCACTCGATGACGACCTACAGGAAGTGGGGTTCACGGAGGACATGCTGAATACCTACAGATATGAGCATATACGGCTCGGTCTAAGATCTCTTCAAGAGGAGATTCACGAGACTGCCAAGGAAAAGGGGTTTTGGGACGCAGAACGAAACGAGGGCGAGATGATTGCCCTCCATCACAGCGAGCTGTCGGAGGCTCTCGAAGGGCTTCGGCATGGGAATCCGCCCGATGACAAGATACCTGAGTTTCGGTCTGTTGAGAGTGAGCTGGCTGATACGATCATACGTATTCTCGACCACGCAGAGGGGTGTGGGCATAACGTGATCGACGCCATTCTCGCTAAAATTCGAATGAACAAGAGCCGATCCCGCATGAACGGTGGGAAACAATTCTAACACACGATAGGACATACACACATGGGACAACCCACAGAAGAACAATGCGTCCTCTGCCTAGACCACATCGCCTGTCACCAGGACGGTTGTTTCTTTAAAGCAGGTGTAATCGCCATGCACTTCGGGTATGGAAGTGGGAACGATACTGACCACCTTCAAGCACTGATCTGTGATGACTGCGCCTACAAGTTGGTGCAGCGTAGCAGAGGTAAGTGGAAGGCATCTACCAAGGTAGGCGGTTTGACGCATTGGGGGCCAAACATTGTTGAGGAATCTACCAGATAGTTTCCGGTTAGTTTCTCCCAGTAGAAGTACGGGAGGTGTAGGCATGAGTATTCCACCACGGTATAAGAAAGGATATGTGAAGCAGCAGGCAGTACCCGGTTACTGTGCTGTTACCAGTCATGGTGCGTTCCGATGGGGTACGTTCGCTCGTACACAGGGAGAAGCGCTTGAGCTGGCCAAAGAGCGTATAACGGGTAAGTCAGCCCCGTTCACCATTGTCAAATGTACCCTGGCCATTTATCCAGAGCCCTATCACGAAAGAGAGCGAGACTATGACGGAGGAGACTGAAGGAGAGCAGGAATGGCCTGACCATATCCAGTCGATTATCGACTGGGCTCGTGAACAAGGCAGGCCCGGCGAGTTTGTTCACATCACCGTTCGAGACCTGCTGTATCTGGCAGGAGAGCGGGAAACCCATGGCGAGGGGGATAAAGCTAGGGTCGACTGAAATGGGGGCTCTCGCGGATAGCGATATAACACGGTTCCCTGAGCCGAGTTATAAGAGCCCTCTCGCTATGCCCGCTCAGAGGCTTGGTATCTGTGATTGACACTGACTGACACTGACGTATCTGACATACGTAAACCATTAACTCAAACCAATAAAGGAGTGCATTATGAGCAGAGCAGTTCTGCTAAACGACCTACTGAGCGACTTGGAAGCCGAGTTCGTCAGGGCGGTCTATCAAAATCCAGCCAAATCGATGACGGATTCGCTCTGGGAGCGCGGCACAGAACCCGCCTGGGGTAATCCGGAGAAGCTTGGGTTGATCGTCCGCATTGGTGATCGGCGGTGGCTCCCTTCCCATCAGAAGCTGGATGTCTGTATCGTTTCAGACTCAGCCTATACCATCAGAGAAACGGCGACGATTCTAGGCCTTTGTGAGGAGACTGTTCGTCGCATGGCTCGAGACGGCCGTATCGAAGCTCGTAAGCTTGGACCTCACCTCTGGCGTGTGCCAGCGGAGGAGATCGGACGCCTCATAGGTAAATTATCTGTACTATTCTAGCAGAACCCGAACCATCCTCGGATCGCTGCCATCACGCACACCATCGTCCATAGCCTCCTCGAACAGAAAGTGTTCGCGTGAACACTGAGTGAGGGTTGTCAGCAAGTTTCGAGCGCCTTTCTGGTCGGGAAAACCTGGGAGGCGCTCGATGTTCTTTGCTGATAGTGGTTTAGGTGGAGATATTGCAGTGATCTAAAGGGTGCTAGGATCAGCTGAGATGAGGGCTCTCGCGGATATCGATATAACACGGTTCCATGAACCTAGTTATAAAGGCCCTCTCGCTATGCCCGCTCAGAGGCTTGGTATCTGTGACTGACCAGCGGGCGCCCACCGACCAGCGCTGTGCTGAGCTCGCTATGCCCGCTCAGAGGCTTGGTATCTGTGACTGTGCCTGAGAACGAGGGATCCGTTGGGTGCTCGCTATGCCCGCTCAGAGGCTTGGTATCTGTGACGCCCCCTAAATGACTGTTAGCTACCCCGCGCTCACTCGCTATGCCCGCTCAGAGGCTTGGTATCTGTGACTGACTATGGTGCCGAGGTGGATCGTCTGGCCCTGGTACTCCTCGCTATGCCCGCTTAGAGGTTTGGTATCTGTGACTGGCGCATCTACGATAAAAGGGATATAATTTGAGCTGAATCGCTCTATCCACCAGCCACACTTGTGATGGTAGAGCGGGCACTGTTGGTTCAATGACACCGGCGCGAGCCGGGATGCACTCCTGCTAACAGTGTTAAGTGAGCTGCGCGGCGGGCCGCAGTATAAAGTGTGGCAGCCCGTCATTTTTACTACACAACAAGGGGGAACGCGATGCATGAACAACATCCAACCTGCCGGGGCGAATTGTGCAATTTTCGCTCTGACGAAGGAGAGCCGCGCTGTGGTGCACCGGCGATGCACAAAGTAGGAGAGGAACAGACAGCACCTACTGGAATACACAATCTGACAGCTTATCTGTGCTGCCACCATTTCAGCCTGGTCATGGGTTCTATGGCCGAAAGAGTACATGGGTGTGGTAGTGAGTAGTGTCAAGCAGTTTGAAGAGCTGGCCAAACCTATCGAGTTCATTCACAAGTGGGCTCGTTATTCGAGAGGAATGGAGGAGGCGCCACCGTCTGGGCTGGGCCGAGAAAACGTCACTTACACTACGGGTGCTGGGGTAAAGGTCTTTGGTAGGCCGCTGGACCCACGTAGGCTGATTAAAGGTTATCTTAGACCGGGCGACGAGGTCTTCGTATGGGGCCACAGTTTTGCACCTCCTTCACCTGTACTTGCTGGAAAAAGTTGTTTGTTACGTGATATCTGGAGTTTTACCCCTACTACCTGGCTGGGCCGGTGCATACGGTACAATTGGGACCCACAAATGAATGACTGTGTTGTGGTATGTTTTGTGTTATTGGGTCAGCAGATGGGTTAAACGCGGCTGGTTATGCCATACTTAACCACTATGAGTCGTGGTCCTTCGTGGGGACTTGTTTAGCGCTACCTCTCAATGTTCATTTGAAACGAGTCGAAGAGTTGGGCGATAAATGGCCGATCACGCTGGACCCCAAAGAGGTGGTAAAAGGGGGTTGAGAACATATTCATCAGGCTGCGCAGGACTCAGAACCTGGCGGTAGAAAGGAAGGAAAATGGTAGATACGGCTTCATCCCATTTGGAGTTCTCCGATTTTCACTATATCTCAAGCTTTCGTGATAGCTCACGCATGGAGGAGCAGCACACTCAGGATTCAACGAAGTTCATTCGGGACTGGGCTCGATTCTCACGAGGAGAGACCGAGCAGTCTCCTGCTCCTGTAACGGTAAAGAGTTCCCATTTCCCCAATGTCTATTTCAATGTGGAAGGACATGCAGCTTTTTTCGGCAGGGTGCTCGACCCTCGGCGGGAAATACCGGGTTACTTTAAGGTGGGCGATAAGGTGTTTATATGGGGTCACGTCCCTATTGGATATAATTCTGTAATCGCAAGTGGCGATAGCGGTTTAGACTTTCTTTCTTATGAGAGTGTTATGGCTATCGATCCTCGCAAATGGAGAGTGCCGGGAATCAGTAGGAGCAATTGGGCGCCACCAATGGATGCCGCGCTGAAATGTACGCAGACAATCGCCAGAATAGAATCAAATCACGTTTATCTTGAAGATAGGCGTTGGGGTATTGGTAGTTACGTATTCGCAAGTAGCTGTGTGGCTCTGAGTTTACGCCACCACTATGACAGGGTTGCTGAGTTGGGCACGGCGTGGCCGGAGACGTGGTCTGGGTATGTACACGCGGAGTAGTTGAGTGAGTGTTCACGCGAACACTTTTCCTAGCCTGTAAAAAGGGGGTTTACCATGGGGATCGAGGTACCTATCAAAATGGAGTGTTCTCCATTAAGGGCCACATGTTTTATCTGTGGCGAGGAGATCCAACCTACTTTGTGGCGAGTCCGCTTAGCCACCAAGCTTCCAGCCCAGGCACATGAAGGCTGTTTTACTAGGGCGGTAGAGGCTCGGTGGCGTGACACAAAAGACAAGAATTTGGATCACGGATAACGAAGAACGAGTTCATGGCGAATTGGAGACACCCTATGGCTAAGAGTATTAAGGAGTATGAAACCTCATACCTGGAGCAGGAGTTAAAGCGTAGGCAGAAAAAGGAAAAAAGAGAGGAGGAGCTCAAGAAGCAAGAGCACGAGCAGGCTTCCAGGGATGCGTTGGCTAAACTGCAAGCGAAGCGAATCAAGCATAGCATCCCTGCGGGGAAAGTGTCCTTTATATTAGTTGCGTCAGAGTTTGAATCGCTCGATGAGGGAGTCCCAGCTATACGAACTCTCGAAGCACCTGAGACGATTTATTTGCAGCAAGAACTTCACTGGGTTGTTTCGGAAATATCGTTGAAGGCTCTGCCCTCTGATTTCCAGGATGGGTACGGTATCGACACTGACTTTCAGTCGTTTATTAACGCGTGTAGTAGTCGTAAGCTACCCATATACACGGGGAGTACGCTGAGTTCGGGTATATTTGATGTGAGGGTTGAGAATTGGCTATCCGACCATGTTGGCTGTGACGTCAATGACATCATCTTTTTCCGTACTTTGAAAGCTGCTAAAAAGGTGGCGATGGCTTATATCTTTGACGAGATATGCTTGTTAGAGAGTAAGCTCACGAGTATTAGGCGTGTACGGGCAAAGAATTTGCGCCCCATAAGTGGTCTTATAAACAGGCCACGCGAGCAGGTAAGGCGCCCGCAGGAGTTTAAGTGTGACGAGTAAGTACATACTTCCCACCGATCGCTGTCGGTGCCACGACAACCACTGTCCTCAGAGCGCTCAGTGCCTTCGTTTTCTTCAACGGGCGATTTCTCACGACCCTCTGCGGGTGGTAGCCACGTCCACTTTCCTGAGAGAGGGCATGGACCAGTGCGACTACTTCATTCAGGCCGAGGAGGGCGATGCCTTACCAGAGTGACCTGAGATTGCTCAGAGTCTTAACGCCCCCGGCCAGCTGGCCGGGGGCGTCTTCTTTTTCTTAGCTATGACTGCTTCAAGCGTTTTACAAGGGGTTGCTACTTGCGGGGGTGGAAAAGAGCCGGTAATGTCTGGCATGGGTGAGACTACAGCTATCGAGCAGTCGTTCCAGTGGATGGCTTTCGAGCTATTCGATGAGCTGGTCAAGATTTACGAGTATGAGGATGCCTCAGAGAGTGAGGACATCCTTGCCGAGGTTCTGCGCACCAACCCGGTACACTCGCAGGACGGGAGGCCCTTTTCCCAGGTGCTTCGTGAAGCAGCAGGCGCTGTAGAGCCGGAGGTGACGCTGGTGCTCAAGGGGGACTACTACCAGGCTGAAATCATGGGGATCGAAGATACCCCAATTATGGTAACGCAGCTGCGCAAAAGTTCCCTACCCAAGAAAGCGTACCCGCCATTACTGACACAAGCAGCGTCCCTTGTCGGTACTGCCGCACGGGCTACGATGCAAGCGGCGAAGACCGGTAGGGTATTAGCCCCAGAGGAGGTTGTACGTGAGCGGTGGGAGCTGTGCTATGCCTGTGACTCCTGGGACGAAGAAAAAGGGCGCTGCCGAGAGTGTGGATGCTATTCCAAGGCTAAGAACACATTAGCAGAGGCGAGCTGCCCTCTTCAGAAATGGGGGCCTTACAAGGAGCACGAAGATGGCACTGATCGTTCGACCAGCACCTGACTGTTGCAACTCCTCCCCTTGTGAGACGGTTACGAACTTTGTCGAAGGCAAGGATGATTACGATGTCTGCACAGAACTCGACTCCTGTATATCTGTTGCGGAAGGTAACGGGGGCTGTATTCCAGCCTCCACAGAGTCGGAATACTCGACGTGGGCGTGTTCTGACGAGAGTTGTGGCTAGCCATGCCTTTTGAGCACACATACACGAGTACCGCACCAAACATGCCTACTCTGACGGTGCCGAATAATAGCGCAGCATGCGTATTTGATAAGACCCCTTTTACAGAGGTGCCGATAGCCGTTCCGAGACCATTTGGGTCCTCAATGATAAGTGGTTTTCGAGTGCGATGGGCCGGGTTAGCATGTTGTTTTGTTACTTATCGAGTGTGCATTTACACGGACCGTTTTGAGAAGGCATTAGCTGGGGTTAGTTGCACGAGTCCTCCTGACGACCCATGCTTAACAGCCTCCTTCAATATAGGCTCTAATAGCCCTACGTTTGTTTTTCGGTCAGGGTGTGGCACAGCCTTCCGGGTTTCCAGTGGCACTGGGTTTGAGACGTGGGGTGAGGAGATTCTTAATATTCGACTACGAGTACTTGGGATATCCCCAGCGAACCCTTCTTGCGGAACCGATCAAGAAACCAAAATCAAGTTCTGTGTGGACGCTACTGAGGACACATCCGCCCCAGCTAGTTGGACGACGGTGGTGCCCTAATGGTACAACTCTGTACGGCAGTTACGACACTCGACACGACAAACGCGGATCAGACAGACCCGTCTTTGGCTCGCGAACCAGCCTGCCAAATAACAGGGGGGCCTTCTACCTGCCGTGGGGGTACGGTCAATTCGTGTCTTTCGCAGAGCATAAGTCCTATTATCAAACATGCCTCATGGGTACGAATACGGTATTGTGTACACGCATGTTGTGCTGTAACAGTGCGTTTTTGGCTGGGTTTTGCTATCCAAACTCCTTCATCTCTTTTTGGTGTACCTGTCTATAATGGATGGCGTTCGTGGGATACTGTGTCGATCAACTCTACAGATGGCTTTACCTCTGGATCTGTTAAGCGTAATCTTTGCTTAGGTGATGGGGGTGGGCTAGATGGCTCGTTTACGGATATAGACGCCTGGATGATCCATGTGTCAAGCGCGTCAGGTTGTGAGGATGATAACGTGGTGAAGATCAAGTTCTGCCTGGAGTGGGTATGTGACTGTGGTGATTCTACGGGGGCGCAGTCGTGGACACCCCCAGCAGACGCTATCTGTGGTAGTGTGACGGTGACTTGACCGACCTGGCTTTTTATGCCTAATCGATTGAAAATCATAGAGTTTGAGCAGTGCTCTCAGTTCCATAATCTTTTGCGTTACGCGGAGGGGTTGACGGACCTTTACGATGGTTCGAGTAAGGTCATAAAGGCGGGGAACGCCCGATACGCGCAGCGAGGGGACACACTGTACATTCTAGGGACGGATGACCTCGATGATGTAGCTCAGAGCTTGGATGTAGGCATTGGTAGTGAGAAGGCCTTACATCGCGGTGCCCGTAAACATGCTGAGTTAATCGAGCAAGGGGTTGATTTCCGCAATGTCAGGTTGCTGGTAGGCCACAGCCTTGGGGGTGCCACAGCACAGGTGCTCTCAGCCAAGTATGAAATACCCTGTGTCACCTTTGGGTCTTTTGCGATCTATGACAGTAAGCAGGAGGGTGGTTTACTCGACTATCACTGCCGGGTTGTTCATCGAGGTGATCCTGTGCCACATCTACCTCCTGGTTTCTATCATAGGGAGACTTTCCGCTTAAAGCTGGGACCGAGTTGGTTTATGTGCCTACTCTCTACGTTCTTTTCACTCAACTGGTCTCTGCGGGCGAGGGTAACACGGTTTCACGTAATGCCCGCTTATCAGGATGCTTTATGGCGTGTCTTGGGCCGCCTCTAGTCCGCCCTGTTCCTGTATGCGTTTGAATACGCCACTTATCTCTCCCGTAAGCGCCATGAGTATCTTTGCCTCAGAGATGCCGTCTTTTCGACAAGACCAGACAGCGTCATAGATCCTGTCAGACGCGTCGTCGGTATCGCCGTCAACGTGTTCAGCCCCTTTTGCCATATCCCTCTCCTCGGAACGAAGACTACCCTGTGGTAGCTTGACTTGCAAGTGCCCTGCTTATGGTAGAGAGTCTACTCACTACTCCAAGGAGCAAGCAACATGGACCGTACCTCCTCTACCATTGAGGCGGAGAACGTCGAATGGGCTGATATCCCTTTTGGCCGTGACTTTCTGGTAAACCCGGTGACTGAAGCCATAGATCCCCACAACCAGAGAGAGGATTTGTTTACAAAGGTAGGCGAGTTCGAGGGGGTGTCTTATCAGACAGGTGAGATCGTTATTTTCGAGCCGAGTAAGGGATATACGCTTATCAGGTAGTAGGGGGTGCTCCTCTACAAGACAGCCGGGCGTAGCGCGCTCATATTGAACTTGCCTCACTCACTATTATAGGGAGGATGCTCAGCAAGATGTTTGGAACCCCCAACTCACAGACACAACAGAACCCAGGCTCCTCGAATAGAGCGCCTGCTGGGGTGTTTGTGTAACAAGATCAAGGTCTTCTCCCACACAAGAAACCCCAGCCCCTAAAAAGGCTGGGGTTTTTCTTTGAAAATCGATAGCGAACACGCTGCACAAGCATTGTGGCGATGCTCTGGCTTTGTAACCCAGGGAGCGGGGTTCGATTCCTCGGTGCAGCATTGTCGTGCGGAAGTAACTCAATTGGATAGAGTAGTGGTCTTCTAAACCGCTTGTTATGGGTTCGAGTCCCATCTTCCGCAGTTTATTGCCCAGTAGCTCAATTGGTAGAGCAAGGCGCCGTTAACGCCGAGGTTGCAGGTTCGAGTCCTGCTTGGGCAGTTACCGGAGCATAGCTCAGTTTGGCAGAGCGTCTGGTTTGGGACCAGAAGGTCGCAGGTTCGAATCCTGCTGTTCCGATATGGGGAGAGGTGGCAGAGCGGTTGAATGCAGCGGTTTTGAAAACCGTCGAGGCGTGAGCCTCCGTGGGTTCGAATCCCACCCTCTCCGATATAGCTCGGTAGCATAGTGGTAGTGCACCAGGTTTTGGCCCTGGGTGCTCAGGTTCGATTCCTGGCCGGGCTTTACCCGTCTTTCTCGACGGCCTTCTCAATAGCTTTCTTGGCAAAAAGGAGTCCACCCATCAACCATGCAGCTCGTAGCAGGACAAACCCCAGCATGACGTAGGCGATGAAAGCGTAGCTAGGTGGCTCTGGGGGTGGTGCAGGTGGCTCGTTGAATGAGTCGAAGGTAGCGTCGCTATTTGCCAGGAGTAGCGACACAGCCGACGTGACGAGGACAACCTCACTACCGATAAAGTAGAGCCACGCACCAGTGACTTTTCCAAAGGCATCAGCGAGAGCGGAGAAGAGTGGGTTCATGGAAGCATCTTAGCGCCCTATAGCTCAATTGGTAGAGCACCAGGTTCTGGCCCTGGGGGTCTCGGTTCGAGTCCGGGTGGGGCTACTTCTTCCGCTGAGGGGTATTGTCTCTGGCGGCCGTTTTACGAGACTGGCCCGTGTGCTGGAAGTACGGCTTTGTTGGCTCTACCCTGGCTGGGTTGCCCTGGTAGGGGAGTATATGAGTGATGGCGGGTTCCTTATATTCTGGAGTAAGGAGTTCCCGATATACAGCGAAGCTAGCCGTGAGGCTACGAAGGTAGTTACGCGCTATGCACGCGAGAAAACTGATCTAGAATGACGACATAGCCACGTTGGCTATCTTTGACAACTGAATAGGAGGAGGAATCATGGCAGATACCATGAAACGTCAGAGCCCTTGTGTTGGGGACGTCGTCGTCTACCACGACAAGTACGGGAAGACGTACAACGCTCTCGTGAAGGTATCCTGGGATCAGGACGGCCAGATTGAGAACCCGTGCATCAATCTCGTCTACGTGAGTAGCGATCCGAAGCGTGAAGACGGAGCTGGCCGGCAGACCATTGTCGAAACCAGCATCGTTCATGGCTCGAGTCAGACGGCCCACGGTTTCTACTGGCGGAGGCTCGATGAGGAGCCGAACCCGTACGTAGCGCCGAGCAAGGACTAACGTAACTGTTGGATGGATGGAACCTTACGAGGAACCTACCCTATAACACTTTACCTCCTATTTATTGTCTGAGCAGAGATACGGTACCTGCGGCAGCCGTTCTTGCGGGTTGAGCTATTGCAGGTAGTGTTTAGCTATGAGCGACAGCTTCGACTTCAATGACTTGAGCCTCGCCACGGATGAGCAATTGATCGAGGAGTTACGGTCCCGGGCGCAGGCGAGCCCACAGCACGGGATGATTCTGGTTTACGGCAGGCCTACTGAGGGGATGCCCTCTGACAGCAACGGGTTTGTCAGTATTGGGGCTCAGTCGGCTAATCTGGTCAAATGCCTTTTAGAGGTACTCCTTCAGAAATTTCATGTGCGGGGCCGGGCGGACGGCAAGGTGGCGATACCCCCTATCACACTTATTGATGGGGACGCGAAGGTCATCGAGGCCGAAGAGCCTGAGGTAGTAGAAGCCAGTGATGCGCTTCCTTCCTATGATTTTCATTCTCCTGAGAAGCTATCCCACTTTTTGCTTCTAATTCCAGGAGTTGAGCAGGTAGCGACGAGCGATGGGGGAGGTTTGGTCTGTTTTGTCGATCGGGACGATCTTCACCACATTCTCACGGAGATGGGGTTCGTAACAGTCTTTCAGACGGCTGATGAGGATGAACATCACTATGTCTATAGTTGGAGGTGGCCTGATGCAGCCTACGAGCTGACCTATGTGGACCTCCCTGGTGGAGGTGTTCCTCGCCTGCTTATTGACCAGGACCCCACGGAAACGCCTTAGACAACGCTATCATGGGTGAGCCGATACGTATACCGCTTTACACAGGTCGCAAGAAGCTGCTTGGTTACTGGTACCTTCGTCAGTCTGGTGAGAACTATCGGGTATCGTTCCGTTACCCCGGTCAGAAACACAAATTATACGAGACAGACGACCCTGAGCATGCTGTAGGCATCTTGTATAACGCCTACATTGGCTTTCTAGGCAAGAAGTTGTCCGAGTTGGACAACCAACTTGCGGAATTGCCGAAAAGCGAGTACCCTAAGCGTGGATTCAGGAAAGGTTGGCTCAAGCGGCTCAGAACGGCGGCCAAGAACGACCGCCGTTCTCTGATCAAGGAAGCCCGCAAGGTACTGGTAGATAGGTTGACCAAGCTGAGGGAGGCGGGGTGGCCGCAGCCAGTACTACCAACGATGCCATGGGATGAGGTAGATGGACAACGGGCAGCCAAACACGCATGGGTTAGAACAGCAGATCGTGGATCTGTACGTCAAACAGGGCCAGCCGATCAACCAGGTATGCCAGGTGACGGGGGAGAGCTACGCCCAGGTCACGAAGATCCTCAAAAAGAACGACGTAAAGATATTGGGTCGTGGGACTTACACTCTGCGGGGAGCCGATCACCCATCTTCCAAGCTATCCCATACAGGGAGGCAGGATCTGGAAAACGAGCTTCTGGCGGGCCGTTCACATGGTCCGCTGGCGAAGGCTTACAATCTCTCTCGGGAGCGGGTTCGTCAGATAGCGGAAGCGATCGGGGCTCCGAGCGGGAGGGAGCTCCAGCTCCTGAGGAGAGCGGAGCGGATCAGGAAGAAGGAAGCCGAGAAGGCGGAACGGCAGAGAATCCGTGAACTCGAGAAAGAGGAGCGTTACAAGAAGTGGCGTGAGTTGTGGCGGAAAGGCTATACGGTGCCGCAAATGGCCAAGAAGCTGGGGCTGAATCCTGGCTCGGTATCAGTGAGGGTCGTCAATCTCCGCAAGAAGCATCCTACTTGGTTCCCCAAAAGGAATAGTAGACATGCTTAGAAAGCTTTCCCGTCTTGTTCTTCTGTGGTGGTATCGCCGTATTCTTTGCAGGGATACATTCATCGGCATCAGTAAGCGCCACACGCTCTGGCGAAAGAGGCTGCACAGGGCTCTCAAGCGGGAAGAGCGTCGCTGCACGTCGGGTTTGTTCCTCAGGGTGTTCCTTCCCCGCATTTTCAAGAGGAGGGAAGAAACCGTTCCTGCGAAGAGGTCCCAGCCATCTGTGGATTTACCTATACCAGAACTGGCGCTGGAAATGTATGGTATCTCCTACTGCGGTATTGAGAATACCCCCGAAGCCCAAGATCAGTGGCGAAAGCGGCATGAGGTTTGTAGGCAGCTCGAGATAGGTGCTTACGCCAAGCCGGCCGCTACCACTTAAGGAGTTTAGACGATGGCAGTTACGAGCGACCATATCTGGTACCCAGCAGGAGGTGATAGCCCTGCTTACGATTTGCGCAAAGCGGTGATGTGGTCGTCGCCAGACGGAACTGCTGTGGATGTCCGGTTTCAGGGGATGCCAGCCTCCGTACGCTTCGCAAGCCTTTCAGCTTTCGAGACGGCCAAGCAGACATCACTCGATGCAGGTGGCTGAATCCAACTGATTATAGTGTTCGCGCGAACACTATGTGTGTGGGGACTCATGGCTCAGGCCGATGGCTACTTAACTGACGATCCTTCACCGAGTGGTCCGTGGTTACGGTCCAACACCGGTACAGGTACGGGCACCGTCAGCTTCCCCCTGACATCCCCCGTTTACGCCCGCTTGGAGCACCCTAGTGCCCCGATAGCCGGTACCCGGGTAGATGGTGAAGGGAACGTTTCCGAAGGCCCCAAGATCAAGTTCACCGAGCCTGGCGGTTTGTTGTCAGGCGCCCCTGCTGCACAGGCGGCGCGTCCGTATATCGTCTGGGCTGGCGTTAACCCTATGTCGCTCTCCGAGGCGCTGGTCGTGTGGAACACGAACATCGTCTTGCTCAACAAGTCCAAGATCGGGGGCGGCGATGTCGTTAGCGTGACGGGACGGCTGATGGTGATCAACATGGGGTCGCCCATCGCCATCAACGGGCTGGAGCAACGGCTCATGACTTTTGAGCCGGGGGCAGTTGGCTTCTATAAGTCCGACGGAGCTCCTGACGACTGCCCGGACAACCCGGTCCCTCAAACGCAAGGCCCTGCTGGCGGGGGTATTGCAGACCCGCCAGCACCCCCAGACCCGTGCGCGTGTACAAGCGCTATTGCTGGTGACGGCGGTGGAGGTGCGGGAGGCGCGGCTGGGGCCAACGTAGACGCGTTACTGTTCTCAACACTCTGTAACCCCACGGCCCAGTGCGGAGACTTTGAAGGGAACAAAAGCCAATTCATTGTCAATAATGGCCTCAACGTTCCCGTCAGATGCACCCACCCATTCTACTTAGCACTTCTCAAGACCTGTGGTTGTGTGAAGTGTACACGGAACTCAGAGTTGTGGGAAGCGGCCATGGAGCTCTACGGAGCAACAGAGCCTGGCCAGGTCTACCCACTCGACCAGCTACGCCAGCTTGATCCCTGCAATGTAGGGGTGGTCAACTTCTCCAATGGGTACGGGGCGTCACTACTTAGTGACGTCAGCTGTGCTGGTATTCCTGACTGCCCGATGGCTCAGGTGGAGATTATCGGCAGGTTTGGGCGTACCGTTCCTAAGACAGGCAACTGGAACCACCCCAACCCTGGTTATGAAGGCCAGGCGGTTATCTATAAACCGGAGTGTGAGGAGTTCTGCACAGAGGATTGTAAGGCAACGGTCACGCCTGATCAGGCTGACTGCTTTGTTCCCGAGGATATTATCAAACCGGTTCAGCGGTCGGTACCTGTCAGTTTCTTCGATAGCTGGTTTGTTACGACGACTGAGATTACGATCCCTTCGAGCTGCTTTACGACTGACCTGACTCTGATGACCAGTTGCAAGACGGACTTGGTGGAGTTCGTCACTGATCTGGAGACGGCGACAATACAGGTACCCGTTGGAGACGGTGCACTCGTTTCGGTTTTGGAGAGTGGGCTTGTCGACCTCGTAACGGGGTTCTCGACTATTCCGGTCGATGTTGCGACCAACGTCGAGACCGGGCTTGTCACGTTTGCCTCTTCCGTACAGCCAGGTGGTTTAGTTGATAGCGTCGACGTCCAGAACATCGAGGCGGTTACAGCAATTGGGCAAGACGTGGGAGTCACTTTGCCAGTTGGAAATGGCGGGTTGGTGAGTGCGCTAGGGACGGCGGAACTGGTGGTCTGTGATGGTACCGTTACCTCCACGCTTACTGTAGTAACGGATGTCACCACGGTAGCCGCTGGTACGACGGTTATCGATTTGATCACGTCTCTTGGCATAGTGCCCGGTGGGGTCGACGTTATCTCAAATATCAATACGATAAATGTGGTAGCCGACAGCGCGGAGGTGGCTACTGCTATCGATATTTCAACGATCGATCTGGTGGCATCACTTGAGACATCTGCTATCGGTCTGATTACCAATTTGGAAACGGTGACGGCGGGTGTGTCGGACGTCGTTATACCCACCGCATTCCCAACTACGTCGATTGAAGTAGTCACCGAGTGTGAGAGTGAAGTAAGAGAAAGGTGGTTCATCGAGGAGTGTATTGAGGAGACCATCCTCTCTGAGACGGAAGAGGATGGTATCATGCTCCTCACGACTACCGACTCACCTGGGTGTGCGGTACCCTTCAAGTTTCTCAACCATGATGGACCAATCCCGTATACTCAACGGTCAACCAAGACAGCTGACTGCTGTATTAGCGCAGCGGAGTGTACGACGATGATTGTTGACCATCCGGACGAGGCCAACTGTGAGCAGTTCCTGCTCCTCAGAGCCAACTATGTAGATGCCCCAGCTCCCCCAACCAGAGACACGTGTCCGTGCTATGATTGCACGTCAGAAGATTGTGAAAACGGAGGGGGTGGTCCGTTCGAGCAGCCTGGGCTCAATCAGGGGCCGGAGCCCTGTACAATCAACGTACGTCGGTTGAATAGGCGCTGGTGTATTGGAAATCCGTGTAAGGAGTAACGTGGGTAAACGGGTTAATCTCAATACGGTACTCGACTTTCTTCGCACCCCCGACGTAAACAATCAGTCGGATGAGGAGCGCAGGATTGGTCGTGAGTTCGTGAAGCTCTGGCCTCAGCATGGGGAGACGTTGAACAAGTTCCGGGATAAGCCGGGCTGTGGTAGCTGTCGGCACTCAATGCTGGACGTCCTTTCAGAGGAGCCGGCCAAGGTCGGCAAGCTACTGAGGCAGATCAACCCAGACGAGGACTGGTCAGTTGATCCGACAGCCAATAGGGCGGTTAGTACGGCTCGCCCACCCATGCCAGTGCCGGCTAAGCCCAACTCCTTGGTTGGTAAGAGTTTCGATATACCAGACACCCCAGAGGCCTATGAGCAGTTCATGGAGACCCAGCGTAGGCAGGGGGCGAGGTACATGGGTCTTGCGGTAAGGGCACTTGAATCACAGATGGTACGACTGTACTTTTTCTGAGTCTTCAAGAGTGTTCACGCGAACACTTTGTCCTACTCGTCACCGTTCCCGGGGAAGCCTATGCAGTTTGAAGTACCTATGGAGGCTCAGCCTCAAGAGATCCTAATGTACGTTTTTAGCCGAATCATCGAGTTCTGGCCAAATGCCTTGGCGGTCGATAGCGATGACCCGGAGGGTTATAGACGTTTCGAAAAATCCTTAGGCAGCCTATCTATAGCTGGGAATCGGTTGACGATCTACCAGAACGCAGACGCCCTTCTGATCGAGGAACTCCTGTCCCGTGAGGCACCGTCCTTGCAAATTGACGTAGAAGGGAGTATGGTTAATGTGACGGCGTTCGGGAGCTCAAAGGAGGTCATCGACCACCTCTCCCGGCTTCCTCTCTGGTCCTACAAGGTTACGTCAAACCGACTACAGGCAGTGTGATGTCCGATCCGTTTAGTAACACCGGTGGGAGTTCCTTTGGAAATAGCGAGGAAGTACCACTCATCCACACCGTGAGCCCCTCTCGAGAAGCATCGGAGCGTGCTATCTCTGCTTATAGACACAACATAGCACTCCCCGACGTACACGTAGCTGACCGGCATCAGGAGTACGTCCCCGTAGTTGTTGGAGAAGATGGCCAAGAACTGACTCCCGAGAGGCGCCGTCAGTTGATGGAGCAGGCGGGCGTACAACCGATGTTCGATGAGCACGGAAAGCCGACTGGGCAAACCTATGTGGTCATGGGAGATGAGGGAGCCTCTTCCCCATTTGACGAACACATCGAGCCTGAACGCATTGGTTTGAGTGCTGAGCGAAACAGACCCAATCCCCGCGTGGTGCGTCCTAGGGAGTTCGATATCCGTGCTGACATCGACGAAGACACCGTCCGATCAGCAGCTGGAGAGACCCACGTTCCCGGGGTACAGGACGCTCAGATGGGGGCACGAGGACTGCTTTATGTGGGGTACCCAGTACGGTCGATTCAACTAGCCGGCTCTCTAAAGAAGGCTATGAAAGCTATTTACGATGCTAGCGGAAATCGAAAGGCTGGGCCGAAGGAGGTCCATGTTGCTCACAAGACACTCGACAGGTTCCTTGCGGCCTTTTCAAGGTATGCTCTGAGTCCAGACACTTCCCAGTTGTTTGGCTGCCACGTCATTCCCATGGAGGTGGAGGATGTGTTCCGCTTTTATGGGGACCCGGCTTACACAGGCGCCAGCTATTCTGAAATCCACCTAGACCAACTACTTAACTCACACCAGGAGAAGACCGATGCCTAACGCTCACGGCTGGGCTCGTATTCGGAAGGTACTTCCGGACGCCATTGCCTACGCAATCGACCGCTCGGGGATGCAGTGTGCATTCACGACACCGCCTATTTACCACAACACAGGGCGTTGGATCCCTTCCGGGGAGGGCAAGAAGGCTAATCTGGGCATTATCGACGTGGGCGCTGAATTCGACGGAGCCAATACGATGCAGTGGGCGCCAGACTATGATGGCGATCCTGACGCGCACAAGAAGGCGCAAGGCTACCATGATGCACAGATGGAGGATGCCCCAAAGCATGCCCCTGGGGTGCGGGAAACAGACCCGAAAGAGAAGGGCCCAGATGCCTTCGGCCAAGCCAGCAATGATCTGACGTCGGCAGACCTGGTTCGTCAGAATCAGAAAGCCCTGGCGGAGGGAGCTCAGCTAAAGGGGGATGAGGCGGTCTCTGAGAAGTCGGTGGCAGAGGAGAGTACCTCTGAGCCAGAGCCGTCCACGGAGCGGGGGAAGCTGACTTTGGAGATTCCGGAAGCGGTCTACCAAATGGGCGAGGCTCTGCTGGCACTTGGAGAGGTACTCCCGAAGACGAGGAAAGCCAAGATCCAAGGCCAGCTGGACGAGTTGGCCAAGGTGCTTGGTAAGAACAGTTAGATTGCCGTCAGGCTGCTCTCGCCTAGAATGTCGTTGAGGTTGGTGGGAGCAGTCTATGCCGGTGAATCCTGTAAGTGATATTCAGAGCGCGGGCCGCCTTCGTATCGGCGACGAAACGAGTACGGCAGGCCCCTCTGAGGAGTTCAGCTCGATTCTGTCGCTGGACGACGACGCCTTCATCTATCAGTTCGACAACCAGGGAGTGGCTCGCTTTGGCGCTAAAGGCGACGGCCGTTTCTGGTGTCGCATCATCCCGGGAGCCCCTGGCTCTCTTGTTTCTGGCGACATCTTCCTGACCGACGTCACCGGTACGACCCGCTTGCGGTATGTGGATACTGCTGGGGCCACGCGGACGGTGGCTTTGGAAGGTTCTGACTTTCCGACGATTGTCGGGATTACCAATGAGACCCGTGTAGTGGACAGTTTCACCGCTGCCGACGTGGACTCGGTTACCTGGGAGGTGACTGCGGTTCGTACGGATGTCGCCGGGGATCGGTATACCGAGCTTCACCGTGTTACGCATGACGGAGCAGCCGTTTATCCTACCAGTTTCGGACTAGTCCTTACTCCTGGTTCTGCCGGTGAAATCTCGTTCGCTATCGTGTGGAATGCGGGGACCGTTGAGCTGCAGGCAACACAGCCAGGGGGCTCATCGACGTGGGATGTCAAAGTAAATAGGATCTCTTCTATGTCTGTGTAGACGTAGATTTATAGAAAACATGCCAGAAGACGGAAAGGGAACTCTGATGGCAGACGAATCGACGGCGACAGCCGATAAAAAGACGATCACGCATAACCTTACACGAGGTGCGGCGCTTCTACTCAAAGACCACTTACCAGGCCGGGGCTGGTATAAAGAGCAGCCTATTGAGGTGACTCTCGACGCGGTGAATGTGGCACAGAGCAAGCTGGTGGATCTCAAGCAGCTCCCTCTTCCAGAAGACAAGGAGACTGCGGAAGCCTATGAGGGTCGTGTAGCGGAGATGGCTAACGAGCCTGTCAGTCTAGAGCTTACCGAAGGTGAGCGGAAAGCTTGCCGGAAGTGTGTCCGAGAGCATCTCCGACAGGGAGTCTGGGTGCTTACGGCTCACGTGGCTAATCTGATCAAAGAACTAGAGGTCGACTAGCCACTTCAGGCTAATTCAGGAGACGTATCGTCATGGCGGAACAAAGCTTTGAAGCAAAGAAAGGCCTCCGTAGCCGGGTACTGGGTTCCAACGGGGACTTGGCTATCGCGGCAGCGTTAGCGGATGGCGATACGGATCCTGCTGCTCACACTGACGCTGGGCGTCTCGGGTACTGGTTTGATCGTACAGCTGGAGAAGAGGGGATCGTTAATACGATTCTCGGAACTGATCGGTTCAAGGCGAGTACGGTTGGGGCGAACATTCTTGATGGTGGGTTGCTCATTGCGAGCAGAGCGGATCTGACCGCTCTTACCGACCTCCCTTCCGGTCCTGGATCTGGTTTTGGGTTCCTGTGGGTTCGTGATAGTGACAAGGCGCTCGTCTATCGAGATGAAGATGACAACGATATTGTGGCAGCCTCGCCAGGTGGCGGTATTTCAATCGACGGTAGCGGGGCAACCGACCAGGTTGCCGTCTGGGTAGACTCAGACACACTCGAAGGTGATGCAAATCTGACTTATGTAGCCGGTACTGGACTGACTGTTGGTGACACAACCGTTTCGACCGACGCTACTACGGGCGCATTGGTAACAGGCGGCGGCCTTGGTGTGGGTGGCGTTATTCGGGCAGCGGGAGGCACCATCTCAGCTGCGGACAGTGCCACAGAGGATACGATCCTACAGGTTGATGGCAGTGGTGGCTGGGTGGAGTTCATCCAGGGGTCAACCACTTATTCCGTAGGGCACCACGCCCAAGCAGGCATATCTGTCTGGCAGGGTACTACAGGGGGTACTCCACTCACACGTACTGACGCTACCGCCCACAGGTCCTCTCTTTCATTCTGGTTTGTGGAGCAGGACGCCGGGCTGGCAGACGCTCAGTTCAAGTTTCAACCAGTGTCAGACCCAGGTGCTTTTGTTCATCCGACGGCCGATACGGACGGGGTGGACACTTACCTGAGGGCCCAGGGAGGTAGTGCGCATTCGGCAAATGACCCAAGAGGTGGTGACATTGTTGCCATCCCCGGAGCAGCCGGATCTGGCGGCGCTGGCCGTGATGGTATCTTTGATATACAAGGTGATACGTCGGTCACGGGTACGACTAGCCTGACTGGTAATACGGACATCACAGGAACGCTGGATACTACAGATGATCTGACAGTTGGTAACGATACCGACCGTACGACCATTCTAGGGCGTACACTGATCGATAGCCGGGTGAGTGACCGTTCCTATATCAGTCATGTGGATATGTCCGCAAGTGACGAATTCGCGCTTCTGCAGCTAGCCTCGGGCCAAACGATTCTGAACGCGGCTAGTGGACAAAGCTTGCTACTTCAGGTAGGCAATAACAGTATTGTTGGTATTACTTCGACTTCCGTCAACTTGTCGAGTGGTACAACTCTCCAACACGATAGCAACGTTGTTCTCGATGCTTCTCGTAATTTGACAGTGACCGACGCCACGGTTAATGGAGATCTGACTGTTAATGGCACAGTGGTGACTCACAATACAGACAACCTCGTTGTTGAGGACCCGCTGATCAAGTTGGCTAACGGCAATACTTCTGACACGCTAGATGTCGGCCTCTATGCAGAATATGACACAGGTACTACTGCCAAGTATGCGGGTCTTTTCCGAGATGCGGATGACGGTGGACGGTTCAAGCTCTTCGTAGATAGTGAGACAGAGCCTACTACGACGGTTAACACAGGCGCTACTGGGTATACTCCCGCCGAGCTGGTACTCGGGACTTTGTCCGTTGTGGCATCGGGCGTACAGGATGTTATTTTTACTGCTCAGAGCAACGATCTCCTGGTCCAGGGTGGTACGACAACGACAGACTTCCTGGTAGAGTTAGCCTCTCAGGATAATAACAACACTGACGATGTTGCGTTGCTGATCGATAACACAGGTACGTCAGGTTCGCCTGATACCGAGGCGCTCTTTGTCGGCTGGGATTCTGGCAACCTGCAGTACGAGATTCGTAATCAGACGCTTGGGAGCGGTCTTACGAGACCAATCAGTTTGTTCACTGAGGGTAACTCGGGACAGTTGGTACTCGACACAGCCGGCGACATATCGATGTCGGGTAATTTGAGCGCTATTGCGCTGAATATGGCTGAACAGGCAGCTGACCCAGTAGGTACACCGGCTGGTACTGGTACTATTTGGGTCCGTAATGATTCTCCGAGTGTTCTAGTCTTTACCAACGATTCGGGCACGGACCTGGTAATAGGGGAGGGGCTGGGCCAGCTAAGGCTTCTGGGCACAGGCACGGATAACCTGGCTACCTCCAATCTGGGCGCCATGTCCGCCGTTGTGACCGGTATGGCCAACAACATCGCCATCGGTCGGGACGCTCTGAACGCTGCTAATGATGCAGCCGCCGACTCGAACATCGCAATAGGGACCGATGCTCTTGGTAACATGACGAGCGGTGTTAACAATACCGCCATCGGCCAATTGAGTCTAGAAAATATCACTACTGAAATTGGTAATACAGGTGTTGGTCGTTCTGCAGGCCGTACAGCCACGGGTACTCGACACACTTTTGTCGGCAACCGTTCTGACGGTGCTGCAGGAACGGACGATTGCACGGCGATCGGGGAAAACGCTCAAGCTATAGGCAATGTATCGACGGCTGTAGGCTCTGGTGCCATAGCCGGTACTGGGTTCGCTGCCGTAGCAGTCGGCGTTGGGTCTGATGCTTCAGGTAACTGGAGCATCGCTATTGGGCGTTCTGCCTTTGCCGTGGCGGATTCGGTAGCGGTTGGTGGGGGTGCCAACGCTGCTGATAGCAGCTCCATTTGCCTTGGCAGAAATGCCGTCTCCACGGCTTCTAATCAATTTGTTATCGGTTCAGCTGGCAGCCCCCCTATTGAGACTTTCTTCGGACCGGTGACTGCAACCACCCCAACTTCCCAGGTGAGGTTGAACACATCAGGGGGTAGCGGTACGGATGTGGGAGGTACCGATTTCGTCATTGCTGGTGGTAAGAGTACGGGTGCGGGACTCGGTGGGGATGTACTAATCCAGACGACCCCTTCCGGTGTCAGTGGCTCGTCTCCTAATTCGCTCACCACCCGGATCACTGTCGATGCTGATAGTGGGGACACGACGTTCTCTAGCACTACCGCCTCGACTGCTTCGACCAACGGTGCGCTGATTGTCGGCGGTGGCGGCGGCTTCGGGGCTAATACTTTTATCGACGGTATCCTTGGACTGGAGGATGGCAGCGAACGGGTAGTGATCAGCCAGAACGCTACGCTTGGAGGTACGGGAGCGGTAGCTATTGGGCACGGTGTGACGGCCACTGGGAACGAAGCTGTGGCCATTGGTAGTGACGCAAGTGCCACATTTAAAAATGGTGTGGCTATCGGCCGTGACGCTAGCTCGAGCGCAGACTCAGTGGTGATTGGCGCCGACGCCAATGGTTCCGGTAACGATGGTATCGCGATCGGCACGGGAGCCGATTGTCAACACCAGTCTTACGTTATCGGTCGAGCGGCGCATGCCACGGGTGGGCAACAGTTTGTTGTAGGTGACGACAACAACGGGCGAGACGTGCGTGACGTCTATATTGGAGGGGGTGTTGTTACGAGCAACCCCAACGATGTGACGTATCATGGTACAGGTGGTAGCGGTACCGATGACCGTGGAGCCCATGTTACCATTGCCGGTGGTCTGAACACGGGGGCTGGCACACCGGGTGAGGTACGCATTCAAACCGGCTCGGTCGGTGGGAGTGGGACCTCGCCGAGCTCGCTTGTTACTCGAATGACCTTTACCGAGACCCTGGCTACCGTTGCCACTAATGCGCAGCTGGACCAGGGGGTCATCTACGCCGGTGTGCAGACCGTTACCGGGGCTGGTGGCACGCCCGATGCGACCGCAGACGGCACCGATACGGTCTTTTACCTCGACGGTTCGAGCAACACGGCCACACTCGACCTCGATGCAGCACCTACCGAGGGACAGACATACTACGTCAAATCGGTGGATAGCACTAACACGGTGACTATAGGTCGGAACGGGAATAACATCGATGGCGCGGCCTCCGACATCACATTGGCCACCAATGAGTCAGCCACCTTGCACTTTACTACAACGCACGGATGGCGCATCCTTTAGGAGCAGTAATGTCAACGACTATCATTAACACCGACCCTACCAACTTGACCGTTATTCAACGCGCTTGGCGTATGGAGGCGCTTCGAGAGTCGGGTAAGGCTAACCGCATTAGGGTACATTCCGAACGGGAGTCGACCGTCGACGGCGAACTACGGGGTCACACCCGTACTGACATCCCGGCCGAGGCCGGTGCTGCGGTCGGAGATCCCACCGACCCTAGCAACTATCCAGACTCTGATGGTGGAATGCCCCAGCTAGTGGATATGACGGTGGCCGCTGTGGCAGCTCTTCCCGACACCTTCACTCAAGGCCTCCACGTGGGTGTGACTCCCATGGAGGTGCTCCAGCTTTTGGATCAGCTTCTCGATGCTATGATCGCCGACCGAACTGAGCAGCGGCGGGTGGCTGTGGTCAACCAGGCTGTAGCGGACGCTTCCTGATAGGACCCACTTATGACCGTTACATCTGACCACATTTGGTACCCAGCAGGGGGCGACAGTCCTGCTTACGATCTTCGTAAGGTCAAAACGTGGCATGAAAAGCCGGGGGACCCCAGCAAGGTTTTAGTGAGGATGTCTGCCCAAGAGGATCCCGAGTTTTATGATGACATAATCCCTCCTGTGGAGTTCGACAAGGCAGCCTTTGAAACGGCCAAGCAGGTGTCAGACGATGCCGAGCCCTCTGGAGGCGGGCCGGATTCCTTCAATGGTCTCTATTACTGGTATGACTTGAGTGACGCGTCCTCAGTCAATATAGTAGGCTCGGATAGAGAAGTCACCGATAAGTCTGGTGTGTGGGGGGACCCTGCGAGCGATACTAACGCTCAGATGGATTATGGCGTCCATACGATTAACGGGTTGAATACAATCAGCGACGAACTGGGCTCCAATACCAATCTGTCCTATCCTGGATCGTCGCCGCCGGCGTCCGATACGTCGCGGCGTATCATGTACGTAGTGGCCCAAAGGCTTGACGACACCTCCCCTGCGGGCGGTTCTCACATACCAAGAAGAGGATCATCACACTCGATATTCCAACAGGGTAACATCAATCGAATTAGACTGGCCGATAATACAACCTTCATATATGGTAAATTAGAAGGCCCTTATGTGATAACGGTGGAGATCAGCAACAATGGACTAGATTCCACTTGGTATGTCGATGATGTCCTCGCCACTACGTTTACCGGCACCTCTACCAGATGGCCGTCTAATGGGGGCGAACTAATCACTATCGATTCTCTGGGGCCGTCAGTAGCGCTTGGTGAAATGTTCGAGTACTCGACTGACACCGGACTAGACTGGACGGTCGGTGACCAAGAGCATGACGACATCATCAGTTATCTGGTAGACAAGTGGGGGCTAGCATTAACTGGTTCATAGATTGGGAAAAATTCTCTTTATCCGTAAATCAGCACAACTAGGCATCGCCCACTAGAGGTGCGGCTGTAATGCTCAAGACCCTAAATCGCAATAAGCTACTAGCGCGTAAGGGTATATAAATAGCGCGCGGGGATCGGGGCGGTGTGCTGAGATGTCTTCTATCTTCAAATTGACGGCTTTTTAAGCATAATACGCTCAGCAGCAGGAGCGTACTCTGTGGACTTAGCACGGCTAGCTGATCTTCTTCAAGACGCGTCCCCCTGGGTGGTCCTCGCTATTACTGTTATAGCAGTGATTTACAGAGTGCTCTCCCATAGGGAGCGTTTGCGTGGGCGGTCTGAGTTACAGGCATTGATTGAGCAGCTTGACAAGATGAGTAGAGATGCGGCTGGTGTCAGGGCTATTTGTGACGAGACTCGGGAGATGCTCTCTTTACAAGACGGTGGTCAGACTAGGTCTCTGCTCGAGAAGATTGCGCAGGAGCTAGTCAACCTCAATGCCGCTTCTGGTGTCGTAATTACCATGGAGAACGCGAAGCTGATTATTGGTTATCAGTGGAATTGGTGTCGTGAGGAGACCGTTCGATTGCTTGTCAACTCTATCGACAACAATCACTTTATTGGGAACGAGTCTATTACTACTCGCCGTATTTTCCGGGCTTGGAAGCAAGCATCTCAGAACGCAAAGGCGTCGGTTGATAAATTCAGCGGGATCCGGTATCCCTACAAATCGCTTTTTGATAACCATATCCAGCTTGTTTGGGAGACCCTCTGGGGGTGGGCTATACCTCTTTACCACGGCGATTTCCAAGAGCGGGATGTAGCCATAGAGGATTTGAGAGGCCGCGCGAGACTCCTGTGCGAGGACGTCCTGGATGGGTATTACAAGGCTGTTGAGGATATTGATGAAGGCACCCTGTACGCTGCTACCGATTCTTCCGTGCTGATCAAGGAGGGCTACCCTGTTGGCAGCGAAGGGTACGAGCAACTCGTCAAGAAAATGGGGAAGAAGCTCAAGAACTACGAGAAGCACGGTTCTGATGATGGCGGATCTGGCGGTTACAGTACCGTGGAGACAAAGGAGGCGGTACGAGAACGACACCGTCGCGAGTGTGACTCCACGGGCTGACCTAGTCTCTTGCTAATACGGTTTATCAAGGGTATTCTACTCCTACAAAGGAGACCCTTCTATGCGTTATCATCCCCTCGTTCTCTTGTTGCTGCCAGCTCTGCTTGTCGCTGAGGAGGCTGACTCAGGCATGCCTGAGACCACGACCTGGGTGGCCGTGGCTGGAGCCGCTCTGGTGGCCCTCGTGACGTGGATCGCGACGATGGTCCGTAAGAAGGTCAAAGTCGACTCCGAGAAGGCTGAGATCGACAAGGAAAAGTCTCTCTGGGAGCAGCGGAATCACCTGATCGACACTCGCGTGACTCCGTTTGCCATCTCGACTGCCGAACATTGGCTGATTACCAATATCCCCCCAATCCTCAAGGATGTCTCAGACGGGGGCGGGTTCCGGTGGAGCCATCACTGGACCAAGTTGCGTAACTACGTTAAGGACAGGGTGTTGCGTAAGTTCGCCAAGGAGAACATCGACCTGATTGAACGTCTGGGGGAGGATGAGCTGGACGATCTGCTGGATAGGGTGCTGGTCAAGCTGATTGGTAAACTACCTGAAAGCGTTCGGGCCTTCCTGCCCAAGGCGGTGATCGATAAGCTGACCGACTTCGCTACGACTTTCGCGGTCGATAAGGGGAAAGAGCTGATCGACGGATAGTGTTCTCGCGAACACTTTCTCCTGGGGTCTGTACGGGTGCCGCCTAGGTAGAAGGGTGGCCCTATACAGGTCCTCGCGTAGGATACTACAGTACCTACTGCTGGGGGTGATCTATGCCGCTCAAGGGCAAGGCCAAAAAAGTCATGGAGTCGATGAAGGACACGTACAAGTCTGACAAGAAGGCTAAAGAAGTGTTCTACTCAACGGCTAATAAGGAAAACCGGGTCCCTGAAACCTGGGAGAAGAAAGGGTCCGCAAGCCCTGTAGACCAGCTATACCGACTTCTCAAGTCTCGTTCCTGAGGTGTGCCATGACCCCTGCTGAAACGGTGGAACGCATCCTTTCTAAGGCCGCTCGAGAGGGAAAATGGCCGATCGAGAAGGAGCGCGAGCTCGGTTCCGAAGAGGAACTTGAGCACACATCTGATTCAGCAGAGGCGGAGCAGATCGCTGAAGAGCACCTCCAGGAAGACCCCAACTATTACGAGAAACTCGAGGGAGCCGGTTTGATGGATGTGAAGAATGGGCAGGCGGTCAAAAAGAGCCTCAAGAAGCGGGCGGCTGTCGGCCCAGCTCTCCGAGGCATGGTACGTGACGTACCTTGGGTAGCCGGTGGTGGAGCTGCGGGTGCCGGTACTGGCTATGCACTTGATCCAGAGAGCCCAGAGAGTGCGGCGACACTTGGCCTGCTTGGTGCGCTCTCGGGCACGCGTGGGCTTCGTCACCAGTACATGGGTGGTGATCCTGGCAAGGCTCTACGTACCGCTCGCAAGGGGAAGTTCGACGACCCCGTGTGGAACATGGGAGAGGCACCGGGGACATATACTCTTCCGCAAAAGGGCGGCCCTCCCATCGAGATCTCCAGTATGGACGATCTTTCCCGCATCGAGGCGATTCTCGGACCGAGAGCCTCGAACCGTGCTACCTGGGCTATGACTGGTGGTCTTGGGTCCAAAGTCGGGTTGGGTGGTCTTGCGCTTGGTGTAAGCGAAGCTGACCGCACGGCAGAGAATCTGAACAAGGTTCTCAGCAATTTGGAGGAGGGCACCAAGGGCCTTGGTGACGTTACTTCGGAGGCGAAGGGAGCCATCAAGAACGTTCGAGAAGGGACGGGGGCAGGAGCTCAAGCTCTTAAAAACATCTCCGAGAAGGGGCTTCCTATTAACGTCCGTGGTGGCGTAGACTTTGGAAGTTCCGTTCCGTGGGGAGACGTAGCCAAGTGGGGCGGCGGTGCTGCTTTGGGCGGAGTCGGGTTATATGCACTTTACCGGCTGCTCAATCGGGCTCGTGAAAAGGGCCGTCCTGAGCAAGACGACCAAGAGGTCTACCGCCCCAAGTTCGCCTCCGCACTCAACCCCGCAGAGCTTTTCCTGCCTGAGGACATGAAGAAGACGGCCTCAGAAGAGAAGCGTGGCAGTATGGCTGACATCCTGCTGTACACCCTAGGTGGTGCTGGGGCGGGTGGCTTAGGGTATGGTGGTTACGGGGCTTATCAGGGTAACCAGTCCTACCAGGCGGTTGAGCCAGACAGGCGTGCTCTTCTGGGACAGCTGGGGCGTAACTTCCAGGCGACCGAAATGGAACCTTCCACCGCTGCTCGACGGATGCAGGAAGCACAGGACGCCTATCTCCCTGGGAGTAGCCCGTCTATGTGGCGGGAGTTCAAACCGCGCTTTGGTAAGGGAGCCCTCATCGGTGGGGGAGTGGGCCTGGGTGCTGCACTACTCAAAAATCTGCTTACGAGTGATGAACCGGAAGAAAGGTACGTGGTTTGAATCAGCCACAGTTTACCTCGAGCTTGGGTAAGAGACTGCGTGACGTCATCGGCTCACGGAAGTCGTATAAACGCGTACCTGATGCCAAGCGCCCTACTCGCAAAAAGAACAAAACGCTTGCTCAGCGGGTAGCAGACCTACCTGTAAGCGCGATCTCTGAAGTAGTCGAGGCTACCAAAGCCCGGACACGACGAGATGTAGAAGCAGCTATAGAGGCGCTGGAGGCTGTGACCAAGGAGGCTGGTGTGAAAGACGAGCAGGATCTTTCCCCCAAGAGAAACGAACCTTTCTATACGACCCCTACTGGTGGTAACCCAGCCCGTCCGAGTAACGCTAATCTCATGAAGTACATTGAAAAGGTGGACCGCTACTCTTCGGGTATGCCTGTTGGCTTCCACAAAATTAGTGAGTGGATTGAAGAGGCGCAGATCAAGCTGGCGCTTCGCCAGATTGAGCAGGACCAATTGATCGAGAATGGTAAGTTGGCGGCGGAGTCTGCAGACATCAAGGGGATGTATCAGAGGCTTTTGGAGCGTAGAGGTGAGGATGAGCACGGTAACCTGACCCACTACCCAGGAGCAGGTAAAGATGCCCCTCCAGGGGTACAGCAGGCTATCGAGCGGTTCCACAAATTGCCGGAAGAGGAGCAGCGGGAGACTCCACTGCTCTACTACCTGCTCGGGTCGGGAACGCCTAATTACAAGATGTCCAAAGAGCTGGCAACCTACAAAAAGGAGCCCCGAGGGGAGCAGAAGTGCGGTAGTTGCAAGTTCGCCTTTCAGAAAGTGGTGAGTGGCAAGTACATCTGCTCACAGGTACGGGGCGAGATCCAGCCGGAGCACTGGTGCCGTCTTTGGCGAGGTTCTGAGCAGGGGAAAACAGCTGGTGAAGAGCGGGAGCCTCTCGTTGATCACCACGATTCCGCTCCTGAGAACAAGCTACGGCCTCGGTCGGAGATGATTCTATTCAACACGGGTGGGGTTTACGCAATTGATAAAGGCGACTATCTCCTGTTTCCAGGTGGGGGTGTCGATGATGGCGAGCAGCCTCGAGACGCCGCCATTCGTGAGACGATCGAAGAGTCGAACCGCCACCCTATCAATGTTTACAACGCTGGTACAGTTGAGGCCGTGTGGCCAAAGGATAGTGGCAACGAGTTCTGGGATAACTCAGATTTCGATGGAGAGCGCACGTACTTCTTTTTCGGGGTAGATGCTGGTGAGGCAGGCATCACTCACGACGACCAGGAAGACTTCGAGTTGATGCCGTTCGATAAGGTCCTCTCCCGCTTAAAGGAGTTGATCGACCGAGAGGATCAGGGGTGGGCAAAGCGCAATAACGAGGAGCGCCGCCAGCTCGTAGCCAACGCTAAGCGGCTAGCCAAAGTGAAGTCTTCTCTCAAACCGGTTAAACAAGCTGGTTCTGCTTATGGGGAGCAGGTGCGTCATGACGATTATGAAACGGACTATAGTAGCGGTCAGAGAGGGACCTGGACGGATCAGATTAACACCGATATACACGCCGTTGCTACCGAGAAGCCTAAGACTGCTCCAGGTAGTGCTCGTACTGCCGATGGTCTTACTTCAGCTCATAAGGTAGAGCAGAAGCATACGCAGGTCGGGGATATTGAGGATGCAGGCAAGTTCAAACATGCCTCGGAGGAGCTCCTGTCTGAGCTTTCCCGAGCAGTCAAGCTGGCGGACACCTATACTGAGCACGCGATGGAGCCCCCTATCGAGGTGCTTCAGAGGGTTGAGTTGGCATACAACAAATATGCAGCAGCCAAGCAGGCGCAGAGTGCGGCTTTTGCCCCTCCGCCTCCTCCTCCGGAGGGCGCAGACCAGCCGCCTGCTGACCAAGCGGGTATGCCAGCCCAGCAACCACCTGCTCAAGGTGGTCAGCAGGTGCCCCTCCCTTCTCAGCAGCGATTGGAGGAAGGTGATCCTGAATTCGTTGCTCAGAATTTTGTCAGGCAGTTGATGCAGGGACAGCAGGGTCAGCAGGCTACCGGCCAACCTCCCATGGCCCAGCATGCGGCTCCTCCTCAGATGCCTTCCCAGCCTTTGCAGCAACCCCAACCAGGTATGCAGGTGACCGCCGCTGAGATCCCTGACCAGACGATTGGTACGGGAGCTGCGGATGACGACGAGATCGCGACCATTCCCGATACGGAGGATGAGGAAGAGATTCTTGCTGAGCTGGACAATGGGGCGCAAAACCCAGCACTCCCGGTAAAGACGGAGGCCCCCGGTACAGCTATGAATCAGCCAGCCCCTGGCGTGATTGGCCCTACGGAGAATGAGCAGCAACAACTGGCGGCAAACGCCGGTGCTGCTACGAAGACGGGGCTCGACTATTCGGCTATTCTAAAGAGGGCAGCGCTTATTCCGTCTCCCGGGCAGCTTGACCCTGATCTTGGTGGGAATACGCACCTGCGGAGCAGGGATTCTTCTCAGGACGTACAGTCGGAAGTCTTCGACGATACTCCAGAAGCCACTGAGCAGATCGAGTTTGCCCAGCAACAACCTGTCCAGGCTACGCTCGACCAAAAGGATCGGGCGAGTACGGGGGGCGTGGATCAACATAAGACTGCTGATGTCGCGCAGTTCAAACCGCTGCAGCAGCACATACTTCTGACGCCAGAGGGGAAGGTGGTTGTTCGGAGGTTGCCGCAGCGGCGTTTTGCACTGCCTACGGAAGGACCAGGTAAGCCTGCTCCTTATGAGTCGGAGATACCTTTTGTGCCTGAATCGGGTATTCCAGATGAGGGTTTCCATGGATACCGTGTTGGTCTTCGTGTTGGGGAAACTCCTCAGGTACCTGAGGGGTTTGAGGCAGTAGACCCGACGGAGGCTTTGACGGACTTCTATGCCAGTATGGGGCTTGCGACTAATAAGCCTTACCGGCAGTTGGATCGTGCGCGGGCCAGGGCACTTGTTCGTTATCTCAAGCGTAAGAAGAAGGAGCAAGAGGACGCGGTGAGGGCTCCGGTCGATGCAGCGTAAAGGACGTTTCGGTGTTATCGAGGTCGTAGACCATGGCCAGCAACGGATCCTGCTCCTGAATGGACAACAGCAGGGGGCTTCTTACCTAAGGCCTTCAGCAGCCATCGTTCACGAGTCACTTCCATACGGAGCTCCTGGGCCGATATCCAGCTCCATCTACCCACTCGGGTGGATGTTGGGTGCCGTTATGAACCCAAGCGCTACAGCCTCCATGGTGGGTCTCGGGAGCGGGTCCGGCGCTGTGCAGCTGCTTTACAACTTTCCTCGGGTGGATCTGACGATTATCGAGATTGACCCGGTAATGGTCCAAGTGGCGTTGGATAACTACCCCCTCCTGGTCCACTACATGGATGAGGGAAGACTCAACATCGTTATAGAGGACGCCGCACGGTTCTACGAGGATCATTTTGATGAGTGGGACTTCGGGTGTGCCGATGCTTATGACGGGGGGAATGAGATCCTTGAGGGCTACCTTGGTACGATGTGTGAGCGCTGCCGGCATATGTACGTCAACGTCATCGATCGGTTTCACGGACCATCCATGAGGTCAGTAGCGGATACACTCGAGCGTAAAGGAAGGCAGGTAGCTGAGATTCTCAAAGCAGCGCCGCTTCACATGGGCATCCCTTATCAGAGTCGCGCCAACTGGATTCTAACGTCAGAGGTGCCTGACATGGAGAAAGCTGCCGATTTTACACCGTTTTTGGATATTGATGACGTCCATGCAGTCGACGCCCAAGTCAACTGGGACAACCTGTTAGCGTCTGCGTTGTCTACGATCTCCTAGCCCTTGCAAAATATCCGAAGGAAGGGTACCATTCGGAATGGATGAAGGCAATCTAGGTTTTGCAGGGATTCATTACTGCAAGGACCACCCTAACCGACTTAGCGGCCTGGCCCGGGCGGAACACGTATCCCCCGGAGAAGATCAGACGGAGCTGCGGCTCCCTTCTGGGGCCTCCGTAGCCTCGCGGGAGGGTGATCTGTCCGATATCCGGGTGGACCAAGTGACTGTCAACGATGATGGGACGGTATCTCGCGAAGAGGGTGTCCGCAATTGTGCTATGAGCTCCATAGTCAACCCGGAGAATGCTGCTCAGGCCCCTCAGGGCGTGCTTCACAAGGACGCTTCTTTGGAAATGGGGGTCGAGGCGATGGGCATTACAGTTCGCCCCCCAGCGCCGAAGACTGCCGCAGAGCACGGGGTGGGGGTGCAGCCTGTTCGCCGTTCATCGGCTCATCTCGACGCGGAAACCCCTGTCAACGTCCAGGGACAGGAAGCCAAGACCGCTCACGAGGAGGTTGCCCCAGAGCCGGAGAAGGCGCCTCCTACAGACGTTACACCAGCTATGCCGGGGCCGGAGATGGCACAAACGGTTGCGGCGACTACTGGTGGATCTGGTATGGCAGCACTCAATGGGCTGCGGGTGGCAAGTTCCACGTCCCCGTCTGCTGAGCGTATCAAGATTATCATGGAGTCGGAGCGGATGGGCCGCCACCGGCTACGAGTGAACAAGCTTGCTATCTCGGACCAGCTCGTTGTCCTGGGATACGTCGATGACGACGATGCGGTGATTGTTGAGCCCCCTATATCGCAGGAGCCCTCTGACTGCTTGACGGTCAGTCACGAAGGTAATACGTATCCCTGTGTATACTACGGGTTTACCTTTGAGATGCGAGTCGATGGTCACGAGATGTTGTTAGTTGTTCTCGTCCGGGTCGACTGATAGCTTATGACAGCTCCCCCAGTGGAAAAAGTGTTCGCGCGAACACAGAGACTCTATGCCTAACTCAATTATCCCCACTCCCGATAATCGAGCGCTAACCAATAGCACCTCTTTGTCGCCAAACCAGCGACCATTTATGACTCCGTGGCTGGATTACTCTACGGTGGCGGTACCAGACAACCACGAATTGGTGATGTGGTGGTCCCAGTACATGTGGATCTCAGACGGTAACTACCGTACTGCGATGGAGCGAGTGGCCTGTCATTTCATGACGGTGTTGGAGTTCCCTGATCTTCAGGCTGATGAAGAATCGGCTTTCAAAGATCTGTTTAGTAACCATATGGACTACCGCCGGGAGCTGCTTGGCCCCGCTTACGACTACCTATGTTATGGTAACTCCTTCGTCAGTATCTACTTACCATTCAAGCGTTTTGTTCGTTGCGAAGGGTGTCAACTGGAGCAGCCACTTTCGGAGGTCGGCTATAATCTGGAGTTCCACACGGCAGCACCTTATCTGAGGTGGCATCGTAAGTCGGCATGCCCGCGCTGTGGAGACCGTTCGAATTACGAAGTCTTCGATCGCCGGGACCCCGATTTGTCGAAGGTCAAACTAAACAGGTATGACCCATCTGACATCGAGATCAGTCAGAATCGCTTTAGTCTTCGTAAAGAGTTCTACTGGAAGATTCCGGAGGAGGAGCGGCGGGACATCCTGGGGAGGTCCCGCATTCACATTGACGACACCCCGCTAGAGGTGCTCGAAGCGGTCGCCGTCAACGGGCGTCTGCGGTTCGATGAGGACATGATTCTTCATCAATCAGAGGTGCAGATTTCAGGCCTGCGTACGCGAGGGTGGGGTATTCCTCGCAGCATCGCCAATTTCCGTACTGCGTGGCTACAGCAGCTAACTAACAAACAGGATCAGGCGATTACGATCGATTATACCTTGGGTATGAGGATCATAAGTCCCACACCTACCCCTGGTGGACAGGACCCGATGGTGACAACTGGTATGGAGAACTTCTCCGGCCGTGTTCGTAACATCGTGAATGAGCATCGGAACAATCCGGCGAGCTACCACGTGAGTCCTTACCCGCTGCAATATCAGTTCCTGGGAGGGGAAGGCGATAAACTGTTGCCACCTGAAAAACTGAAGTTCCGTCACCAGGAATACCTGAACCAGCTGGGTGTCCCGCTTGAGTACCATCAGATGAACCTATCTACCCAGGCAGCTCCTATGTCGCTCCGTCTGTTTGAGGCTTACTGGCAGGCTATTCCTGCCTTCTATAACAGGGTTCTCGAGTGGATCGTCAATGTGGTGTCGCGGGCGTATGGCCTGGACCGGACCAAGGTTCAGATGCAGAAGACCACTATTGCCGATGATATGGAACGTAAGGCAGTGCTCTTGCAGCTCATGTCGGCCAACCAGTTGTCGCCTCAGACCGCTCTGCAGCCGTTCGGCATCGACGCTCACGAAGAGGTCAAAAAGGTCATGTCCCATCAGGACTATGTGGCCCGTATTCAATCGGAATACGACGAGCGTGCTATGAAGCAGCAGGAGATGGGCGTCCTCAAGGGGATGACTCAGCACCCAACTCCGTCAGCTATGCAGCAGCAACAGATGATGGCCGGGGCTGGAGGTGGGGCTCCGATGGATCCCATGGCTGCCGGTGGAGCGGCGGCTGCAGGTATGGGTGGGGCTCCTATGGGGGGTATGCCTGGTCCGCAGAGCCAGACTCCGCAGTCTTTGTCGGCTATCTCCGACCAGGCTGACCAGATTGCCCAGCAGCTTGTGACGATGGACGATTTCAGTCGTAAGCAGGAGCTCAAGGCGCTTCGGGAGGGTAATAAGGACCTTCATGACTTGGTTATGCAGCGGATGGAGGACATCCGATCGTCAGCCCGTAGCCAGGGCGGCCAGATGCTACTCCAAGGTGGTATGTGAGGGTAGCCCGTGGGGAAGGCCCGAATTGAGAAGCGGAAAAAGATGGAGGTCAAGAAGGGTCGTAAAGGGCGCCCTTCTACGTACCCAGCGGTTAATCTGACTGGGAGTGGTTACCGTACAGCCACTCTCGAGGGCAATGGCTGGGACAAGTACTATAAGAAGGCTCTGGCTAAACTTGCTCAGGATATCTCAGAAGAGCAGGTAGAGGAACGGCTTGGTCCTCGGGCGCACATCGACGAGTCGATCAAGTCGGTCCTTAACGATATTGCTGATATCTACGAGATTCAGAACCCCAACTATTTTGGGCCCAGGGAAGAGGGTGGTGTGGGGCTCGACAAGGAGTCCTGGATAGAGGCTGCGTCCAAGAGACCCATGTACGCTGGGGATGTCATTCGATCTTTTGGACAGCGTACGGGGCAATCTGCTTTCGAAACTCTCGGAAGTGCGATGATGTTCGACCCTTTGGCCCAGTCTCACGACATTACCCCCGACTCAGTACTTGCTGAGAAGAGCCGTGAGTTTAGTTCTACACTGAGCGAGTTGGATGCTGCGGGCAATGTCGCAGCGGTTGGATTGGCCAGAAGTCCTTTTCTGTCATTCCTCGCCAATTTCGGCGTTCCCGCTGGATCTGTAGCATTTATGGGGGATGTGAAGGAAGAACAGAAAACCCCGCATAATCGACGGCCTGGGCTAGCCCCCTACGTAGACCTCGCTCGCGCGCAGGCCAAGTATGTCAAATCCAACGCTCTCCTGGATGAGTTGGACCAAACACAGCGGGAACAGGGGTACGACCCAGAGGAGGTTACCCGTGCCAGGACTCGTCTTGCGGAGGGCGGATATGGTGGTCCGGAAGGGACAGCTCAGTTGTACAAGGACCAGCGCCTTGTAGCGATGGATGATGCTCGGCAGGAGACGGAGCAGCAAATCCAGGAAAGCATAGGGGCTATTAACCAGGCTGTCGAAACGCTCCCTGACCGTACCGCTGTTCAAAAGGCTATCTCCCAGAGACAGGCGCAAGAGTCAGAGGAGTTGGTCAAGCGCATGTTGTCACAAGGCTCCAACTGGGCTCTCGCTCCTAGGGTAATGCCAGCTGTCAGCGTATTGAACGACTTGGGTCTTATGCAGGCGGGAATGGATGCCACTACTGGCCAGGAGGTAGCTATCCGTGGTCAGAAGGACTGGCAGCTACTCAACATAAATAGCGAGCCGACATCTTTGATCGGAGAGGTCGGTGACCGTACGCTGATGGAACCCATTTCTGGCAGGTCTGGAAAGACCTACGATCCAGGTACCGAGTTGACCCCAGAGATTACCGAGGACCTCAAGGCGGCTGGGATCGATAAGGTTATGGCGGCGCACTCTCCGACGTGGGGGCAGCTTGCCGCTCGTTATGGTGATACTGCTGTTACGGCGTTTGCCGAGTCGGTGATGGCTCAAAAGGCCAACCGCCTTGGGCGAGAAGTTGGTAGTCGTATTAAGCAACTACCTGGTGTTCAGAAGGCGTTAAAGGGTATTCAGGAAGCAGGTGGAGCGGTTTCACGTGCGACGGGCATTCCAAAGGCTATGCAGGGGGCGAAGTCCCTGGGTGGGGCGATGAAAGGGCAGGCTGGACGTCTTCCTCGGCGAGCCAGCGAGCTGACCAAGTCGGTGGTAGAGAGTGCCCGTACTGGTCGGGCTGCAAAAGCGATGAACAAAGCGCTTCAGTTGGTTGCTCGTGGGGGCCGTGCTTCTCGCCTAGGTCCACTTACTTCAGTCGCGGCTGGCCGTCTATCCCGTATGGCCCAATCACCAAGTACGCTCAAGGCTCTCCGGGGGTTACGCGCAACGAGTAAGGTACTAGGTCCTCTTGCCGGCCTTGGGGCCGGTGCTTGGGACGTGTACGAAGGGCTGAGCCCTGCTGGCCAGCGCCGTATTGAGCAGGCACTGGAGAAGCGTTGGCTGGACGAGTACCACTCGGGTGGCATGGTCGGCTTGGGACAGAATGCCCTTCGTGACATCGCGAGTCTCCCTGAGGCTGCCTTCTGGGACCCTACACATTTTCAAGCTATGCTGGCAGATAATCCAGGGCTGACGAACGCTATCACGTCTTCTGCTTCTGGGGGCCTTACCAGGGCGCTCGACAACTCTGGGTATTCCATGGATCCCTCTGAGGCCCGCGATCTGGCCAAGCAACAGTTTCTGAGCAAGTACAAGCGTGCTCGTGAGATGACCCAGGAGTACTCCGATACCTATACGCAGTTGGCAGAAGCGCTGCCCAACGTGGGGCCTCAGACACTGGCGGTGCTTGCCAATAACGCCGCATACAGTCGCGTGCAGACCCGTCACGGGGAAGCGCCCAAAGATCGTGAAGTCAGCCAGTTACAGCACGACCTTGTGGAACACATAGAGGGTCAGCACGGTCCTCAGGCCGCTTCCCGGGCACAGGAGTTGATGCGGTTGGTAGGCGATGAGACGTTCGTCCAGACGTTCATCGCGCATGATGCGGAAGGGCAACCACGCTTGAACCCTGTCATGATGGAGTCTCTGACGGAGGGGGCTGAGGCTCCCATCCCGTCTGCTCCAGGTTCTTGGCGCAATCCTTTCCGTCGGGAGAAACGGGAGATTTCCGAAGCAGGCAAGGAGTTCCAGAAGGAGCAGTGGAAGGCGGAGCATGAGGAGGCGGTACAGCAGCGACAGGCGGAACACGTCCAGGAGATGAAGCGTATTCGTCAGCAGCAAGAGGATATTCGGAGGGGTTCCCAAGAATCTGAACAGCGTTATCAGACGGCCAAGCAGGAGTTGAGAGGTATCAGGGAGCAGCGTCAGCTCGCCCAGGACCGAGGCCAGCAGGTCTGGGAGCGTATTGTCTCTCCAGAGGCACGGGACCGTCGTTTGGCGACGTTGGAAGCCCAGAAGAGGCGGAGCATGGGGCTTCCCGCTAGGGAGCCTTTACAGCCTTCTCGGAAGGTGCCTCAGCAACCGGCTTCTTTGGGGGCGGCTCTGACTGACGATTATGAACAGTTCTTGGGTCAGCAGGGTATCTCAGGTGCCCCCGCTACTTCCGTTGACCAGCCTGCTACCGCCCCGCAAAATGTACCCACGACGGTAGGCGCGGACGAGGTGGCTCAGACCCTTTCCCGCCTGAAGTCACAAGGGGTGATCGGTGGATAAGACTCTGCAGCACATTCTTGAGCAGGTTCACGGAGCGCTGCGTAAACAGGCTCAAATAGCAGACCCCCTTGCTGTAGCGGCGCCGGCTACCCCGACGCCTAAGAACACGATGTCATCAAGTACTGAGGCAGCCCCTGCTCCTGTAGCTACTCCTTCGGCAGCTTCAGAGACACCAGAGTTTGACCCATCACAAGTGGTGTCCGGAGCGGTCTCTGAGTACACGACTGCCCCAGGGACCTTCTTGACGGGCTATGGTGGTCTTCGAGATAGGCTTCTTCAGAACCAGGAGCTGAAAAAGCACTACGCCCGGCAGTTGGGGGAAGGGGCGACTGATGAACAGATTGCCCAAGAGGCCATGCAGTCGTATTTTCAGCAATCCCCTCGCGCGCTCGACGATCTAGCTGCTCGGCAGGCGCAGCTGCTCCGTATGTCACGGGGAGGTCCCTATCAGCAACAGGCTCAGCAAGCTCTATCGCGGCTACCGGAGACGATGGACCCGCTGACGAGCGCGTGGTCCCCTGAGCAGTGGGAAAGCTATAATACCAAGGTACGTCAGTCGATCGCCGATCCGGCTACGCTGAAGGCGTTGGATCTGGCTGGCGTTGACGTAATCGAGGAAGCCAGGAAAGGTGTTGGAGAGGGTACTAGCGAGGTTGCTAAGGATATTGAGCGGAAGACCGTCGAAGGTGTGGTGGAAAATCCGAACGCTACTGGGTTTACGGATTGGATCAAAGAGAACTGGCAGACGGCGCTGATCCCAGCTGGACTTATCGCCATGACCTTTGGCGGTAATATCGGCAAGGTACTTGGAGCGTTGGCGGTGGGAGCAGGCGGCTATAACCTCTACGAGCGATATAACCGGTTGACGAACCCAAAGAACAAATACCACGCCCCTACCTTGGAAGCTATCCAGACAGCCGCCAACCAGACTGATGAGCAGGGTAACCCTGCTCCGTTCTCAGACCTCGAAGCAGCGGCTGAACAGATCGCTGAGCGCCGTGGGGACGAGGATCTTGCCCCAGCCCTTCGCTCGACGCTCCATGATTACACATTCCTGGCAGGGCATGGTTTCATGGATCAGATCAGAAAGTCCATGGCGCAAGCCCCTGCGAATCTGACTTCCTCGCTTTTTGGACCTGGTCAACAGGCACAACAGCCACAACAGGCCGCTCAGCCGCAGAATGCTGCTGAAAGCGCCTGGCAACAGGCAAAGGATATGGCCCGCCGTTCCGTAGGGGCGACTGACCGTTTCCTTGTTCCAGGTGGTAGAGGATGACTTACGCGGACGCTGCTCGCTATTACGACGCCATGGAGTCCCGAGACGATATCGTTTCTGGACCAGGCAACCTTGCCGACAAGTCTCGCGAGCTGATGAGGTGGGACGACCTGGCTTCACAAGAAAAACCAAAGCCTCGAAGGTGGACTTTCAAGGACGTAATTCACGGTGTTTTCGGGGCTGGGCTGGGTGCCGGGGTAGCTCGTGGGGCGAGCAAGGCTTTCGGATTACCCAGCAGTTTTGCGGATAAGCTGGAGACAGCAGCTATGGGAGCGGGTGCAGCGATGAATACAGGCGCCATCAAGTGGGCGGAAGACCAGGAGAAAGCAGATCTCGAGCGCAGGGAACGGCTGCTTCCTAAGGTGGCCGAACAGCGAAAGCACGCTTTCCGTCTAGGCTTTCTCAAGGCGGCCAGGGATCTTGGGCTTTTGGAAGACCGGGGGAAGCTGGAGAAGGACGCCTTTGTGCCCGTACTGGCTCTCAATCCGGCGGACCTGCTTTCGCTGCCCCGCTCAGCAGCGAAGGCTTTGACAGGGATGGGTCAGACAGCTGGTACGATGGCTGGCTTCGCGGATGCCCCGGATGAAGGTGATGAGGAGCTCACTCGGCTCAAGGTCAAGCGGATGCTTCTGGAGGAGCAGCTTGATCGGTTGAGGGCTGACAACCGCAATGTCCAGCTGCGCAAGGTTCTTGCTAAGCGTAAGCGCTAGAGTTAGTCTTCCCACATGCATAACGGCATGGCACAATCTTTGAAGCTCCCCAAGGGGATACCCACTAGCCGCTACCAACCACCTCCACTGGTTGAAGTGCCTGCTGGGGTCGACGAGCTACCGCTGGTTGACAAGCAAACCCCTTCGGAAAAGCAGATCCAGGAGCACTGGGTTGCCCGCGTGCGGGTTTTCGACCTTTCAGACTCTGGTGAGGGCGGAGATCTCGAGAAGTACGAGCGTATCTGGCAGCAAATTGCGGACGGTCACGCAGTGCTTTGTGAGCACCGTACGGAGTTTCAGGAATCTTCAGGCAAGTTTGTGGCTCTGTTGCGCTGGGCGGACAGGAAGTATAAAGTACCCTCTGAGAAGAGGTAGCGCTCATGTCGGACCTGGTCCTTAAAAAGCCTCACATGGCTGACACGACAGACCCCGGTTACATGTGGGGGAGTCTCCCTACAGCCTTGCTGGGAGGGGCGGCACTTGGCGGTGGTGCTCGTCTTATTCGTAACCTGTTCGACTTGTCGCGGGATGAGCCGACTGAGGGGGCTGCCAGGATTAAACGGCCCAAGTCGACTGTTACGGAGATCCCTGTAGAGGTGACCCCGGAGGAGGCGGAACAGCTGCGTAGGCGGGGAATGAAAGTCCGTAAGTTGCTTTCTAAGGCAGCCGCTGCCAAAACGCCTGCGGCGGTACCGGTGCACCAGACGTCCCCGACTATGCTCGGCGGACTTGGTCTTGGCGCAGCGGCTACTGGGGGAGGCCTTCTTGGGTGGTATCTCACCGACCTGTTGGTTGACAAGATGCGGCAGCAGGCTGCAAGTAGTGACATCAACAGGGTTCGTGAGCGCATTAGTGGACTGCTCAACGACCGCCCACGAGATGAAGACGAAAAAGTCTACGGCACGATGAAGGCCGCCGAGGACGCTTACTTCAGTCAGCCAGCTGGCCAGCAGAAGCAGGCGGCCGTCGGGTTGTCTGATCTCCCTTGGATCCTGGCGTCTCTGGTAGGTGGTGGTCTGACCTTTGGAGCTTTGTCGGGGTATCAGCAGGCCCGTCGTAGTAGCCCTTCGGCTACCAAGGCCCAGCGGATCAAGCAGTACCTTTCCAGCAGGAAAGCTACTACTCCTCAACTGTCTATGGTACCTGTCCTTCGTGAGGCTCTTCGGGAAGAGGACGAGGAGGAAGAGGAGGCTAGGCAAGCAGTTCCGGTGCCAGAGGCCCCAGCTGCTCCGGTGGCTATGCCGGTGCCTGTACAAGTGGTCGACCAACCAGGTAGCCCTGCGCAGCAGGCGAAGGACAATACGGCTTCTCGTCAACCAGCCCCTAACTGGTTTTAACGGCCATGGCTCTAGCTTCTCCGCTGGATCCTATAAACCCTCCAGCTCCACTGGATCCGGTACAGCCAGGTAATCTAGCCAGTCAGAGCCCTGTGGCTGCTCCGCGCCCAGTTCGGTTGCGGCGTTTTGATGACTCGGATACCCAACGGGAGGACATCTATAACTCTGCCGTCGAAGCCTTGCAGGGAATGAAACCTGTTGAAAATGCGACACACCGTCTGGAAGTGACGGATGTTGGCTACGAGGGACCTTTCACGCCAGCTAAGCGTGACGAGAAAGAGATGATCATGCAGGGAACTTCCCTGCATCGTCCACTGAGAGGTACGGTACGTCTTGTAGACAAGGCTACCGAGACCCCAATTGACGAGCAGCGTGTTACGTTGGCTCGCATCCCACATTTGAATAGCCGTGGTGTCTTCATTCGTAAAGGGGTGGTCTGGTCTTTGCGGAACCAGGCACGCCTTCGACCGGGGGTCTACACTCGTCCCCGCGCAGATGGGGGCACTGAGAGTCACTTCAACATCAAGCCCGGTACCGGGCGAGCCTTCCGTATCTTGCTCGAACCGAAGACCGGTCTTTTCAAGATGCAGATCGGTCAGTCGACGACGAGGCTCTATCCACTTCTTCGTCAGCTAGGCGTTTCGGATGAGGACATCAAGAAGCGCTGGGGAGAGGAGCTTTACAACAAGAACTACCGAGCGCCTTCGGCCAACGACATCAAGGATCTCAAGAAGGTGGTGGGAAAGTTGGGGTCGCAGAAGACCGACGTCGACGAAGACCTGCTTCCCGAAGCTTTCCGTGATATTCTAGATAAAGCCCAGGTAGACCCTGAGACTACCGAGTTGACACTTGGCAAGGCGATCGACCAGTTATCAACCGGCACGTTGTTGGACGCCACGGGTAAAGTGATCCGCGTAGCCAGGAACGAGGAGAAGAGCGACAACCGGGACTCTCCTGCCTTCCAGTCGATCCATGGTGCTGAGGATTACATCCGGGAGCGTTTGCAGCGAGATCCTGCGGGCACGCTACGTAAGTTGCTCTGGCGGTCAGCTAGGCAAGGTAAGATGAAGATCCCTACTGGCGTTATGGATAAGAACATTGGATCCCTTTTCGAGGGCTCAGGCCTTGCGCTTTCCGTTGAGGACATCAACCCGTTCGAAGTGCATGATCAGCGACAAGCCATTACACGCATGGGGGAGGGTGGCATCTCAAGCGAGCAGGCTGTCAGCCGAGGTGCTCGTGGAGTACAGGCGAGCTACATTGGCGTTATCGACCCTGTCCGAGGTCCGGAGTCCAGCAAGTTGGGCTTGGATCTTCGAGCGACAGATGCAGCCCTGAAGGGGAGCGATAACCAGCTATACACCCCGGTAAGGAATATCAAGACGGGCGAAGAAGAAGTTGTGTCCGCGCGAACACTTTCTACCAAAGTGATCTCATTCCCTGGTGAGATGGAAAAGGACGCCAAACGGGTCCCAGCCATCAAGGACGACAAAATCCAGTATGTCCCCAAAGAGGAGGTGGACTACGCCATCCCAGACCCTGGGAATATGATGTCTCGGGCTACGGCGATGATTCCTTTCCCGCAGTCCATCAAGGGCCAGCGTCTGTTGATGGGGGCTCGAATGACGCAGCAGGCAATGCCACTGCGAGAGCCGGAGGCACCTCTAGTACAGACCAAGGGACCTGGCGGAGAGAATACCCATGAGGCCATGGGGCGTTATGTGGGTGCGGCCTATACGCCTGTGCAGGGTACGGTAATCGCCGTGACCCCTGATGAGGTCAAGATCCGTACAGCTGATGGTAAAAACAAGGTTGTCGACCTGTACAACAATTACCCGTCAGCGCGTAAAACGATGATCCATAACACCCCATTGGTGAAGAAGGGCGACTTTGTCACGCCTGGTCAGTTGCTTGCCAAGTCGAACTTCACTGACGACAAGGGTACTGCAGCTATTGGCCGCAACTTGCGGGTAGCTTTCATGGCTGCTGAGGGGGATACCATTGAAGACGCTTTCGTCATCAGCGAAAGTGCTGCTAAGAAGTTGACTAGCGAGGCCCTCTACAAGAGCGACTTGGACCTTTCTGATGTGGACTCGACAGATAAGAAGTCGTATCAGGCGATCTACAGTGACAAGTTTGATGCCGATCAGTACAAAAAGATCGGGGATGACGGTGTCATAAAGGTAGGGGCTGAGTTGCAGCCAGGGGATCCGATTATTCTGGGGTTTGGTAAGAAGGGCAAGAAGGCTGTTGGCGCGCTGATGAGCAGCCCTCGATCGACTACGACCGACCATGCCCAGCGGTGGGACCACCACGCCCCTGGGGTGGTGACGGACGTAAATCGTACACCCAAGGGAATCAAGGTTACCGTGAAGTCGTATGACGCCATGCGTGGTGCAGATAAGCTGTCAGGTCGTTTTGGCAACAAAGGCGTTATCTCGGAGATCCGGCCGGATGATCAAATGCCACTCGACTCAGAGGGGCGCCCCATTGAGGTAATCGCCAACGCCCTGGGTATCGTTAGTCGTACCAATCCGGGCGCCTTAGCCGAGTCGCTACTGGGCAAAGCTGCCCGTAAGCGCGGCAAACCTTACGCGGTGAAGGGTTTTGACACGGAAGACGTGACGGAGTTCGCTCTTCAAGAGGCGCTCAAGTATGGCGTTATCGAGCAGGACCCGGTAACCGGGAAGATTCGCGATACCGAGACGCTTACGGACCCGAGGGATGGATCCAAGATCCCGAATGTGTTTACTGGCGAGAGCTACTTCATGAAGCTCCATCACATGGCTGAAAGCAAACTTGGCGCTCGAGATGTTGGTACGTATACGACTGAGGGCATCCCGGCCAAGGGTGGCAAAGAAGGTAGTAAGCGGATTAGCATGCTTGATGCTCACGCGCTGCTTGCGGCGGGGGCTACCAACTTCTTACGTGACGCCAAACTAGTCCGTGGGCAGCGCAATGATGACTACTGGCGAGCCATTCGCGCGGGTGAGGAACCGATAGCTCCCTCAGAGAGCTTTGCCAACCAGCGCTTCAAGGATCTGCTTCGCGGAGCCGGGGTTAATGTCCGGGAGAAAGGCACACGTTCTCAACTAACACCTCTGACGGACGACCAAGTGGATACCTTGGCAGATCATGAGGTTGAGAATCCTGGTACGTTCAATTTCGAAACAATGAAACCTGTACCGGGTGGGCTCTTCGATATCAAAGCTACAGGAGGTGCAGAGGGGTCTCGTTTTGCCAAGATCACGCTCCCCGCCCCGATACCGCACCCACTATTCCTGGATCCCATCCAGAAGTTGCTTGGTGTGACGGGTAAGAAGCTCGACTCTGTTCTAGCCGGCAAGGAAGAGCTCAATGGGGAAACCGGCCCTCAGGCAGTGCAGACTGCATTGAAGTCGATCAATATCGATCGGGAAATGGGACTTGCCAAGGAGACCATACGCTCTGGGCGGAAGACGAAGCGAGACCAGGCGGTCAAGCGCCTGAACTACCTGGCTGGGCTTAAGAATATGGAGCTCAGCCCAGAACAGCTAATGGTCACGAAGGTCCCAGTTGTTCCCCCGAAGTATCGGCCGATCACAAGTGCTCGTGGTATCGATGTGGTTCACGACCTGAACTACTTGTATCACGAGTTGCTCGAATCCCGGGAAAACTACAAGGGTGCGAAGGAGCAATTCGGGGAGGCTGGTGACGAGTATCTGACGATGATGCAAGCGGTGGGGGCTATCTCGGGTACAAGGGATCCGGTCAGCCAGAAGTCTGCGGAGCAGGGTGTGAAAGGCGTTCTGCGACACGCTATCGGTGTCGGCCAGAGTCCCAAGGGTGCTTTTTACCAGCGTAAGGTCATCGGGACCGCTGTCGATTCTGTGGGACGTGGGGTTATCACAGCCGATAAGTCACTCGACATGGATGAGGTGGGTGTCCCCAAGGATATGGCTTTCACGATTTTCAAACCCTACGTTATCCGTCGGTTACGACGGTTGGGGATGGAGGCGACGGACGCCCTGAAGGCAGTTAAAGAACGTAAGCCAGTTGCTCAAAAGGCTTTGGAAGAAGAGATGAAGGAAAGGCCCGTGGTCTATAACCGCGCGCCCGCGCTTCATCGCTATGCCTATGTGGGCGCGTGGGGCAAGCTGCGGGATGACGACGCCATTGGCATGCCTTACCATACTCTCAAGGGTATCGGTGGTGACTACGATGGTGACCAGATCAATATCCACGTACCAGCCTCCTCCGAGGCCATTCAAGACGCTAAAACGAAGCTGATGCCCTCCAAGAACCTGTTTTTCACAGGTACCTTCGAGACCCACCTGGAGCCGATGCAGGACTACCTGGCTGGATTGTATCTTGCCAGCACCCCCGATAAGGAGGAACCTGTACAGGTCTTCGCTACGGAGGAAGAGGCCCGTAGAGCATTTGCTCGCGGAAAGATCAATGCCAGAACCCCTATAAGGATTCTAGAACAATGAGCCCGACGGACATGTATCACAGACTCTCTAAACTAGGTGCCACACACCCGGGGTACGACATCTCGAGGGAGGATCTCGATCCTTCGTCATATGAGCCTACCATACGCCTCAAGAGTCCTGGTAAGCTCAACCCTACGGGAATGGCTCTGTCCCCTGTTTTGCCCGGCATCATAGGAACCGGCATTGGGGGGCTCGTGGGTGCTCTCCGCGAGAAGGACGAGGACGAGGATCGTGGTGACGCTATCCTTCGGTCAGCCCTTACCGGGGGAGCCACGGGCGCCGGAGTCGGTTTAGGGGGTGCCTTGGGTGCAGCCCCAGGAATCCTCGCGGGTGATTTGGGTGTATCTGGGCTTGGGGCTTTGGGTGGCTCAGGCGCAGGCGGTATCCTGGCCTATCTTCTTTCCCGACGAAAATAACGGCTCTCAGGCAACACTACAACACTGGTTAGGATGGAACGATGACCAATCACGCACGATTCTTCAAAAGAGCGCTTCAAGAGCGGTTGGAAGAATACCGTCAGAAACAGGCGTTTGTGCCGATGACTGCCAAGCAAGGACAGCAGGCCGCTGGGCCAGGTGGTATGCCTGTCGCGCCCGGCGGGGGTGGGGGCGGAGCTCCCATGGATCCGGCGATGATGGGCGGAGCTCCCATGGATCCTGCGATGATGGGCGGGGCACCACCTCCCGGGGGTGGTGGAATGCCTCCCCCGCCCATGGATCCAGCTGCTGGCGGTGGGGCTCCTCCTTTGGATCCTATGGCGGCCGGTGGCGGAGACCCTATGGCCGGTCTTCCCCCACTTCCTGGGGGAGAAGAACTCCCCCCGCTTCCTGGTGAGGAAGGCATGGAAGAGGGCGGTGAGGGCGACACCTCTATTTCCGGTGGAGACGTCGAAGCCTTGAAGGGTATCCAGCAGAACACGATGGATATCGTCAGACAAGCGCTGGAGATGGTTGGGAAGGCCAAGCCTCAAGAGGCTGCTGAGGGAGATGGGAAGGCTGCTGAACAAGCAGAACCGCCCCCTCCGGAAGCTCAACCAGGGCCTGTGACTGGCCAGCCTGGGTTCAGCCCGGATATGGTGGGGGGCCCTCTCAAGCTTGGGGAGGCTGTTAAAGCAAAGCTGGCACAGAGTCAGAGCGCCGCTCAGATGGCCAGCGACTTGGCTTTGAGGAACCGCCGTTTGTCGGGCCTGGGACATACGGACCGCTCAGAACGTAACCGTCGTAAAGCCAGGGAGCAGGCCGAGGAACGGCAGAAGAACATGGTGAGTGGACGCAAGGTTACTGGTGGGACTACTAAGGGTGTCTCGAGACAAACTGTTCAGAAGAACAAACCCTAACTGAGGCGATAACACAGTTATGACGTTAGGTAAGAAAGCTCTTACTAAGTTCGCCCAGGTGCAGCAACCAGGTAGACCAGGTGGTCCGCCTCCGGGTGGCTTCAGGGGATTTTTTCCTGACGTCAATCAACGTCGAGCTCAGCACGCTCAATATGAGAGTCAGCAAGTACCTGGGTTTGCAGGGCGGGAAGGCAATACAACCAGTCCTGCTGGCATAGGTATCAGCCTTTTGCAGAACGTGATGGGGGAGATGGGAACGGCGCCAGCGCTATTGCTTCCCTTCGTAGCTCCGTGGGTGAAGGAGAAAACCGGCCTTGATCTGATGGAGCCTATCCAGGTCGGGTACGGCGGCGATCCAGCGGCGACCCGCGAAGCAGCTCGTGTTAATCGTGAGATGATGGGCAGACAGTTCCAGGAGAGTGGCCGTCTCGTCGGTCGGATTGCGGACATGGCGGGGGAGTGGATCAACAAGATCCCCAAGAATATCCGGCAGGACTGGCTCGGTGGGCTGAGTGGCGAAGCGGCCACTAGCTGGGTCAAGAGTATGCCGCCCCAGCAGCTAGGGATGATGTATGGGCAGTTAGCTCCTGCGGTGCCCGAGCTTGCGTCTACTCTGAGCGCGATGGACCCTAACTTCATTGCCGATTTTTCCCCGTTTGTGAAGATGACGATGGCCCAAAATGAAGGCCGTTTCGACGAGGGTCTTTTCGCTCAGAACATTCAAAACTTTCGCCAAGCGTATAACCAAGGGTGGTTCAACCAAGAGGGGCGTCCGATCCCTGCTCAGCTAGCGGCAAGCGCGATGGGCTTTGCCAGAGAGCGGCTGGGTAATCGGGCGAACATGGCGCATGCCGCCAACATCGCCAAATCGGCTGATGCACTTCACAAGCAGGGCCTTGCTCAGACCTTTGGTGGAGCGATGTCGTTGGCTAGCCGCCTCGGACAGGGCTACGCTGAGGATCCTTCACAATTGATCCAGTCAGCTAACTACCTGGGAGATCTTGCCCGGCGTGGCATGATCGACGCGCGTCAAATGGCCAAGGCGGCCGACATCGCTGACCAGCAAGGCATTGACCCAATGACCGCTATGCAGCTGGTAGGTCAGTCAGGTGTTCTCCGTACTCAGCTCGGAGCCGATGCTGAGAAGCTGCTTGAGCCAGCTGCGCAGTCCTATGCCCAGTTACAGAAGCAACCGTGGGCAGAGGCCCTGGATAAGGCTGTTCGATTCGACAGTCGCTACCGCCGCCGGCTCGAGAGCGCCAAGGAGCGTGGGGACACCACTGCTATTCAGCGCTTGGGAGAGCGGGCCATGAAGGACCGTGGCTTGATGAGGGAGCTGGAGGGCATAGAGGGTAGTGGCGCCCGCTTGTTGGGTGACTTGGCGAGTACCAATCCTCAGTTGGTCCCAGCTATGATGGCCCAGGAGGTTCACCATGGTTTCCGTCGACGAGGCGATCTTGGGAGGAGTGCCCAACGCTTCATCGCCCGAAACCGTGAGGAAGTAGCTCAGGCAATGAGCACAGGCGATTTCAGCGATCTGGGACGAGGGTCCCGGGGAAGGCGTATGGGGGCTCTTTTTGCGAAGAATCCACATCTAGTGGCCAGTGCGCTGACACTTGATCCGTCTGTCACCTATAGTGGGACCTTGAGGCCTCGACAGCGCATCAAGAAGCCTGATATCAAACCGGCAGTGGGAAGTGAACCTATCAGGCGGCTGGGCACAGGGGTTCCCCAGTTTGGTGGGGGTAAGAGACCTGCCCTACCTGAGCAGAAATAGTGTTCACGTGAACACTATTGGAGCTGATGCATGTTCTACGTCGAAGTAGTCCACGAGAACGGTAAGCGGTACCGAATGCCGGTATCGCAGGTGACCGTATTTGCGGATACTGGGGAGCCTGTGGCGCTGACTTACGAACACGCAGGGATTCTCATCCACTCTGATCTAGAGCACCGAGACTTTGTCAGTAGCTGTGAGCAGCTAAAGGTAAAGCGAATCAATGTGGAGCAGTCGACAAGTGGCTGACGGCAAAGGCATTACCACGATCGGTACGATCATGATCAATGACGCGCTCCCCGAGGAGTTGCGTAAGGGGCAGCATCGTCTCGATAAGAAGGGCACTCACAAGCTGTTCATGGAGCTGGCCGATAAGTACCCGGAACAGTACAAAGAGGTCCTCCAGGAGTTGTCTGAGGTCGGTAAGACGACTGTTTGGACGGAAGGTCTTTCGGTGAACCTCGCTGGGCTACGCCGTTCCAAGGCTCGGGAAGAGATCCTGGAGCCCGCTCGGAAAAAGGTACGAGCGATCATTGATGACGACAGCTTGACTGATGAGGAGCGTAAAAACGCCATCGTTGAGACCCTGCTTCCAATCAGTGGCCCCATGCAGGAGGCGCTCATGGCTGAGGCGCGGGAAGAGGGGTCCCCGTTTGCGGTTCAAATTGAGTCGGGAGCTCGTGGGAATCCCGGGTCTTTTGCCAGTCTGCGAGGCGCTGATCTGTTAGCGACTGATCAGGAGGATGATTTCATTCCTCTGCCGTTGCTCCATAGCTACGCAGAAGGGTTCACCCCAGCTGAGTACTTTGCAGCCTCTTACGGACAGCGAAAAGGCCAATTGGACGTCAAGCTCGCTACGGCGGATAGCGGTTATCTCAGCAAGCAACTGGTGAATGCAGCACATCGCCAGGTGGTCACCCATGATGAACCTGTTCAGTCCCGTCTTCCAACGGGGCTCCCGGTGGACCCGTCAGATAAAGATAACATCGGAGCCGTCTTGGCTTACGACACGGGGGAGTATACGGCCGGTACTATCTTGACTGACGAAATTCTTGAGGATCTACAGGATGGGAGTGATGAGATTCTCATCTATAGTCCGTTGACGGAGATCAGCGAGGATGGGGGTATTAGCGCCAAGGCCGCTGGTCGACGTATTCGTCGAGGGCTTCATTTGGTGGGAGATAACATCGGTATTCCAGCAGCTCAGGCGATTGGAGAGCGGCTGAGCCAGGGGGCCCTTTCCAGCAAACATACTGCTGGGGTAGGCGGTAGAGCTACTCGTGGTGGTTTCGAGTACATCAACCGATTGATCCAAGCACCTCAGAACTTTCCGGAATCCGGACCTCTTGTTGAAGAGGAGGGGGCGGTCAACGATATCAAGGAAGCTTCCCAAGGTGGTCACTACGTCACCGTTGGGGACAGGGAGTACTACGCTGGCCCAGATTTGAAGGTATCAGTTAAAGTAGGGGACCAGGTAGAGCAGGGAGACGATCTGACAGATGGCGTACCCCACCCTGGCGATCTTGTGAGGCTGCGGGGTATGGGCGAGGCCAGGCGGATTTACACCCAACATCTTCGTGAGGCGCTGGAGAATTCGGGTGTGAAAGCACACCGTCGGAATGTGGAGTCGGTGGTTGCAGGGCTGCTGAACTGGGCTCAGATAACGTCTCCCGATGGTATCGAAGACAACATCTACGGAGATGTGGTACCCTACGGACGCCTCATGGCGAAGTACAAACCGCGTAGAAACGCTCAGGAACTACCTGTTAACAAGCTTAAAGACAAGTACCTGGAAGAGCCGGTACTCCACTACACACCTGGTACTCGAGTGAACTCGAAGGTCATCGATAAGCTGAAAAAGTACAACATCCGCAGTGTGTACGCACACGATGATGAACCTGACTTCGAGCCACACATGGTTCGGGGGGTCCTCAGCGTTTATAACGACCCTGACTGGAAGACACGGCAGGCCGGCTTCTACACTGCCAGGGCGTTTCAGAAGTCGCTCCATCGCGGGGCGGAGTCAGACACCAAGAGCACGAGCTTCGTACCAGCCTTTAGCCAACCAGAGCGGTTGGGAGCCCAGCTGGGGGAACTCGGTAAATACGGCGAAGAAGGCTGATCGCTTGTCTCGCGAGCCCAGGCCAGGTAGACTTTTCCAACTCAGGTAATGGAACGAAACTATGCCACAGACCAATGAAACCGCGCTGGAGAAGACTTTTTCCGATCTGGCCTACTCTCACCTGCGTGACAAGAGTCAGAGCCTGCTCGACTATCTGGTCGGGTTTCAGATGCTCAAGCAGGAGGACGACGGGCAGCGGGCAGTTGGTATCTTCGGTTTCGAGATCGACGAGGATTACTACTACGCCCCTGTTTTCTTCATGAACGGAGAGATCAGAGGTCTAGATAGCCTGTACTCGGTCAAGTCTGATCTGTTCGTCCCACTCACGGACGGGTGGGTGAGTTCGATCATTGACCGTCGGCAGGTCCGACTTGGGGATCCTGATACCCGTTCTCGTAACGAGCGTGGTATCCACGTGCCAAACTATACCCGCATGAAGGTCATTCCCGGCGGTGGCGGTTCGGTCAATCTCAAGCTGGCCGAGGCCATGATGGGTGATCGTGAAGACGAGGTCGAATCCATCAGCCTGACCGAGGAGCTGAGTAAGATTGGTGCGGCTGGTTACTTCAAGCAAGCTTTGGATGCTAACCCTCGTTTGCGCGATCACTTCGAGAGGTTTGGCTACAATTACCTCGACCTGGCCGACGCGGCTCCTCAACAGAAGCAAGCCCAGGAAGAGGCGGTGGTGATCATCAATTCGGTCACTGACGAGGGCGCCAAGGAACTAACTGACGAGCAAAAGCAGGACGTCCTGGAAGGTGGGACGGTGGTCATCGACAACCGACCGGAAGTCTCCAAGTCACGTCTCTACCGCACTGAGACCGAAGAATGTCTGGAGAACCCCACCGAAGGCGGGTTGTACGATGTCCTCTGGAAGGACGGCTCTGTTCGTTTGGCGGTAGTTACGCCATCAAACACGCTGACCAACTGCGTCTTCGTTTACGACCCAGAGAACAGCAAATACTGTGAGATCGACCGTACGGAGGTGTGGTGTCTGCGTAAGTATAGCCGCCAGGAGTTGGTCGACTGGCTCAGTGAGAACGCAGGTAATCCGGCCGATGTTCGCCCCCAAGATGTAGTGGTCTTCATCTCTGAGAGCGGCGAGTCTACTGCTGGCTTCTGCATCAAAGAGAACAACAAGGGCGTTGATGGCATTACCACTCTGCGCATCCATGACCGACACTGCATGACTGCAGGCGCCCCTGTTGAGGGGCTAGCCCGGGGGAACAATGGAAACCCGCCTCATAACCTCTTTAAGGACCTCTGGGTTGGTGGTAACGGCGGGGCTGCCTCAGGTGTCCCCAACTTTGGTAGCCGTCCGCGAGACCCGAATTGTCGGGTCGACTCGGTGATCGTGGCTGAGACCGGTGACGCTGCTCCGAGCTATACCAAGGACTACCTGATTGTGAACAGTAAGCGTTTCTGGGCGCTGAAGATCAATCAGTTCCGTATGCGAGAGGTAGACGAGACGGGGGATCTAAGCCCTTATGAGGTGGAGCGATATCAGGAGCCTCGCTACGACGCTATCTTGGATTGCGCGGACTTCGGCAACTACAACACGATCCGCCAAGCACTCGATAAGGTTGCCGAGGACCTGCGGGCGTGGCGGTCTGGTACGGAAGTGACGGTCAAGACTGCTGGTACTTCTGCCAACTTCCGCAAAGAGGCTGACGGTATTCGGTTTATGATGCGGGACCTGGGATTGAGTGAGGAAGACGCGCGTACAGTCATCAAGGAAGCGTCCCCGACGATCTCGTTGTACAAGTATCGTCCGACTACCAAAGAAGCTGCTGAGATGTTGACTTTCCCGGAAGTCGAGGATACCGACTTGGGGGGCTTCTTAACCAGCTTCCACCAACAAGCAGTGCCGTTTCAGACGGTGAACCAGGCTCGTTCCCCTCAGAATAGGGAGTTCTATCAATATTACTCCCCGTTTGGGGCCGGTGGTGGAGACGCAGAGGGCGAGCCAAATACGTTCTCTGCTATCGAGACAGCAGGCGAGACGGGGCAGAAGGATGTGTTCGACGCATCGGCGCTGGGTAGCTTGATCAAGAATCACACTCCCACGGACCTGGTCGACAAGTTCCTGCCTACGATCACTTCTGGTATGGACCGCATTGGTCGGATGCTATTTCTGATCTATTGGCATTACGAGGATTTCGAGGAGCGCTATGGGGAGAACGATCTCGCTGAGTTCGTCGATAACCTCAAGGCGGTGTTCGAGCAGCTCGGCGACATCATTGTCTTTTCCAAGAAGCGAAGCCTTGCCGGGGACCCGGAACACTTCGGTATGGGGGCTGCCCCCATCATGGATGAGGCTGGTTGATGTCCCGACTAGGAAAGCTTGCTGCTACGCGACTGCGCTCTGAGCGAGGCCAGCCAGTGGAGCCTTCTCCGAGTGGTATGAGCTACGCCGACCCGGAGACCGGACAGTGGTATGGGCTCACACAGGCTGACCTTGAACAAGCTCAGCCTGAGCAATCGCTGGATGAGCGGCTTATGGGGAGAGAGCTACCCGGTGCTCGGGAGCCGAGAGGTGTCTTTACTGACCCGGAGACAGGTGAGAAGCGCTACGTGGTGGGGCAAGCATCCGGTGGTATGCCGGTGACGGAGTCGACCACACCCGAGCAACTCGCACAGTACGAGGCCAAAGCTCGTTCCCAGAGCGCCAATATGCGGTCTGCTCGTGCGGAGCGTCAGCAACAAGCTGAGGCGAAAAGACAAGAGCGTATCAACTATTACAAGCAGAACTTTCCTGGCTGGTATGCTCAAACTCAGCAGCCTACTCAGGCCCAGCAGGGGGCTACCCAGGATACAGCTTCGAACTCTGTTCCGACACAAGCCCAGCAAGAACAGCAGACCAAGGACACAGGTCCTGGATTCCTCAATCAGGCGGCGGGCTGGTTTGACCAGAATGTCGTTACGCCTGTTAGGGATGCCTTCAGTCAAAATCAATCAGCTCAGCAGCCCCAACCAGCTCAACCGCAGATGGCTTTTCAGCCTAGTGGTGGCCACGCTGCAGGTGGGTATCAGGGGCAGGCTGTAGGCGCGAACCTGCCTTCAGCCGGCAACATCAAACAAGGAATAGCTATGAAGACCACAGTAGCTGTTTTGAAACGGGCGGCGGACGCGAACAGCAGTTCTTCCGACGGTTATACCTCGCAGGGGATTACGCGGAATGTAGGAGAGCACACCCCCGGCACGGGTTACCCGGTTCAGCAGGAAAAGCCGGAGAACCAATCAGCGGCGGTAAACGCGGTTGGTAAAGGACTCACCCGGGCGAGCACCAATAGTACTCCACCTCTGTCGTCTAGCGGCGTCGCCCATGGTGTTGAGAAAACGGCCCAAGCTCTGGGTGAGGTGCTCTTTCAGAAGCGGAAAACGACTCCTAAGTCCATGCTCCAAAAGGCGTTGAAGAATCTACGCCCCGAGGAGCGCAAGTAGGTTGCTCTGAGGGTGTTCTTCACGTAACCTGCGTATTCAGTTACACATGAAACCTTGTGAGGGTTAGTCGCATGTCTAAGAAGCAGATCAAGCTGAGCGAAGACCAGCAGCGTAAGCTGGCCGCAGTGGATCGGTTCGACCGGGAGCAGGCCTTTGAGCTCGGCTTCGCCAAGTGTGCCCGTGACCTGGGCTTGAGCGAGGATGAGTTCAACCAGTTCTACGAGGTCGGCTGCGAGAAGCTGTCCGTCGCTCAGCCCAAGAGCTGAGGCCCTGAGTGGATCGGCTGCTAGCTCCTGATCGGCCTGACTGGCGCTGGGCGCGAGTGGCCGAGCTGTCTCAGTATTCAACGACTGCGGCGCTGGCTCGCCTCCAGCAGGAGGATGAGGTAACGAGGCGTGCTTTCGAGTTTCGAAGGGCGCTTGACCGTGGGTTGATGCCCGGTGAGTTCAAAAAGCATGAAGCAGCTTACGAGCTGTTTATGAACCGCCCTGAGATGAGACTTCAGTTGGAGGGGTTTCTGATCGCTGGGGAGAAGGACGATCCAATCGCGTACGACATCTATAGCACCCCAGAAGTGGTAGAACTCTACCATGATCTCTTCTTCTGGGTGCGGTCTGGGCTTGATAGGCCTATCTGGTTGAATTCAGCCGTTTTCGGGGGCCTCCCACATACCAACACGCACCTAGGGGATACCCGTGGGACGGCTTTGAGGATGGCTTACAAACTCGGGCCGGTTGCTTTTCGAGAGATGTTGGGTGCCGGTTTGTCCTCGGAAACGACGGTGCAGCAGATGAAGTCCATGGTTCACGAGGTTCTGATGACCCAGGTAGCTATGATGTCCTTCTCGGCCGGCACCCATCGGGAGCTGCCTGAGTGGGTGGGCCGCCTGATGGACCAGAAAGACTCGGGCGCGAGCAGTGGTAACAACGATATGGACCGAGCCATCGATGTCTTCTTTGAAGACCTCTCTATCTCCGTTGCTGATCCTACGGATGAGCGTAACTTGAACCTACCGGCCCGCGAAGAGCGAGCAGGCAGTTACGAGGTGATTACCCATGACTGAACAGCTCATGAGCAGTGCTCGGCAGGATCAGCTGATGAAAGCGGCTGAGGAGACCGTTGGTCTCATGAATGTCGGAGTCGAGCCTAATGCGGCGCTTTCCAAGATCGCCAAGGACAACGACATGAACGACCACGAGGTCGAAGTCGTGGCCCACGCGGTGAATAACGGGCGGCAGCTTGCTCACATTCAAAACAGCCCTGAAGATGACCGGGAGAAGGAGTTTCCTCTGATCGACCCGGAGAAGGTGCGGCCACATGGGGATACGCAGCCTGCAACTAATGCAGACCAGAACACCGGGTATCGCTATGGGGTCCAAGAGACGCCTGGTGAGGATACCGAGGCGAAGATGGACGCACCAGATGCCGACGAGATCCAGGAGGATCTTCGTAAGTCGGCTTCAAATAGCTACTTAGAGCAGGGAGATTATCGGCTACGCGAAGAGCAGCCAGATTATGCTGGTCAGTTGCGCGAGGGCTGGGGGCTTTCGGAGCCTCAGCAGAAGGTAGCTGAATACGTCAATCCAACCCCGTTCGCCAAGCTGAGTCATTACCGCATTGGTATTGAAGAAGCGAACCTCAGGTACCTCAAGCGAGTCGATGACTGCATGGGTGAGATGCAGAAGGTAGCTAATGGGATGCGGCGGCTCGATGCCCCCAAGTGGGCTGAGGTAGAGAAAACTGCTGCGGCGATGGGTGCTGAGAAGGCGACGCTTGATATGATCTTCGCTACCTGCGATATCGAGAAGTTCGGTGAGCAGCGGGCAGACTTGAGCGTGAAGACAGCGTCTAGGATTTACGCCCTGCCCAAGGTGTATGAGCTAGCAGAACATTGTGTTCGCGCGGACACTCTTTGGAAGGAGGCGGCCGACGTTCACACTGCTCGGGGCATTTTGCAAGAGCAGCAGTCAGCGGCGGAGAATGCCTTGTTCCCAAAAGAAGCAGCCGGTTCTCCTTACTCTAATAGTCCTCTTGGCGTCCAGACCAACGTGTCTGCGAGCCTGGGAGAGTTCGCTGAGCCTATCGAAAAGGCTCCTGAGGAGTTTACCGGCCTTACCCCAGATGTGCTCCAGCACGCCATTGGTGGCGGTGCCCCTGAAGGCGAGGGTGGCCCTCAGGCACCAGGCTATGATTTTCGCCAAGAGATGAGGAACATCGACGCCCGTAGCTCGATCGAGAACCTGATGCAGGACGACTACATCAGTGGGCACAGCACCCCAGAGGTCATCGATGCCTACAACGCGGCCATGTCGGTAAATCCGGATTTTGGTCGCGCTGAAATGATCAGTTACGTGCGCCAGCATCTCGCGACGGAGGGTAGTGTTCCTCTGGACCTCCAAATTCGGGCCCGCTCCAAGGGGCGTGAGGCGAAGGAAGAGTAACCGTGACGTTTGCCGATGACGCAGCCAAGCTCCTCACAGATTCGTATGAGATGCGGAAGTTCGCTGAGGATGTCGAGGACGAACAGTACCTCACTCCCGAGCAGAAGGAGGATGAGGAGCGTCGAAAGCGGCGTCGTATGTGGGCGGTACTGGGTACCTTAGGCGGCCTTGGCGCGCTTGGTACGGGTGCTTACTTCTATCCCCAGATCCGGGATTGGGCGATGGGGAAGGCCCGTGCCGCCGGTATGGATGTCGGCGGTAAGCGGCCGGTAGAGTCGGATGAGCTGAGCACCACTCCTCTTGCCGATTTTGCAGAAGATGTCGCGAGCGCAGAAGGTGGAGCGGGTGTTGCTGCGGGAGCAGCGCACACCTTCCTCGGTAGTCGGGCTGGGCAGCAGGCGCTCCATCGAATTTCTCCACGTGCGGCTGAGGCACTTAATAAGTGGCTGCCCTATGCTGCTGAGAACCCTAATCTGCGTGGCGTCATCGATGACCTGCGGGTTATGCAGCGGTCGCCCGAGACAGCACGGGCTCGCTCGCTAGGAGAAGTGACTGATGCCAGAAGCGGGCTTGGCACTACCGTAAAGGCACCAGCACCAGGTACGGGGGGTCGCGCAGATCGTCGTTTGGGGGCGTTGATGAACGCTCTCGCGGACCCAGACCCTGCTGTGACTGCACAGCGAGCAGCCAATCTTGCTGATGCCTTGGAGTCAACCGCTTCTCGCGGGGCTAAGCTTACCGGTAGTGATTTGCATAGGTTGGTCAGCCGTGTTGCTGGGGAGGACTGGGGCCGTTCCCGTTCTGGAGATACTCAGATGAGACCGTTCTCTGAACGGACGCTTACTCCAAAAAGACTGGCACAGCAGTTGGAGGCTGCTCAGAAACTACGTACTACGGGCAGGATGCGGCAGCGTCCTGACGCTGGGAGGCTGCTCACCAGTCTTGAGCGAGCTACAGGAGCTGACCCCCATCAACTCGCGGGTGCTCTTAAGCAGTACGGTACGCGTAATCCGCTCCGTGGTGGCGGGAGTACCGACATAGGTCGTCTTTTCCGGCGCAGCCTTGCCGCACCTTTAGGGGTGTGGGGGGCGTCGGCAGCTGCGGAAGCGTGGCCCTATGGTGGGGTTGATACCATGTCGACGGATCCTCAGGATGTCGCCCTCATGCAGGCAGCGCAGGAAGCGGAAGGCAACGAATGATTACCAAGGTTGTCACGAACTCTTTCGACTTTGGCGAAACCGCTGCTCAGCTGGTCCCTCTCTACAGCCGTGGAGTGGACGGTGACTGGTTGTGTAAGCACGCGAGTTACCAAGGCGTGTTTCATGACGTACTTCAGGATCTCAAGCCGATCCCTGGTAAGACGGTCATTCACGTAATCGCGTTGGGTGATGAGGAGATTTACGGCCCAAACCGCAATGGAGACGGTTTTAGCCGCAAGGATAACGTTACTGCACATAAGACCTTCAAAGAGCTTGGTAACGTCTTCAAGAACCACCAGAACAACGATCCGCTCAAGGCGGCTGGTGATGTGATCGCTACGGCTCACCACCAAAACATGTCCCGTGTCCAGCTCCTCCTTGGTCTGGATAACGATAAGTGCCGGCGAGAGGTTGATGCCCTGGATAAGGGTGAAGACGTGCCGGTTTCGATGGGGTCGATGCAGGACTTCGACGTCTGCTCTGTGTGCCAGCACAAAGCACCCACGGCAGCAGATCATTGTCATCACATCAAGAATATGCTGGGACAGCTTCTGTCTGACGGCCGCAAGGTCTACATGCAGAACCCGAACCCCAAGTACTTCGACATCAGTTTGGTATTCAAACCAGCTGACCGCATCGCTTATACCCTGAAGAAGGTGGCTGCGGCCGGGGGCGGGGTCATTGGAGGTCACGAACTGGCTGAGATCTATGGTCTCCGGGCAGTTGGGGACCCGAAGTACGCCACCCTCAGAGCATTGGCGGCCATGTACAAAGAGGTCCCTGCTACACTCCGCAAGGCAACTGGCCCAGAGGAGCTCTCTGAGGAGACCACCACTGAACTGCAGAAGCAGGCCAAAATCCACGGGATGGATCACCTCCTGGCGTTCCTTCACGCCAATGACTGGCTCCTCAGCCCAGAGGACTTTGGGAGCGTGATCGGACACCCGTCGCCAGGAGGCTGTGGACAGGCGGTGGAGGAGCACGGAGCGCTTGACGACTTGGTGGACGACCACAGCGAGGTCAAGGCTCTTGAGGTCCCAGCAGTCAGTGACTACATCCCTTTGTCCGAGTCTGCAAGAGCTGATTTGGATACTCGTACGTCTATGAAGCCCGATTCCGCTAACGCTCGCGTTATCCGGATGACCATCATGAAAACGCCTAAACTTGCCAAGCAGGCCCTGGACGAGCACGAAGCGCGTGGCTTTGCGGCTCTCTATGGCCACTACAAGCTGGCTTTCGCAGCACAGCACCAGACGGAACATGCCGTCCTGAAGACGGTTGCAGCAACGTTCTAGTTGCTGGTTGCTCGCTGTTGCGTAACTTTTTGAGTCAAGGACACAGTTATGACAACCAAGCGCATTCTCGATGACCTCGATGCCCTCATCAAAAAGGCTTCCGCCAGCAAGACGGCTGCCGTGAAGGAGGCGGGCGATGTCAGTTCGAAGCTCGACAATGCTGATGACGGTGAGTCGCCAGCCACCACTGGTGAGCAGGCCGCCGCTCAGATCAAGGCCCAGAAGGAGCAGTACGCCGATCCCTCGGTCGACACGAATGCTTCCGAAAACCCCACTGGGGAATCGGTGGATATGTCGAGCGACGAGGCGACAGCGGTCGATGCTGATGGCCAGGAGGGTACCAAGGGCTCTGAGATGGCCTCGGGTGGGGTTGGCAAGGCCGACAACGGCGAAGAGACCAGCCAGATGCCCAAGAATGACGGCTGGGATAGCGGTGCCTTCAAGGGCGCTGCCGCCGAGCTTCGCAAGCAGGCCGCTGAGCTCCGCAAACTGGCGGAGGCGTCCCTGAGCCCCCTGGACCGTTTCTTGGCCAAGTGTGCTCGTGCGACCGACAACGAAGAGCTACGCAAGCACGCCCAGGCGATGGATGACGCGGACCTGGCGGACGCCGCTGCTAGCTCCCTGATGGAGCAGATCGAGAGCGGCGCGATCGGTGATGAGGAGGCCAACGCTATTCTGCAAGAGGCTTCTTCGGCCGGCGCCGTCCAGCCTGGGGAGATCGATGCTGCTGCTGAAGCGGTCAATGCGGTCCCTCAGAACGATATGATGGAAGCCAAGCTGGCTGCTGCCGATATCGACCCGGATCATCCTGAGTACCTCAAGAAGCTCGCGTCCTTTTATCCGGCGGAGATCCAGGCGGGCTACCAGTTCGCTATGAAGCTCGCTGAGGAGATGTCCGACAAGGACGAGGACAAGGGTGACGAGGGTGAAGGCAAGGACGATAAAGGCCAGTCCAGCAAGTTCGAGCAGAACAAAGAAGATCTGAAGGATGATGGCAAGCTCAACGACTCCAACACCAAGAAGGCCATGCCCGAGGGTGAAGAGTCCTATGAGGAAGAAGCCAAACATAAGGAAATGTCCTACGAAAATGGTGAAGAGGGCGGAATGCCGCCCGCAGAAGCCAGCGGTGAGGGTGACGAAAAAGGCGATATGTCCTACGAAGAGGACGAAGGCGTGATGGGGGAAGGCTCCTACGACGACGAGAACGGCGGAGAAGTCTCTGAAGAGGCCCAGGCCGAGGGCTCGCTCGAAGACGAACTGACCCCCGCTAGCCCGGAAGAGGAGGCTGCCCTTGGCGCCGTCGGTGGTGAGCTTGGGCTCGATGAAGCGGCCCTGGCCCAGCTGATGTCTGCCCCACTTCCCCCGGAGGCTGGTGCCGAAATCGGCAAGGTCGCCAAAGCGCTGAAGACGGCCGGTGTGGCCCCTGAGCGTCGCTATCGTACCCTCATCCTAGAGAAGGTTGCAGCCCTTCGGCGGTGACCGTAACTTGTTGCAATAGAGGAAGTCAACATGACCACTACCTACAAGCAGCTCAAGCAGGCGGCAGACAACCTGGACAAACAGGCTGATGCCCTGGAGTCAGCAGCGGGCGTCCTGGAAGACACCCAGAAGAAGCTGGCCCAGGCTCAGAAGGCTGCTGCAGAGCATACCAAGACCGCTGCGGCTCAGGAGTCTGTGAAGGCTGAGTTGGCGCCTATGGCGAAAACCGCAGCTGCCGCGCTCCTGGAATCCAACCTTCTCAGTACTCAGGAGCAGGCGGACGTCTTCGCCTCTCAGATCCTGGGAGATCACAAAGTGGCTCTCGCCAAGATGGCCCAGCTTGCTAAGCATTCTGGGGCTCCGAAGCGGGCTCAGGTCGTTCACGACAGCCAAACTCCTGAACAGGAAACCTCGGATGGCGCCTGGGAGAAGCACGCTCGTGCGGCTCTCCAGCGTCTCCACCTTGGCTGATCGACGTTCAGCCTCTTCGTTCGCAGACCCGAATTACGAAAGGAAGTAAATTATGGTCCTGCAGTCCTCAATGGGGCAGTTCAAGCTGGACGTCCGCTATGGCGACCGGAACACCCTCCCCTACTACAATGGCGCTCTTGACAGCGGTCTCATCGGCCGAGTCAATGTCGCCGATGAAGCCACCGCTGGTAAGGTTTACACCATTGCCACCAACGGCTCTCTGACGGTTGGTATCACCAACCAAGGTCAGGTCCCCTACTACGGGTGGTCCGGCCTCGACGTGAACAACGCTCCTGACGTGCAGCGTGATCGCGGCATGCCAGGTTTCCTCGATAAGCCTGCCGACGAGACCGTCGACGGTGACTCCATCGAGGGTATCGGTGGTCCTGGTTCGCCGGGCTGGCCGGGCATCGCCAACCGTGGTATCGGTGACAACGTTGCTGGTGGTTTCGCGACCATCCAACACATCGCCGCTGCTGAGCTGAGCACCACCGCTTTCGCGATGGACAACACTCAGAACAGCTTCAACGCGGGCGTGGGAACCACTGGTGTCGCCATTGGTGACTACACCCCAGGCACTTTGCTGACTGCGGTCGCTACGGGTTCGGGTGCTACTTCCACCGATACTCCGGCGGCTGTTGGCCTTCTGGTGCCCCAGCAGGCCGCTACCGATACGGTGGTTGGCATCGTCTCTCCGGCTGCGGTCTTCATGGGTCCTGAGGGATTCCTGACCCTGGCTTTCACCCCGACCTTCACGGCCGGCACTACCGCTGTTCGTCTCGATGGCGGCGCTCTGGTGAGCGACGCTCGTGACGTCGCGCCGCTGTCCTGATTCTGAGATTTGAGAGGAACCAATAAAATGACTCAACAGAAGCTCAGTGCGGCCCAGTCCAATAAGGCCTTCTTTGGCTTGCTCGATGCCGGGCAGGTCAAGGAAGCCCAGGACATGGTGACCGACTTCACCCGAATTCGCATTCGCGAGTCTTCGGTGTTCGAGAAGGTGCTGCCTGGCGTGAAGCTCGCCGATGACGAGCTGACACCTCAGCTCGGCACCGACAAGAACGTCAAGCTCGTCGAGCGTGAAGCGGCTAGCCCGGCGGCTATCACTATTCCGCTCGGTACTCAGCCCATCCAGTACTACTTCCGTGGTGATCGCTATCCGGTCTTCTTCGACCGGATCGTCACTCCGAAGTTCACCAAGGATGTGTCTGAGCTCCGAACCTACGGGATGGACATCCGCCAGGTGATCTCGGATAACGCTATTCTCGACATGGACTTCGAGTTCGACCGCAAGATGATCGCTGCAGCGCAGACGATCGTTGGTGCGGAAGGTTCGACCGTGGCCGAGACTGGTGTCATCCAGAACCGGAACATCATCGACTCGCTCGGTATCACTCGCAACTCGCTCTTCGAGATGCGTAAGATCCTGCCCGAGACCTTTGCTCATCTGGAGAGCGTGACCATCCTGGTCAACAACATCACCATCCACGACGTGGCCAAGTTCGGCCGCGACGAGGTTGGTGGCGACCTCTCCGAGAGCATGTTCGTCGAGGGTTTCCAGCAGAAACGGCTGTTGGGAATGAATTGGGTCGTGACCAGCAAGACCGAGCTTGTCGAGAATGACACCTTCTGGTTGTTCTCCTCGCCCGAGTTCATCGGCAAGTCGTTCATCCTGGAAGATGTGACCCTCTTCATGGATAAGAGAGCGTACAACCTGGAGTTCTTCGCTTACACTGAGCGTGGTGCCACCATCGGCAACCCCGCTTCGATCGCGAAGGCTCGTATCAGTACCAGCTAAACCTAGCTAGATAAGCGGTTTACGAAGATCCCCCATCCTGAAAGGGTTGGGGGATCTTTTAATTGTGCATCTGCTTTGTTTTGTATAGTTGTGGTATGACGTCACATAAACTTTCTAAAAATCAGATAGCAGACAGCTGCAAGCTGTATAAGGAGGGAGTTAGCAGGGCGGAGTTGGCTGAAAAACACCAGGTAACAGAGGGCGCTATAGTTTATCATTTGAAGAAGAGTAAACTCTTAGAAACCTACAGAATACCAAGAGGTAAACTTTCCAGGTCAGATCGAGCCTTCAAGTGTGACTGCGGACATACCGAAGATCGCGATGTCAACGCCGCTCAAAACCTTCGTACCTTGGGCTTCAGGGGAATCGACGCCTGTGGACAGGCGGGCTCTGGTCCTGGCTTATGCCAAGACGATACCGGCCTGGGTGAAACAGGAACCCAATCACTGGCAACGTCTACGAGTTGCCACATTTAGGAAAGCAGAGCCCATGCTTCAAACAAGACCCCGTAAGCTTGCCTCGAAAGAAGAAATGCGCGTTTGCGCGCGCTACGAAAACGGAACCCCCGTACGCGTCTTGGCCGAAGAAGCCGGTATGACGAATATGGGTATCTACAAACTGCTCAAGCGTAACCGTGTACGGACTGCGAGACCGAAGAACATTCCAAGAAGGCTTGGCCTTACAAAGACACCTCGGGATATCCCGCTTCCTTATATGCCGGAGGTACTCGGCGTAAAAGACCGCTTGGTAGTCATCGCGGTAGATCCGGAGAAGTGGCATGTTGAGGCTATCATGTCTCGTTATAACCAATCACACGCCCAAGCTGTGAATTGGCTGGTCCAGTTCCGTAGGCACATCAACTTGCTGGGCTATGACCATCTTCTGCTGTGGAAGGACGAACTGGATAGCCCGGCTCTTAAGAACATGGTCGATCACCGCATCTCTGCTCGAGAAGACAAGATACACGCACGTAAGTGCTCTATTGAAGTCATCGACAGAGAGCAAGCTAACGACTTCTACAAGAGGTATCATCTGCAGGGGACTTGCACGGGCACCGACCATCTCGCGCTGGTGTATGAGCGGGAACTAGTTGCCTGTATGAGCTTCAACAAAGGCAGCGCTTGTCGGGGTGATAGCGGTGATCGTCTTCTCCAGCGATACGCTACGAAATACGTCATACCTGGTGGCGCTTCCAAACTCCTGGCAGCCTTCCGTTCAGTGAACCCAGGCCCCGTAGTGAGTTACTCTGACGAGCGTTACGCGCCCTCCGGCAACCTCTATGAAATCCTGGGCTTCACCCAGCAGGGTCTCAACAGGCCTGATTACCGTTACTGGCGGGATGGCCGTTGGTACGCCAAGAATTCCAAGCAAAAGAAGTACCTACATAGGGAGGCGGAAGAGGCAGGAATCGCTTTTAACGATGAGCATACGGAATTTGAGTTGGCGAGAATCCTGGGGTACAAACGCTGTTACGATCTGGGCAAGATCACCTGGCTTTTAACGTAGCATCTTCTATGCTGAACGTAGCCGACCCTGAATGGTAAGGGTTGTCTCTCGGCGAAACCCCTGGCTGTAAGCCAGGGGTTTTTGTTGCCTTACTCCAGGTAGCTGTAAAACCACGTACATGGCCAAAGAAAAGTTGAATGACGATCACTTAGAGATTATACGAGATTTGAGAGAACAGGGATGGCCCTTCAAGAAAATCGCCCAGGAACTAGACGTCACTCACACGACTTTACGTCGGTTTCTTCGTAAGAGAGGTTTGCCAACGACACCTCTGCCCCGTCGGGTTCATTTCTCCAAAGATCAACTCGAGGATATGGTATCCCGTTATCAAGCAGGGGAATCCTTGGTGTCTCTTAAACGAGACTACGGCCATGACGTAGCAACCATCAAAGGTGTTCTCCGTAGTAATGGAGTAGAGCTTCGAACGAAGTGGAATCGCAACGCTCGTTCTAAAGCAGTGTATTCTATAGACCTCCCGGAATTGACGTCACGCTACGAGGCTGGGGAGACCCTGGAGGCTCTTGCCGCTCATTTTCGCGTGTCCTCAAGTACCGTGCGTACCAGGTTGCTTAGTAACGGGGTTACCTTGCGGGGATTGGGGCCTCAACCAAAGCCGGAGCGTGAGCGTGCTGATACGAAACTGAGACGTATTTATGGGATTACGATAGATGACTTTGAGGCTCTCATGGAAAAACAGGGCAGGGTTTGTGCTATCTGTGGAGCAGCGGCTCAGCATGCGCGGAACCACGGCAAGCAACAACTCTGTGTTGACCACGATCACCACTCACAGCGTGTGCGAGGGCTTTTGTGCCATACTTGCAATATGGGACTTTCCTATTTCTCGGACGATGCTGAACTGTTTAGCCGAGCAAGAGAATATCTGTGCCACCAGCGTTAGCGGCGTAAGCCACCCAGAGATTTACGAACCACGATAGGAATAAGCTATGTCAGAGACTTACGCAATACATACCGTTCGCCGCAGTGGCTCTCACGTCATGGCGCAGTGGATAGGTGCTATGCTTCCCGAGGGAGCGTTCTACGCGAATGAGAACTCAGCTTCGGCGAATGGCTACATCTCTCCAGAAGGGGTATTCACCCATTCCAGGGACGCCCCCGATCATATCGAGGCGCCGTTGATTTATGGCAGGCAGGATATCCCGGCCCATGAGTCCAGGCATAAGTGCCCAAACCCTGCAGCCAAACATATCCTACTCTTGCGCGACCCAATCAACTTGTTCGCCAGTAAAGCTTCCATGACAAAGGACCAGAGGCCAAAGCTTCAGCGGGATCGAACAGCGTTCCAGCTTTGCTGGATCAGCCATGCCATGGAGTATCTTGACCTTACCAGCTTTCTCCCTCGTAAGATCTGTGTCGATTACAATAGCTGGTGCGCCTCGGAGGAGTATAGGCGGGCTATCGCGGAGAAGCTGGGGCTAGAGTACAGTAAGGACGGCCTGGAAGGAGTTCCTAGGGATGGCGGCGGGTCTACCTGGGATGGTCTGGATAAGCCAGGTAAAGACTTGAGAGCGGTTGCTCATGAACGCTTTCACAGGTGTTTGGAAGACGACTTCTATCGAAGCCTGATTAACGAGCATCCAATCATGTGGGAGTTGTGCGAGCGTATCTGGCCAGAAGTGGCGCAGGCGGCTACACAAGCTGGCTTACGTGATTAGGCACCACTATTGACAATGAGCAAGCTCGGGTATACGTTTTTCGCGGAGACCCGGGAATGCCGACAATCGTGGAAAACCAACTCGCTGCTGCAGCCAAGCAGTACCAGGCGGGTCAGTTCGCACAGTGTGTCGAGACGCTCCAGGAAGTTCTGAGGAAAGACCACAACCACCAGAAGGCACTTTACCTACTAGCACTGAGCCAGCATAAATGGGGGCGTAACACCGAGGCAACCAAACTAGCGGAACGCTATACCAGTTTGTACCCGGAAGATGACCGAGGGTGGTACTCTCTGGGGATGTTCTATGGGGCTGCTGGACAGCTAACGGAGGCGCTTCGAGCACACCAGGAAGCTATCAAATGTAACCCCGACCACGTAGAGGCGCTAATCAACGCGGGCCTTTACCTGAGTAGGGCAGGTTACTTTGAACACGCTATCGCCGCTTTTCGAAGAGCCTTGACGATCGACCCAACCAACGTAGCAGGCTGTAATAGCTTTGCTAACTCACTCAAAGAGGCTGGCCTGATCGGGCCAGCCATCGAGATGTATCAGCGGACCCTCAAGCTTCAGCCAAATCTCGAGGGGGTCGTCTCTAATCTCTGCTACATCCATCAGTTCGTACCCGGTATCACGCTGTCTCGGCTCTACGACCTCCATATTGACTGGGATCGACGATTCGGGGCGCCTCGTAAGAGTAGCTGGCCAGCTCACGACAACGACCCTGCCCCAGATAAGATGCTACGAGTGGGGTTTGTCTCTGAGGACTTTCGGCACCACACAGTAGGGCATTTCCTCGTGGGGGTACTTGAGCACTTCCCGGAGGACTTAGCTATCTACTGCTATTCTCTCAATTGGGCGCAAGACGAGGTTACCGAACGCTTTGAGGCTGTGTCCGAAGAATTTCGTGATGCTCGCTCGCTGCATGGGGAGGATCTCTTTGATTGTGTTCGCATGGACAAAATCGATGTGCTCTTTGATCTGAGCGGACATACGTCGGGTAACCGCCTACTGGTGTTTGCCCAGAAACCAGCCCCTATTCAGATGACGTGGCTGGGGTACGTGGGCACCACGGGTCTTGAGGCAATCGACTATAAAATCGGTAGTTCAATGAGTATCCCAGAAGGTACCGAGCAGTGGTATTCCGAACAGGTCTTGCGATTTCCCGAGCCTTTCGCTCACCAGTGTTTCCAGCCAGGCTTCGGCGATGTACCCGTAGGGCCTGCCCCTAGCAAGGAGAATGGGTACGTAACCTTTGGTACCTTCTCAAATAGTGCGAAACTCAATGACGGGGTACTGTTGGTATGGGCCGCTATTCTGAGAGATGTACCTGAATCCAGGCTATTGATGAAGAGTGCTGCATTTGCGTCGGAGTTTACGCGTAATCGAATTACTACTCGAATGGGAGACTTCGGTATAGACCCTGATCGGCTGATGTTTGAGGGGTTTACCCCACCTCCAGAGTCTTTGAGCACGTACAACAAGATTGATGTCGTACTCGATCCCTGGCCTTTCAGTGGGTGTACCACAGCCTGTGAGGCGCTTTGGATGGGGCTGCCTATAGTGACTTGGCCTAAACAGACTGAGGCTAGCCGCCATTCAGCGAGCTTCCTTAACGCGTTAGGCATGGTGGACGGCATTGCTCGGGATGAGACAAACTACTGCGAGATAGCCGTCTCACTGGCACGTAATGAGGCGCGGCGAGTACATCTACGGAGTACTCTTCGAGAGGACTTCCTTAAATCACCCGCATGCGATGTGGAGTCCTGCGGGCAATACTTAGGTGACATGATCCGAACAGCCTGGAGGGCCTGGTGTGATAAACGAAGCGGACTACCAGCATAAGCTGAAGCAGATCCATGGTCTGCTGGACGCCTACCCGGCGGAGGCGGAGAAGCTCTGCAATGAGCTGCTTGAGGACAAGCCAGAAGACGGGAACGCAACGCTTTGTAAGGGGCTCACCTATCTAAAGGGTGGTGAGCCCCTCAAAGCAGGTGAATTCTTTATGTCACAGGCACAGTGCCCGGGAAGTGATAGACCTGAGTTTTATGTGAACGCAGCCAGCGCTTTTCAACATGCTGGTGAGGAAGAGAAGGAGTGGGAGGCTCTCACAAAACTCTTAGCGCATCCAGTCAGCCCAGGCTACGAGTCATCTTACCGTCGCATCGCGGACTGGGCCAACGACAAGGAGAGCTGGCTCGTAGCGCGCAAAGCGTTCCGTATTCTTTTTGAGATCAATAGTGATGACTTCAACACCAGCTACACGCTAGCACGCGTCTGCTCTGAGTTGAAGGCTTACAAGGAGGCGCTGACTTACTACCTCAAGTCTATGGAGCTGATCGAGGATGAGAAGCAGGTGGCCGCTATTCACAGTGCTCTGGCTGGGATTTATAAAGATCTCGGCATGCAGGCAGCGGGCTATACCCATTTCAGGACTGCGTACGAGAAGACACCCTCCTCGTCTACGGGGTCTAACCTGATCATGCACATGCAGTATATGCACGGGGTGACGCTCAAAGAGTTCTATGACCAGTGTCGGGAATATTCAGCCAGGTTCTTGAGAGCCAAGAGACGTTTCCAACACCCACTTAAACGGCTTGATGCGAACAAAGCTCAGTCAGGACTGAGGATTGGATTCGTATCTGGTGATTTTGTAGCGCACAGCCTGTCCAATCTGATGCTAGAGCCTATTCGCCGTCTCAAGGCTTTAGGCCCTCAGCATATTTTTACCTGTTATAGCTCTCGAGAGAAGGAGCGGGAGGACTCCTGGTCTGAGAAATACAAGGAGTCGGTAGACTTCTGGCACAATGTACACGGTCTCTCAGATCAGGAAGTGGCCGAGCTGATCAATGAAGAACAGATAGATATCCTAGTCGATTTGGCCGGGCATACCGCCTACAACAGGCTTCCTGTGTTCGGTTATAAGCCCGCCCCGGTTCAAGCTGGGTGGATCTCGGGGATGATGACTCCTCCTGCTATTGAGACGATCAATTACTTCTTTACCGATCAGTGGATGAAGCCTCCGGTAGCCGATGATGTTTGTATGGAAAAGCTGATCGAATTACCGGCAGCGTACTCTTACTTCCCGATGACTACCCCACCTGACATTAAACCGCTCCCTGCTGACAAGAAGGGCCACATTACCTTCGGCTCTTTGAACAACCCTTGTAAGATAAGCCGGCCAGTATTGGAGCTGTGGGCAGCCACGATGAAGGCAGTACCGAGGTCTAAGATCTCGATTAAAGTTTACGGCATCGACCACGAGCGCACTATTCTGAGGGATATGATGAGCCTCGGTATTGCCAAGGATCGCGTAGACTTTATCTACCAGCTTCCAAGTAATGAAGACGTGATGCGGTTTTACACCAACAACATCGATATAGTTCTGGACACGTTTCCCTGTGCAGGTTGTCTGACTTCGGCAGAGGCGATGTGGATGGGGGTACCTGTCATGACCTTGGTGGGAGGTACCTTTTTACACAGGCAGACGTGGACACTGATCAGCCAGCTAGGCTGGCATGAGGAGTTGGGTGCGGAAGACCCAGAGCAGTTTGTGGAGCGAACGAAAGCATTGGCTACAAACCGTAAGCGTCTTAGGGAGATTCGCAATACACTTCGTGAACAGATGGATATGGCGCTGGTTCGCAACCCTGAAGCTATCGCAGAAGGGCTTGTGAGGGGGTTTGAGGCTATTTGGGTAGATTGGTGTGAGAGCCGTAAACCTCTTGAGCGGCTGGCGCTCTACGTCTAATGGCTTGAGAAACGGGAGCTGTCTCGCTAAACTAGGCTTGTCTGGTAAGGAGACTCGTATGCCTCGTACACCCATTGGACACTTTCGCCGCAACCCGGTTATGCGGTACGGCTATGGCGCCTTCCTCAATTACCGCCTTGCAGAGGTGACTCGTGGGGCTGGCGCTGCTGGGGCCGAGACGACGTTCGCTCCGACTTCTGGCGATAGCGGGGTAGATGTCACCTATACTCTTCCCGCAGCGGATGGGGACGTCGCTCTGAGTGGTCGGGGAAGTTTCCCCGCTGACACTACTCCTGGCGCCGCAGCCGGCATGAGTCGTCGTCGCCCGGAAGGCGGAATCGCTGTTTCCCATACGGCCGCAGTGAACACTGAGCAGGTGAGTGGCTTTCCCGCCCAGAATATCAGTCCCGGTGCCTACCCCAGGGTGAACAACGGCGCCGCCATCAACCCAACTGTCGATGTGGTTGTCGAACCCGGCGATGGTTCTGGTCCGCAAGCAGCCTCCTTTGGAGGTACTACAGACGTTCGTTACTTCACAGCAGGGACGTTCCAGCCACGGGTCAGTGTAACTGACCAGCTCAGCCGTTCGTCGCGGATCGATGCGTCGACGGGTGAGGTAACCGTCACCGCTGACGCGGTAGCCCCCAGCTTTAGTGCTGGCCCGACTGCAACTGACGGCGGCGGCTCGCTCATCGATACGACCTACACGGTCGATGACAACGCTACTGTCTTCATCCTGGTGGTGGCTGACGGTAACCCGGTTCCGACGGTCGACGAGGTGGAGGCTGGCTCCTCGACGGGTAGCGTAGCCTCCGCTACCGAAGTGGTGGATTCCGGTGTTGCTGCTGGCGTGAGTGGCATCGACCCTGGTGGGGCCGGTACTTTCGACGTCTACTTCGTCGCCAACGACGGCGCAAACGTCCAGGCTGGTGCTCCTACAGCCGTAACAGACGTGGTAGTTGCCTGATACACCTCGGCCGTCTTACGGCAGCTCAGACAGGTAGTTTTCGACGCCTCCACTATGCATATTGCTTGAATCTGCAAGAACGCCAGCTACCGTAGCTGGCGTTCTTATATGCCCGCTCAGAGGCTTGGTATCTGTGACAGTAGGGAGCACGTATGTTCGGTAAAGTCGATAAACGCTTTGATCACTCTGTAATCACGGTCAACCAGCCCGTTAAGATCATGCCACTCCGTCGGGCAGTGCTCCCCAAGGGTACTTACGCGATCCAGGGTGATATACGGAGCAAACTAGGAAGTATCCGCGTACGCCGCCTCATGCAGGCAGGGGTTTTTGACGTCGAGTTCGTAAAGGGATCTAAGAGCCGTCAAAAAGTGTCTGCGCGGACACAAACAGAGCAGGCGACTATTGCTCCCACGCCATCAGTCCCTGATGCCCAGACTACCCCTGAGAAAACGCTCCCTGGTGTGGAGAGCCAGCTCGGGCGTACCAAGAAGGAAGAGGTCACGACCAAGAAGGAGGCTCCGAAGCCGAAGGAGCCTGAGAAGGCAACGATCGAAGAGCCGGAGGCTATCTACCCAGACATCACCGTGGAGTCGTCAGAATACGCCTCTATGGAGCAGGGAAAGGCTCCAGCTGCTGAGAAGGAGCTCACGCTAGATGAGCAGTTGGCTGCCGAGATGACCCCTGCGACAGTCGAGACTCGACTCTCTGCTCTGGAGAGGAACTCTATCGAAGAGCCGGAGACAGAGGATATTTCCGCCAATCTTGGCAGCCTGGTAGATGAAGACGAGGGGGAGCAGGTAGTCGATCTTGGTAACTTAGGTGACGGGGATGAGCTGGAGGAGACGATCGAGGCTGACCTCGGTGATTTGGGCGCTCTTGAGCCGTCGTCTACCGAGCCGAAAGAGGAAAAGGAAGAGGTATCGGACGAGAAACCTCGTCGGCGTAAGCGAGTAAGGGTCCGGGCTGACCTCAAGTAGATTGCGGTAGAGGGCGCCCCCAGTAAGCTGGTGGCTATGAAAGTCACCCATGCGGCAATCGCTCGCGGATTAGCCAAGCACGCTGATCATCAGCTCTCAAAGACCGCCGCCTTTCGTAAGGTTGCCGTCCGCCGTTGGTTGGAAGATTCCGACCTGATCAAGCTGTGCAAGCTGTTCCAAAAGCACTCTCGCAAGAGCAACAAGTAGGAGCCGTCAATGACTGCGCCCACCATTCAGTCGGTCCAGCATGATGGTACGACGCTCTACATCATTTTTGATAGGGCGGTCCAGAATGTAGCGGATTTGGACGCGTTCACCTTCACCATCACTCCTGGTCCCTCGGTTATCACGCCCTCGTTCAGCTCAATCGACGATAATGCTGTCATAGGTACGCTGGTTTCCCCCGTTGGGGCTGCAGAGACTCTGACGGTCGATTACACTGATCCGGGTGCAGATCCCAGTCAGGTCCAGGAAGCCGGGTCTGGAGATGCGGCGAACAGCTTTACTGGAGAGGTAGCCGTCGAGTATTTCTCGGTATCTCTGGTCCGGCGTGCAGAGTGGGCTAACGACGGTAACAACGATACCGTTACGATCTTCTTCGGAGAGCCGGTTGGTTCGACCGACGGGGACCTGGTGGCGGGGTTCACCGTTGAGATCAATGACGTAGCTATCGACCTATCGTCTGCTACTGCCTCGCTTAACGATGATCAGACCGAGCTGACGCTTGATACGGGCACCAATGCGCTTTTCAGCGACACGGTGGATGTCATCTACGACTCAGCGACGGGCAACCTACACAGCTGGCCAAGTGGCCTTGTTGGCGACTTCACGCTCAACGATATCGATAACAACTCGACTGATGGCCTCCCCACCAGCTCCTTCCCCCTCAGTTTTGTAACTGAAAAGGAGTTGGTGGTCTGTGGGAATGCTGTGGAGGCGTGCTTGGAGGTATCCCTCAACCCAGTCGACCAGGAGTTGGCCAAGAAGTATGGTCCTCTAACGGTCTTTACTGGGGGCACCTACGGGGTAACGGTTGGCAACCCAGACGGATTGACCATTACAGGGGCTACTGAGACCATTGTCGATGGGGCGACGATCTGTGTAACCTTTACGAGTACCGTCGATACCAAGTTCGCCACTGACGCCGGTGCTGACTGGCAAGACGTCATCACAACTACTATAGGAAACGCCCTAGGAGCCGCCCGCGCTACCGAACAGTCGATCACCTTCGCTGACGACACAATCACCTCGGTGTAATATGGGACGACTCGGTAAGCTGGCTGCGGAAGTACCCTGGCTCGTCAACAATCTGATTGGTTTTGACGCCCAGGGTGCTCCGCTCACTCCAGATGAGGATCTTGCTAAGCAGTTTCAGCAGTTCGCAGGTAGTCTGCCCAATATGATTGGGCAGATGGACCCTGAGCTGGCTCCTCGGATAGATGAGTTGGCCAAGCGTCGCTTTACGGCTATGGACCCCGCTATCCGGTCTCGGATGTCTGAGCGCATTCAGCAGTTACCAGTAGCAGACGAGCTTACGCAGGCACTCCCTGGAGCCATGGGAGCTGTGACACAAGAGGCTGCTGAGGACCCCGAGCAAAGTGAGTCCCCTGGGGCCACTCCTCCTTCGGCTACCGAGGAGGCGGCTGCAGCTAGTGTGGGACAACCTCCCCCCGAGGAGGCGAGTGCCTCTACGGCTGAAGACTCTATGAAGAGGGTTCAGGAACGCACTGTACGTAGACCCCCTCCAGTCGACGACGATGTGCTGGGGCCAGAAAGGGAAGCAACACGGGACATGGCCCGAGAGGTCCTGGAAACAGCTCCACTGCAGGAGTTGCCGCAGTTCACGGGGTATGACGCAATTCCCAATCAAAACCTGAACGCTCGCGACCGTTTTGGGAACTACTACTACATCGACCCCGAGGGGCGTACCTTCAAATGGTCTCAAACTGGAGAGCCTGGTAAGCGTCTGACTCGAGTCCCTCACTTGGAGGCCTCTGCTGAGGCGCAACAGGACATTGAGCGCCAACTAATTCGTGAGATGAGTGCGGGAACGGGAGTTCCGAGGGATCCTGAGGGGCGTGCTCAGTGGGCGCAGAACCGGCGACAGCAGTTGGCTGCGGAGTTAGGAGGTCCTTCGGAGGCCGCTCAGCGTCTGGGCTTAACTCGGCTTGACGATGCTATGGCAGCAGCTGGGGGGCCGGTGTACTTTGACCGACAAGGCCGGCCTCACGCGCTCTCTGAGCAGGGGTTGCAGCGAATGTCGAGCATCGACCTGTGGCGACAAGCCAACCCAGAGCGGGCCGCTGCTTACGACGCACGAGATGCTCGCAGAGAGCGGAGGCTCAACGATCCCCGTTACCTGGCCTCACTACGCCGCTCCTATCAAACTACGGGGGAGGAGCCCCCAGAATGGTTTCAGAACCGGGTAGCTCAGATGGAGCAGCAGGACCCCAACTTCCGTGAGAAGATGGACGCACATGTGGTCGCTGGCCAGATGTTGCAGGACCGTGGATTCCAAAAGGGAATCAACTATACGGACCTTTACAATCAGGCACGTCAACAGATAGGGGGCGCACAACAGCCAGCTGCGAAGACGCCCCCATCTCCGATAGCCCCTGAGCAGGTTCGTGATGTGCCACCGACGACTGAAGAAGCGGTGAGGCCTCCTCAGTCGCAATCGGCTCCCACAACCGCGCCAGGTACTTCGCCAGCTGCGAAGGTGCCTCCGAAGCAGCCGAAAACGAAGACAACAGTTACTCAGCCTCAAAACAAGTTAGGAGCTCAGTTCTTCAACGTGACTGGGCATCGCGGTGGTCTTCGCGATAAACACCTCCGCCAAGTGACCAGTCGCTTCCCACAAAACAGGTATGGAGCGCTCCCCCCTCACTTACGTAGGAAACCTTATCTGGGTACGCCAGCGGTGTTCCAACCTGGGCGCGACTATAGTAGTGGGCAGCACTCTCGCCCGATTAGCCCAAAAGATCTACAAGGCCTTATCCGTAAGGCACAGGGGCGGGCGATGGGACGCCGTAACACGCGTCAGTTGCAGGGTTCCCAACAGTACCGCCCCCGGGCGCGTACGCTTGGTTCTCGGGCAATCGGAGGGGGCCAGATATGATCTCCCCCATCGAGGTATCCCCAGCATTCGACCCCGGCATGATCAAACTGGTCCGCATAACGCAGGGGGCGCGCAAGCTTGTTGTCTTCAAATTGACGGACGATCGTGGTACCCCCGTCGACTTGTTGAACGAGGTACCCAACCCGCCCGCAGAGATCCCCGATTGGAGTCCTCAACGGCAGGCTGAGGGATCTAACGTACAGGTGCGCTTGCGAACCCAGCAGACGGCCTCCGACTTTGGAGGACCCGTTAACCTGAACGTGGACGGCAAAATTCTCGATCAAATCGAGCATCGTGGCTTTGCCGAGTTTCAGCTGCGAACGGAAGATGTCCCTATGGCAGGCATCTACGAGGTTTACGTCGAGCGGTATATCCCGAACGGGGAACAGCCTTCTCAGAATGACGGGTGGCGTATTGATACGTGGCCTGTTCTGTTGGCTGTCGAACCTACTTCCTTAGGCTTACTGAATACCAATACCCGTGGGCCCTTGTTGATTCCAGAGATCCGGTTGGCGATGCTTGACGTCGACAACCAAAATGATGGAGCGCCCTTTAGTAACCTACTCGATGATACCGAGTTTCAGGATATCGACCTGGTGTTTGCGCAGCGACGGGTGGTTCAGTTGTGGAACGAGACCCCACCTCCCCTGAGCCAGTTCACTCCGGCTACGTTTCCCTATCGATATTGGTGGTTGGAAGCGACCGTTGGCCATCTTTTGCTTATGTCGGCTCAACGATACCGGAAGAACCGCTTGGCTTATCAAGCAGGCGGCGTCGCGATCGACGACCAGTCCAAAGCTGACGAGTACCATAGAGCGGGGCGTGAAAAAATCGATCGCTTCATGGAATGGATGAGGACCGAGAAGTACCGTATCAATATGAATAGTACCTGGGCTACGGGGATTTAACCCGTGGCGCTGGACCTTCCCGCTATCGGCGCTATCTGGGGTACCGAGCTGCTCTACGAGTTGCTCGTCAACCGGCAGCTAGGCAATTACGCGGTGTCAGATATTTCTGGGCAGAAACCGCTTACCGCTCGGAAGCGGCGTCAGATGCTCAAGAAGATACGCGCACACAAGGATACTCCGATCTTCGTGACTGGCGGTTCGGGGGAGAATAGCGCGTTCATCTCACCACAAGAGATAGACAGCGCCATTGAGGGTAAAATGCTCGAGGGGCTTAAACCCCGAGAAGCCAGCAAGGCGCGTAAGCATGGGTTGATCGTCACTGGTCAACAATCTAACCCTGCTGTCTTTGCTCATGAGGCGGGACACGCATCAGACATTCAAGAGAATAAGCGCTGGTCTTGGCCTTACGCGGTTAGCAGGTTTCTCGGGCCTGTTGCCAGCGGACTAGCTGGTTACTACGGTGGTCGCAAGTTCGGCCCTTACGCTGGTGCGGGTCTCGGCACGTTAGCCGGGCTGGCTGCTGGGTATCCGATGCTGCATCAAGAATACGAAGCCAGTCGAAGAGCCGATAAGGCGCTATCTGAAGACGAAAAGACGAAGTGGCCTGGTAGACGTCGTTTAGGGGCAGCTTATCTGACGTACCTTGGGACGTCGCTGGTGCCAGGCATTACATCAGGCGCCGTAGGTGCCTGGAGAGGAGGACATTTTGACTGATGCTGATCCTCGCTCAGGTGTGCGTCGTGTGTTTCGGCGGCTCTCCGTAGACCTCCACTTTAGCCCTATTGTCACCAACCAGATATTGGTCGAGTGGGCGCTGGAGTCGTCGTTTATTGAACCAGGCCCTTACAAGTTCACCCTCTATCGAGGCGAGACGGTTGAACTCGGTACTGACGATTGGACAGCAGTTGCCGAGGTGATCGACCAACCCTGGGCATTTGACAGGAACCCCAGGCTCCCTGACAAGGGAATGAACATCTTCTACAAGGTAATCCTGGAGGACGGGCTTGGGCGTACCTATGAGTCCCAGGCGGCAGCCGGCACCAGTTACTGGGGTCGCTATGATTGGACCCTGGCTCGGGATATCATCCGTAAGGAGACCATGCTTCAACGCAAGCGTACAGGCACCAAGGGGTACTTGTTCAAGCGTCGTACCTTTGGCGACAGGTGTGCGTGTACGGACCCAGAGACGCGACAAGTAATGGATCCCAACTGTGAGGAGTGTTTTGGGACAGGGTTCGTAGGGGGTTACTACGAACCCTTCGAGTATTGGGTGACTATGAACCCTACCCAGCAGCTCAAGAAGTTGGACGCCACCCAGGGGCTTATCACGAGGAATCTCGAAACGGTACGTGCACTGGCCTACCCGGTCCCTCAGCAAAAGGACTTCTGGGCGCACGCAGACACCAATCAGCGCTTTATCGTGAGTTCTGAGATCACGGCACTCGCTCGGCACCGTGGGATCGACCTGATCTTGCAGCTTCGGCTGGATGAGCGGAGCCGTAGCGAGCCCATTTACCAGGTTCCTCTGCCTTGTGAGGCTGGAAATGGCTGATGAGGGCCCTGTCTTCCGAAAGCAGCTTAAAAGGCCACAGAAACGCTCTAAAGGGCCTCAGGACGGCCCCAAGGAGCCGGTGCCCCGGGAAGAGACTGTCCCGCAGAAGGCTCCTTTGTACCGGGTGGAATCTGGGCAAAATAACAGGGACCATACCAGGAAGCTGATTACTTCGCGTATTCGGCTCATAGGTCGTGTGAGGTTCTAATGCCCAAGCGCAATGACGGTAATGAGGAAGATCTTCGAGTACGCCCTGGCGGTAAGTCGCTCGATGGCGACAACCCCTTCACAGGCGATTCCCCGGAGGGCAGTGACCCTTGTGAAGACGGGCATGGGGATCAAACGGACCTACCTCGCACGGTCGACGAGTGTGGCGATCCGATCGTTACAGAGGGGGGCACCCCAGATGGTGGTCTGAAGTTCGACTGGCAGGATATCTCAGATATCTGCCCACAGGGACTGAGCCCACTCAATGTCGATAGGGTCTTTATCCGTATCCTGAAGAACCACTTCAGTGACCCTGACAAGATCATCGATCCGAATCTCAAGGATTTCGTCTATAACGACAATCCAGATGAGACGAATATCCGTATTGTGATGAATACGACTTTCGATCGGGCGAGCGTTCAAACCCCCGCGCTGGTGGTCAAGCGGGGGCGTCAGAAGATGCAGCGAGTCGTGATCGATGACTTGGGGGAGACGGGAGACGTCCTAGTTGGGCTCCCTCACTACATCCGTTTCATCCAGGGCTCTCACCGTGTTCTCTGTATTGGCTCGACAGATGGGTCTACTGAAGCACTGGCTTTCGAGGTCTTTACAATACTCAACTGTCTCAGTCCCAATGTACGGCGAGCGCTTCCTTTCCATGACTTTCAGGTGAGCGGGATGTCCGAGCTTGGATTGCTCGACGACCTGGCCAATAACCTAGCTGTAGCTATTGAAAGTGTTTACAGCTATGAGTACGGCTGGACTCTCCAGGAAGTCGCCCCAACATTGAAGAGGGTTCTGGCCGACACTACCGTTGAGCTGGAACAAGTCAGTCTGGAGTAACGAATGGCACGCTGTGAACCGGTTAGTCGAGCCAGCCTACTGGCGAACTTCAATGAGATGCCGTCCGAGCTGGTCGACAATCTTCGAACGATGATTGTTGGCCCAGATTACGCAGCTCGTAAACACGACCTCAGTGACGACACCAACTTCGTTGGCGATTATGATGAAGTAAGTGGGGTTACAGCGGCGTGGCCAGGAATCCTGTCTGGCGAGGTTGTGGATGGGTCTGTAACGCGCGTATTCGTCGCCTCTGCACTTGCCCGATATTTCTCTGAGGCGTTAGCAGGCCCTACTGCGGCAAACGGCGTTCAGAACGGTACTGCCCCCAACGAAGTAATCCACGATTCTGGTAATACCATCTGGGCGGGCACCAATCGGAGTGTCTCGGTTATCACCGACGTTCTGGTGGGGGACCACGTTTACTTCGACACTGACGGTGCTGGAGCAGATGCTTTTGAGTCGACTATCACAGACATCAAGTTCAGCGGCGGCAACCCAACCATCTTGGTGCTCGCGGACAGCTTACCCGCTGCGCTGACAGGCGGTGCTTTCTTTAATGTCAACATTGATGAGATCATTACCCCCGAACTGGAGCTACCCTCTTCTGACTTCACCAGCGGCACGTCGACTATCTCGGTGAACTCTGGTATTACGACAACCACGACTCGCACAGGTACCGCTGTTCCCGTCGTGAGCGGTGAAGATCCGTATTCAGAGTTGTTTGTTGATTACAGGGCTCTTCGCCAGGACAACGTCGGTACCATTCTGTCTATTACCAATCTCGATCAAATGGATACCTACTTCGACGGGTGGGAGGAGCCAGAGAGCGGTCTAGGATTCGCGGTAGCCCGCGCTCTAGCTCCCCAGCCTGACCCGCCGGTAGCCGATCTTCCGGCTGTTCTAGCATCTCCCGTAGCTACGAATGACAGTACAGGCTGGTCGGATCTGATGAGTCGGATCCAACGGCGGATCGACTGGTACACTATTGCCCCTTTGACGCTTGATACGTCGCTTCAGGCGATAGTCCTCTCTTCGGTAGATGCTCGAGCGATCCTGGGTCTCCCGAGTCGGGCGGTAATCAGCCTTATACTGACTGAAGAGTCCAACCTCTTCACAGGTAGCGAGGCTATTACCCTGAGTGGGGGTGACCTGACTGTTACGGCTACCAACCCCATATTTGACGGCGCCATTGCAGGTGATGTCGTAACCCTGGATATTGGTGAGCGAACAATCGACAGCGTTACTAGTAACCAGGAGGTGGTACTGACGACAGCCGCTACTGGTGCTACAACGGTTACTTCGGTAGATCATCCGCTGACAGTGGCGGAGCAGGCGGACGATTACGGGACCCGAGCGCAAGTCTTCGGTGACCGTGATACGTCGGTTATCTTCCCGCCGGACCCGACGTGGAACGGGGAGACGGTTGAGGGCTTTCTCTACGCAGCAGCCGTTGCTGGCTTGAGGGGGTACACGATGCCTCATCAAAGCTTACGAGGAGTACAGCTGGATAGTGGCTGGGCGGTACCTCAGTCGACCTTTGAATTCCTGGGAGAGCTAGAGTCGGTTGCAGCATACGGTGTCTTCGTCATCGAGGACTGTGACGGAAGTGCCGTAGTTTTCCGTGCCAACACTACGGATCAGAGTACCACAGAGGATCGAACTGAGGGTCTCGTTGCCAATGCGGACGCTATCACTCGTTTCTTCAATGATCGCCTGAGCTGCTTTGAAGGGCGCAAGAAGGTCACGGTCGACACGCTGAGCGCCATTCGTGTAAACTCCAGCTCCGGCGGTGAGTTCCTCAAGTCCGAGACGTTTATCGAGGATTTCGGGGCGGTACTTGTCAGTATCGCGTTGAGCCCACCTGTGCAGGACCCCAATAATGCCGACACGGTAAATATACCTATCACGGTTGTTTTGTCAGCAGGACTGGAGTTCCTCGAGATAGACATTACAGTGACCTTGGAAGTCGTGTAGGAGTAGGGTATGGCAGCCAACGTAACGTGTACTGAGCGGACTGTCGAAGGAGTCATGCGGGGAACCAACTTCCGTATCCAAGGCATTGGAGACGGCGCCCAAGGACTGGTTCAGCAGTTCCAACTTCAGTTCCAACGCCGGTTGAGCCGCGTCTACGACTTGGCGAGCCCTGCGTTCTACTACATCGAAGGTCCTTCAGAGGGGCAGGTCTCATTCACTAAAGTGGTTGGCCCTAAGGGGGCCCCTAAGCTGACGTGTGATTGTGAGCCGACAGACATTATCTTGGATGCTGGTCAGACGCTTTGTTTCCCGGATACCGACTTTGACGCCACGTACACACTCAAGAATGCGCTACCGTTTGGCCTGAATGGGCAGGGGAATGCTAACAACTTCCTCATCATCTTCGGAATCAGCTATCTCTTCAACGACATCGAATGATCCACTATGCCGGTACCCTACGTAGGCATTCCACAGGAATCTGGGTTAGCGCCGAACCAGTATACCAGTCTCGGCAACTACCCACAGGCGATGTATATTGTCCGTGGTACGATCCTCGGGTCGTACCAGGGTATTCAATACTATGATGTAGCGACCGACTTTGGTCGGTTTCAGGCTTACGGTGGTGGATTTGGCAGAGGGCTCTTAGGAGCTAGCGAAGCTTCTGGGTACCTACCTGGTGAGCAGGTTTTCGTTGCAGTGGCCCCTTCCGCTCCTGCGCAGAATGCGGTAATCGTTGGTCATGCTGACTATGCCAGGGCAGGTGATTACACACGCCCCTGTCCCCTGTTGGTACATCCGCAAGTAGCGGGCTTCAAACCTGGCGAGAGATTCTCTGGGCAGGCTTACAGTAATTTCGGTCGCCTACGTAATTTTAATAGTGGGCTACTCGATACGGTGGATGGCGAATGGGTCATGCACAATATGTTCGGCGGTGCGCTGGGCGTGGAGATGTTCCGTGTCTTCATGCAGGCCGGGCCTATGTGCGGTGTGTACGCCTACACCGAAGACCAGCATATGAAGATCGTTGCGGCCAAGTTAGACGTGTTGACGCTGGGCAAAGCTTCCTCTTCCGAGTTACTGGACGGTACAACTGGTGAAGTCACTAAGGTTTATTTCTACCCAAGCGATCAGGTAAACGGGTGGCAAGCACAGAACATCGATGTAATCGGGGTTGCCTATAACGGGGATGGCGAGTTCCTCACGTACCCGGATGGGCTCAACGGGGCTGATTCACGTCCTGATCCGGACGATATACCAGATGAAGCGGTTGACGACGACCCCTGTAACGACCCTGAACTGGATGCTCAAGGACAGAGCCGCGTAGCCTTAGTTCATGAACATAAGGGAGCGGATGGCAACTACGTGCTTTCCGCAGCGAGTAGCCTGACGCTTCAGAAGACGTTCGAGATACCCATTCCCGTGGATGTTCTCGAAGCGGCAAATGCGGTCAAAACTGCAGATGAGGATGAGGATGAGGATGAGGATGAGGATGAGGATGAGGATGAGGAGTGCTGTGGTTCTTGTGAACTAACTCCCGACCCAAAACCAGCCGAAGGCCTCTGTGAAGAAGAGCGGTGTGAGAACGAGGTTGATGGGCCACTCTTTGACAGTTACGAGAATGCCAACCCACTTGCCTATGCGATGAACGCCCGTGGGTTGGCTGACCGCATTATCTCCAACGTTACCAAGGGAATGACCAATCTGCGCCGGTGGGCGTTGGCTGAGAAGCCGGAGACCATCTTTGGGAGTGGCGCCCAGGAAGAGAGCCCGGAGTCGTTGCTCTTTAACGGCGACCCGACTATGTGGAAGAACATGCCTCAGACGTTCAAGTTGGGGCTGAATCCGACAGGAGAGGCCAAGCGGTTCTACTGGGGGAGGGCATTGATCACGATTACCGAGGATGGGTCGATCGTGATGCAGGACGCTCAGGGCAGTCAATTCATGATGGCTGGTGGCAACATTTATCTCTCAGCTAACCATGACATAGTTCGAGTGGCGGGCCGTAACTTGTTGGACGTAGCCGGCCGGGATACCGGCGTACGCGCTGGGCGCCATCTGGACCTGTATGCCAACGAAGGGCGTCTGACAGCGATGGCTGCTGGGCAGGCGACCATTGTGGGTGGTATCGACGGTCATCACGGGGTTCTGATCGAGTCCAAGGGCCAGTACATGGGCTCCGTAGCAACTGGGGAAAACCCAGCTTCCGCTGGCTCCGTGATCATCAAGGCCAAGCACATGGTTGGTTTGAAATCCTCGAACCTCATGCTCCAAGCTACACCAGGAGTTTCTGGGTGGACAGGGCGCTCCGGTGGGGCCGGTCATATCTACCTCGACGCCAACCAGAGCATCGAAGCCCGTGCTAGCTTTGGGGACGCCTACTACTCCCTCGGTGCTACCTTTGAGGGCAGCTTTCAAAAGGGGGAAATGTCGCTAGGTGGTGAGACATCAGTGATTGGCGGTAACCTATGGGTGAGGGAAAGCCTGTTCTACAATAAGCGGCACTTTCAAAGTGTGCCTGGAGGAGCAGGCGCTGCTACGTATCGTATGACGCAACCGCAGGAGGTCGGCATAGCGTTCAACCAAGCGATGAATGACTTTGCTACGAACCCTCTGGCGCTTGGGGACGGCTTTGCGGCGAGGTGGCTGCGCTCTGAACAATACACCATCGAGAGTTCAAACTTCTTCCAGATTCCAGAACCAGAGTGGCAGATACGGGCGAAGGCGGCCCTTGATCCGAAAAGTAGTGTCTTGCAGGCGAGTATGCAAGATACTACTGTGGACGGTACGGCCCCCTTCCCAGGCAGAGAAGTCTGGTCGGGTAGTGCGATGGCTACAGGCGGCTATACGGCAACTGAGTTTGGTGAGGAAGCCGATGTCGACCTGAGCGTTGGTAACGCCCCTGCAGACGGCGGCCTACTGAAGGGAATCTGACATGGCAGACCCAGCAATGCCTACCGAGGAGGAGCTTGAGGCTCTTTCCCAGCCAGTGACAGCAGCGCCTGAGAGAGACGCTAGTTCCATGCCGGACCCCGAGCCTGAGGTGCTTGAGAGGGCTCAGGTCCTCTTAGACGAGGCCTCTAAAGGCGGCGGACTACAGGCCTCGCTGAGCAATCAGCCTGAGGAGGCTCATAGAGAGGTTTCTGACCCAATAGAGGACCTGACCACCCAGCAAAAGCTGGACTTTGTTGCACATGTTTTAGGGGGTACCGAGTACCGGGAAGCTTACGAGGCGTTCAGGGGCCGTATATCCATGGTTTTCCGGACGCTCTCTCCCACAGAAGAGGCGGCTCTTGGGGAGCTGATTACAGGCCAAGAGGCTGAAGGCCAAATCCCACGTAAACGGAGGAAGGTCTATTATCACCGCTATGCCCTGGCAGCCTCTCTGGACGAGTTACGAATTGATGGAGAGTCAGTTGCTCATCGTCTAGAGTGTACAAGCGACCAGTTCCTTCGTGATTACGGGGCCTGGTTCAAAAGCCTTTCAGGCACACAATACCGTATCTTGGATGACTTCTACGTCAGGTTCCAAACCATTGTGGATACCTTACTAAGGAAGGCTGACGACCCGGATTTTTGGCCGACCCCGTCGTCGCCGTAGCCTTATACGCGGAGACACGGGGGTTTCTCTCTTTTGAGGGATGTGATGGAAGCCACCGATGGTGGTCAGGGGCTCGTATGCGGCTACTAGCGGCTAAACGAGCTATGGACGCGCACACGCGCCAAATGGAGGCTCTTCGGATCTTTAGCGAGATGACTCTTCCGGGCATTGATCAGGAAGAGTCTCGGGTGAAGGCTCAACAAGCACAGCGACGATTTGAGGCCACCGTGAAACCTTGGCTGCGAGACGTCTTGAAGGAGCGGCAGGGTGATGACCTCGACCTTGTAGCGAGCTGGTATATCATGTACCAACCGGAGCGGCTAAAACAGCTGGGAGTCGATTTTGGCCAGATTGAACCCATTTCTAAGCGATGACGAGGGGGACGAAGATCCTCTGGAGGCACTGTCTTCCCCCACCTCAGCAGGTGACGACGAGGACCTGAGTGGTGCTGTACAGCGAATGGCCTTAGACGCCCAGGAGCGTGCTTCAGAGAGGCGGGAACAGGTTGTCGACGATGCTGATACACGGAGCCCTTTTCTTGCGCGTCTTATGGAGCGAGAAGAAGAGCCCCTTATAGAGGGGGCTTCTCTCCGCAGCACTCAGGGAGCGGAAGGCCGGCAAATAGGCACAGGTGCGCAGCCTATTGGGACCGAGTCGCTTCGAGAAGCCCTGGAGGGAGATCCCTTGTTTACAGAGTCGCTACAGCGGAAGATAGAGGAGCAGATGGACCGGCCCGACAAGCGACGTGATGAAGAGGATCGTGCGCAAATCGTTGACCAGCTAGTTCAAAATGAGCTGCGCAGTGAGTTCGGGGGTATTAGCACTGCCCGGGACTTTCTGCGCCAGGGATCAGGAGTCGGCTGATGGCAACGGTATGTGCTGGGGGAGGAGGTCGGCTGATCCGTATTGGAAACGTTCAGCAGGCGGCAGCGCTGTCGCTTTCACTGGGGTACAACAATCGGGACAATGAGCTTGAGCCGGTCGATCTAGTCAAGCTCGGGGTAGCTATTGGGGTACAGGCAGATCAGCGAGTTCAGGCGCAGTTCCAGAACGCGCTCAGTGACGCCATCTTTGTAACTCCTTTTGGCGATGCTCCTGGGCAGATCAGAATCACTTTCGTCGCTAACCGCCGGTGCCGGGGGACTCAGCAGTCAGGCTTTGACGTTATCCAGCACTACTTCGACAGGCGGCTACAACCGGGGGTCAACAAGTTCCCAGCAGTCGTTAGCATAGGCCCAGGCTCCTTTAGGGCCTTTCTCACCAATCTTCTGATCAGTGGTAACACCTCAGACATTCCCGTCATTCAGGGGACGCTGGTCTTCACTGCGTGGCCTTCCTGATGATCAACTCCTTCCTCGTAACGCTTCAAAATAGTGGTACACAGCCAACGAACCCTTCGTCGGCCGTAGGTGACGTGTTTTGGCCAGACCCTGTATACGTAAAGACTTACACGGGAGACGCCGCAGTGGGGGAGGAGGTCCTTTTCGGCGGAGAAGTTGATACGCTACTCAGATTCCTCTACGCTATCCAACTTCTCTGGGTGGTCGAAGAAAGTGTTCTCGCGAACACAATTACTGTGGACGATACGAGAGTCACATACACTCGCGAACAGCTGGTTGGGCAATTTGAGGCTCAGACCGGTTTTGAGCAACACGTGAGTACGGTCCTCAGCCACCTGGATCACATAGAGGCTCTCAACTTCCTCGATGGGGAGCTCTTGGAGGTATATCGGAGCTCCCTGTCTCCACTCGATCAGTTAGCGGCAATCATCGTCTTTTACGGGAGGCGGGATGACTGACTCCGTCGTCGTACCCGCCCATATCACGCTGCGTGTTGCTGGAGGAGGCCTTTACGAGCTTCAGGGGCTTCAGATCACGTACCAAGCCAATGGTGTCAATGTGGCGCTCTGTACGCTCGCAGTAGGCCGTAGCGAGACGAACGATCTGGTGAATCTGGATATCGACCAGGGTGCTGAAATGGAGATCGTTTTTCAGTCTACCTTTGGGGAAGAGGTGTCGAGTACGACGGGTAACGCCGGTATCCCTATAGCTGGGGAAGAAAACTTTGGTGTTCTCATACGAGACAACAAACCCTTCAAGCTGTTCCAAGGTTTCGTAGATGATTGGGGTCCTACGACGATACGATCAGGCGCCTTCGCTGTCCAAGTGCGCTGTTTTGGTCGTCTTGCCGCTCTCGCGTCGGGGACTATCCAGACGAGCAGCATCATTCCCAACTCTTACATGGATACCCTCGTCTCCTATCCTTTTGGGCAGGGGCGGGAAGACCCTGGGTTCATCAATATACGTGAAGCCCTTGGAAGTAACGGCTTTTGGCCCTCCCTGCAGGGTGCGCTTCAGCGAGTGGCCGCCACAGCCCCCACTCAAGCAGATATCTCTAGTAGTAGCATTACAGCGGAGGTATGGGATAACTTCGGCATAGACGTCAATGGGGCAGCGCTACAGACCTTCCCTGACATCCAAGGTCAGATGCCCTGGCGAGGCCCGGTAATTCCGTCGGTCCCCGGCATCATCTATCACTTAAACGAGCAGCTTAGGTCCAACTGGTTTTACGGCTCGTTTCTACAAGCGATTCTCCAGTTGGGTGAGCAGTTGAAGTTCTCCATTATTGAACACGGCGAAGGGATCGCTGTAGTACCTCACCACCCGTTCTGGGCTCGTAACATCAGCCAAGGTCGTATCGCTGAGCTGCGGCCGAACAGTTGGGACAGCTTCCAGTGGGTATTAGAGGGCTATAACAGCTACGCAGGCTCTGTGCTTGTACTGAGTAACGGGCAGGAACCGGCTATCCCGGGAAGCGGCGAGGACCTTGTCATTGGTCTGGGGAAAGTTCCTGGGTTTGAGCTGGGGCGGGTCCACGTGGGGCCAGCGCCAGGGTTTATGGCTTCCGCCACGGCTGCTATGGAGGAGGGGCTTTCTGATGAGGCCCGGGCGACGGGTGGACCAGCAGTAGCGAGGGCTGCCTTTGGGGATACCTATGCGCTACTCCAGGCACTGGACCTCAACTTCCAGAAGAGGCGGTGTCGCGTAACCAGCCCGGCGTTGAGGACAGACCTTGGATTGCTCCGCGCTACCGTAGTGCGGTTTCCAGATATCCCGGAAATAACGTCTGGTTCCGATACCAGTCAGTTCGGGGTATATGGCACAATCCAAGCAGTAACCCTGGCTATTGATGCTGCTCGTGGACACGCGTCAACGACGTTTGACATCAGTCATGTACGGTCGTTAAATCAGCAGTCTCAGATCATAGACGCCTTGACCCCTCCACATCCTTTCTTTGCCTCGAATTATACCGGAGGTCGATTGGATCAGGATCCTTTCATCCCGGAAATTACGGTTGGGTTCTAAGATGGCAGAACAAATACCTCTTCAGCAAGCATTCGACGAGACTTGGGGCAAGAAATCCAAGAAGCGGGAGGATTGGGACCGTCTCTATGAGCAGTGGAATGCCCAGCAGACACCCGAACAGCTGCGTGAGGTGATCAGGAAGCTGGATCCCGTTATAGGCTCTGCGGTGAGCAGCTACGCCGGTCCTAAAGCCTCTCCTACGATTCACCAACGGGCCAAACTCCTAGCTGCGGATGCCGTCCGTACGTACGATCCGGAGAGAGGAGCTGGGCTAAATACGCACGTCTACAACCAGCTCCGGGCGCTTCAGCGTATGGCTCCACAGGTAACAGACCCGCTTGCCCCTCCTGAGCGTTTTCGTAGGCAGCAGCAGGAGATTACCCAAGCCAACGAGTCGTTTTTTGATGAGATGGGGCGGGAGCCGACGGACGAGGAGATCGCTGAAGTCACAGGAATCCCTCCTAAGAGGATTACTAAAGTCCGCAATCGCATGCGGGCGCGTATCCCGATTTCAGCTTATGAGGAGTCTTTCGACGAGGATGACGAGGCAGCGGATATCGTCGGTAGTGAGCGTACCGAGTACGATGATTGGGTGGACGCCGTTTACGACGATCTCGGAGAAATAGACCGCTTGATCATGATGCACCGTACCGGTTATCGTAATGCAGACGTGCTCTCCAACCAAGAGATCGCGCAGAAGTTGGATGTCAGCCCCGCAGCTGTGAGCCAACGGGTGTCGCGTATCCAGAAACGATTGGACGAATTCCATGCCGCTTCATGAAGACACCATCGCTTTCCTGGCCAAGAGAAACGCCTTCCGGAACGAGTTGGCGGCGGCGCTCCGTGGCGAGCGTACCGACGACGAGAAGCAGGAGGACGAGGACCAGCAGGTAGATGACTGCCCAGAAGATAACCCCGAGGCCGCCGCAGAAGCGGCAGCTGAGGAGGAACAGGGCCTGATCGACCAGGTTATCGACTTCTTCTTTGGCCCACCAGACCCGGATAAGGAGGCGCCGGGACCTGCGGCGGCTGCTGTAGAGGAGTGCAAGGTACCACCCAGGGAGGGGACTCCTTGCAATAAACCTGATGCAGCCTGTGACCCACTACGCCGCTTGGACTCAGTTGAGCCAATCGAGTGTTTCCGTGACGAGAATGGGTGGCCCAACTCAGACGGGCTTTATGAGCGTATCCGGGAAGCGACGGTCAACGCCGATGATGAGGACAACAATGCCTTCGCCCAGATCCAGCTGATGCGGCAGGCTAACGTTATGGAGTCCTACCGGAAAATGCTGCTACACAAGAAGCAGCGTCTCTGCCACTATATGGCTTCCTGGTGCGAGTGCCTTAAAAACGAGCCACAGAGCCAGGCCGAGATGGAGCAGCTCATGCTGAATGAGCCCATTGGCCGTACGGTTACGGACTAGCAAAGAATAGACAGGAAGCGAGAATAGCGGCGTGGCCCAGCAGGATCTAGACCTTACTGTAAGCAACTCGATCTATGCCTTGGCGGACCCCATAACGGGCGACCTCCAGCGTATGAGGAATCGTTTCCGTGTTCAGTTTCTGTCTCGTCGTCGTTCAAGCGGTAGGGGTAGTATCTTCTACTCAGAGCTTCAAAAGGGCCGTATTCGAACCAACTCCGATATGGTCTCTATCTTTGCCATTACGGCTTCCGAGATCATTCTGACCATGCGTGGACTTCAGCAGGACATCGTTCCCTCGCGAGCTGAACTGACTGACTTCAGCTTCCCTGACGCCCGTACGGTGAGCCTGAGTATTACGCTTTATAGCTCGGAGGGGAGCATTGAAGACAACATCGAGGTGACGACGTGACTACCGAGCCAGAAGCCATTGATGAAAACCTGACCCAGGCCGACTTGGATGCTGCTACAGAAGCCAATCGAGCCATTCTTCAGGAGCGTTTTCCAACATTCGATTTGTCGGTCGGTGGACCTATTGACAGTCTTCTGGTAGACGGAAATGCCGTCATCTCGGCACGTAACGATGCTGACGTGGACCAGGCGTTTCTGTTTCAGCAGCTACAGGCTATCTCCAACGGGGAAGTGACCGTAGAGGACGCGGATGTCGACCGTTTGATGGCGAATTACTTCCTTACCCGACGGGATGACACCCCAGCGACTGGTACAGTGGTCTTCGTTGTACGGGACAACATCAACTACAGTTTTCAATCAGGCTATAGGTTGAGGACCGCTAATCAGAGTTATCAGCTAGGAAGTACGTTCAGCGTTTATCCGGTTGGTACAACGGGTATTGACTTTTCTATTGAGACCAACGTCGAGATCCAGCAGGTGTTCGATTCTGAAACAGGGTTTGAGTACCGCTTTGAGATTCCCATCGAGTCCATCGAGGCTACCCCAGATGCTGTTCTAGTAGCGGGTGATCGTCTCACCGTTGACCAGGGGTTTGACGGTCTTGGCTTCGTTGAGGCGGTTACTAATTTCTCCGGTGGGTTCGCAGCTGAAACGAATGCTGAATTCGTCAGTAGAGCCCTTGAAGGTATTACGGCGCTCACCGTAAGTGGACAGGATAACATCCAAGCAGTCGCTGAGCATACTGTTCAGCGATCTGATGCTAATACGATTGGAACTGGGCACGCCTTGATGACCCGGGATCGTGATAACGTCTTCAACCTCCCAACTGGGGGTAAAATTGACGTATACGTTAAGTCAGGGGCCATTGCTCAAACGAGTTATAGTGACGTAACGGCTATCGTACAGGATGACGTCGCTCGTACGCTGAGGATCACGTTGACCCGTGAGCAAAGCGCGGGTGTCTACCGTACTGGTCTCATCCCACTATTTCTTTCCACCCCACCTACAATCGTTTCTGGCACGATTACCGTAGACTCGATTACGCACGTGACCTGGACTGACCCAGACGGGTTCAACCCGGAGCTGCCTGAAGAAGTTGATAGGGCCTTTTCCGCTCGTCAGCAAATTCAGATCGACTTTACCGATGATCGCCAGGATGGTAGCGGCTTCATTGTCACCCTGACGGCTCCTGGTCAGGAAGTGGAAGACACCTATCAGGTAACTACGGAATATCAGCCAAGTACCCTGGAGCAGGACACCGCTATGACGTCGGACGCTTTCCGGCCACCTGGTACCGATGTTCTCGTGAAAGCGGCAGTACCCGCCATCACCACCGTTGGTGTGGTAGCACAGAAGCCGATTGACTACAACGGGCCCGATGGTGATTCGCTAGCCGCTTCTCTGGTTTCGGAAATCAACCAGCTTCCCGTGAGGACGGTTTTTGTCGACTCCCTGACTATCGCAGCTCTTCTGCGTAATATCGAGTCTACTTTGACTGTTCAGTCCGTATCGTTGAACGCGACGATCTACGGGCAAGATGGGACGAACATCTCGATCTCCCCCGTAGGTGGGAGGCTGTCTATTCCTACCAACACCACCTCAAAGGTTTCTCCTGGGAATACCTACTTCACCACCGATTCCGAGCGTGTGACGGTGACCCTTGTTTGACCACGACACCATGATTAGGGCAGCGCTAATCGACCCCAACCAGACCTGGGCGTTGCTAGACTCCTTTTGGCGGGAAGAGGTCAGTCAGACTACCGAGGACCTGGTGCACTACCAGATGTGGGCAAGCCTGCTCTGCGAGTTAAGCATTCATGCCAAGGCTCAGCACTTCCTGAATGCCCAGACCGTACCTGAAAATGAGACAGGCCACACGCAAGAAGCTGCGCTGAACATACCCTGGGTTCCTTTGGTGCTCTTCCAGGACAGGCTCGTGGATCAGTCGATCCATCAATATGGTGATGGGTTCGTGTATGGGGGTCCACCTCTGATTCAATATGGAGAAGAGAGCGGTACACCTAGCTACCGGCTGCTCCCGTCGAGACCTTTTCGGGAAATAACCAATTTTACGGACGCGGTTACAGAGCCTCTGGTAGTGATCGACCAGTCTCAGTTCAGCTATGATCAGCAGTCGGGGGAAGTGGTCTTTTCAGTCGATCCCTTCACGCTTATTCCGGCCAAGACGGACCAGACCAGCGGGCGGCTCTATATCGTTCTCTGGATGCGCAACCCACTACTGGACCTGAACGTACCTTTTGACTGGACTGGCTGGGTGGTCAAGTACGACCGCGAGACCCTCGATAAGTATGCGGAAACCCTGAAATACATCTGGGAGTTGGTGTTACTGGGGCCAAGTATTGGTAGGTACAAGCAGGGCTTGATGACTGCGATGGGGTTCCCTTTTGCAGAGCAGGACGATCAGATCCAGCGAGTCGATACTGATGGCTATCAGCTACTCATCTCTACGGACGCGACGGTCTATAAGGCGGTTGACGCTGACGTGAGCGCGGTGGTCTCCCCGGGTGATGAGGTCCGGGAGGGGCAGCCGCTCACAGACGGTGTCACGTTTCTGGAATACCCTGACACGACAACAGCCAGCTTCTCGGTACTGCCGGGGCTTCTTCTGAGGGTACCTCTTTCGACTGGGGTGGTTGCAGAGCTGACCTTCGCCAACATAGATACTCAGTGGACTTACGACGCTAGTAGACCGTCCCCATTCCGGTTCCCTGTAGGTGGTAACGACGACCTGGTTGAGCAGTTCTGGGTAGACGTGGACACTTTTGCGACGGCGAACAGTATCGACTTTCAGACGCTTTACGGGCTTTCGATACCGGGGACGCCGGGTCCGACGGGGGACGCTGTCAACCCCATGGACCGAATCATTACCGACCTACTTCACAATAGCCTGTTCGTCGCATCGGTCCAATTGTCGGATATGCCGCTCGATCCCGGCTCTTTCCATGACCGGGCAAGACTTCTGCTCCCTCAGGATACGTTATTCGTTTTACAGCAACTAGTTGACGACCAGGCAGATGTCTATGACCTAGGCACCGAGACTTCCGATAGCGTCGAGTACGGCTACAATACAACCATAACGACGGAGGTGATCTCCGTGCCGGGTAGTGGTACGGATCTCACATACTTCGATTATACCCCACTGGTGGTGATCTCATGAGCGATATCCTGACCCTCAAGAAGATGCTGACCGGTCACGTTCGCGTCTGGAATGAGGTAGGGGATTCCGTAGAGATGCGGAACCTCGTTGTTTACACAGGTGGTGATATCATCGCCCAGTTGCTGGCGGGGCACCCTGAGTACCGCATTAGCCACATGTACTTCGGGTTTGAGAATACGGCTGGGTCGCCTACTTTTGCTGCCCCTAATCGAGGAGACACGGTCACTTTCTTCTCTGGTCTGAGCTCTCCGCAAGACTACATCCGAGCCACCATCCTCCAGCCTGTTCAGTTGGACGCGGCAGATGGTAATCATAATTCCAATCGAGCTACCTTCAGCGCAGTTGCTTCAGCAGCTACGGGAGAGGGGGGAGTTTCCTTCGGGCCTGGCAGCAACTCCAAGGTAGGCACTGTTGGGCTTGTAGCAGCACCCACGGGGGCTGTGGCAGGGGACGTTCTGTACGCACGCGTGAACCTCTCTCCGGAAATCCCAGCAGCTGGTAGCGGGCAGATCTCGGCTACGTGGGCGACGGAGGCTGACTAATGGCGACCTTTCCCCCTTCCGTACGGTTCATTACGAATGGCACGGACGTTGACGCAGCGGTTACCAACGTACCTCTGTCTGATCTCGCTAACCGTACTGACTGGTTAAAGGATCAGATCGAGGCAGCGGAGGCCGGTACTCAGCTACTTTTGCGGGACCGTGCGTTGGACGGGGCCGTTGTGCCGGGAGAAGCTGTCTACTTCGACGATGTCTCAGATACCTTCAAAGGGGCCCTGGCGGATATCGACTCGACGGATCTGAGTAGAGCTGCTCCGACTGCGTTCTGGCAAGGCGTCGCACTCAATGCGAGTGGCAACGTGGGTGATATCGTCGTAGGCGGGTCGATGACGCTTACACAAGCTACTTGGGCTACGGCGTTCGAAGACGGTGTCTTTGCTGATGGTGACATCTTCCTCTCTGGTACGAGCGCTGGCAAACTGACTACTGAGATGGGTACCACAGGAATCTATCTCGGCCATATGATCGATGATGGGTCTGGTAACGGGGAGCTCCTCGTTCGCCTAGGCAACCCTGGGTCCTTTCTCGAACACGCACACTTCGAGAGGGCCTTGCTGGGCAAGCCGGCGGGCACGTTGACTGACCCGGCGTTTGGTGGAACTCACGTCATTACAACGCCTGACGCGGGCCAGCAGGGTTGGCTCCCCGCTACAGCGGTGTATTTCCCCGGGTTTGTGGTAGGAGTACAGATCCCTTCTGGCGCTGTGTTTGGCTACAATATCAGCCATGCTAGTGAAACTGAGCTGGATGAGGTGTTCCCAGCTATCCCGGAGGGTAACGCTCAGTTCGCACAAAACGGGACTATCCTTGGTGGTGATCTCGTCGTCATCAACCAGTACGGTATTTGGTGGATGGACGATAGTTACGGCAACGCTCCTTGGCCAGTCGACTATAACGCGACGTCCAGTGCAGACGACGTTACTCTTTGGACGACGCGTATCATCGCGTCTTCAACGTTGCTCGACTTGGTTATCACAGAGGTCACGAACTCCTTCGTTTCTGGGGGAGCTGACGCCTTCGCCGTTACCAGTGCTCTATCCGGTGATAGCGACGACTTGCAGGTAGTCGGTACAGCTGGGGACGCAGTTAATGGGTGGCGTGGCGATCTGGTGCTTACCAACCTGGGTGTGACTTCTCTGAGGGCGAACCGTGGCATTGCTGCTACGGGGCCAGCGGGGAATAGCGTTACCGGGTTTAAAGACCTTGTCGATATCAACCTGGATGTCGAGTTACAGGCGGAGCATCTGTTCACCTTTCTGGACCCGGGTGACCCTGATCCGACAGAGAAGATGCAGCTTCTGACAACCAATGGCCTGACTTCCGGTACGACTATTGGGGCTTACGGACACCGCCTTGGGCCAAATGCTAGCGACTTTATCGACTTTCTGGTGTTGGGTGGGGCAGACCTTACAGCCGCAACTGACTATCAGCTGACGGTTAAGCTACACGCTTCGGTAGATACGCCCATCGCGGCACCAACTACTGGGGACGTCGATCTCGAGTTCTACCGGTTCATCCCTAACCAACCGATGGGGGATACCCAGCTTCAGAGGATTACCCAGGCTACCTTTACGGAGGGTGTGCCAGGCAACCTTCAGTTGGTTACCGTCGGACCCTTTGCGGATGTGATTCTCCAGCAAAACGAGCAGATACTGGTACGAATCAAGAACTCCAGTGGGAGTCCGCTGACGTCTGATTCGTTCCGGCTTCTGAGCATGTACTACGGGTTGACTGAAGTATGACATTTTCCGTAACTCTCGATAAGCAGCTTTCTACGACGAATGATCCGAACTTCGTTACCACGCCGGTTCGTTTGACGATGACGGTAACGGCGGTCACTGATTTCACTGATTTCGGTATCTTCACCTTTGAGATCAACCAGGTCACTGGTGTGGCTGAATACAGCCATGTCTCCACGCCTAACGACCTGAGAGATTTCAACTTTGATGTAGCCGGTGACGAACAATTCGTTCGTAAAAGTTCTCTCGATCTAGCATTCGAGACCGCTGAGTTGGCGGATGAAGCAGTGACCGACATAGAGGCCCGTATCAAGCAGCTTGCTGATGACGAGCAGGCCCTGCAGGACCTAGGTAGTGTGACTACGGTGACGATTACGGCTACCTAATGGCTACGACATCGGTGGACGTGCCGTTCCTTACACGTCTTGCAGGAAACAGCGTCTACAACTGGATGGGGTCACTCAGACCACTCAGAATAGAGCTACGTCAGCAACGTGGTCAGAGGAAGGGATGCCGTTCCTGCCGGAAGAGAGATGCGCGTAAGCCTATCAGCTCAGAGATCATACGATCAGTGGTCAACAACCCTCGGTTTGAATCTGATCTCAAGTCTCTGAAAAAGCTACTTCGAGCAGACAAACTAATCGTAAACGTTAGCTCTTTTCGGACCGTGCTTTAGCTAGTTGAATCATGTGCTGGTGCATTGGGGAGCGTTTATAAAGCGTTATGGTGCGGTCATCGTCTTCTGTAGATACACGCACGGTATCATCGTCGAAGAGAGTTTTCTTGGCACAGCGCACGTCTCCATCTGGCCCTACTCTACAGGACTTTTCTGACGAGACGATTCCTTCGGGCTTCTGGCTATAAAGCTCCTCTGCCTTGAGGTAGCCCTCCGGTCCATCGAACTCAGGCGCATGTTTCTCGACGTGAACAAGCTTGTTCTTTTCCGAAGTCCACCGGGCCTCCTTGGCTTGGAAGTCGATACCCAGACTCATCAGCTGGTGGATCATTTGGATTGCCATACCTTCTACCCATTTATCGATTTCGTCGGCCTTTGCCTGTGCGCTTCCCCAAGCGGCCTCGTAAAACTCCGGGTCGTCCATACCCTCCTGCTTAACAGGTCGGTTGGCGGCAAAGTCCAGAGCTTCTGGAGCAATGTCGACACCTTCATCATCTAAGACGACACGGGCGTACTTTTGGATGTCTCTGCTAAAAGGCTGCTCAGGTGATCGAGTAACGGGTTCTGGGTCGTTCATCCGAAGCTCAGTGACTACCCAGGCAACGTCATCAACCGATGGGATATCCCGATCGATTCCAACTCCCTTGCCAGTCATCGCGTTAACTGTTTCATCGAAGATGGCTACGTCTTTATAAACCACGTCAGTTTTGAGGGCTGACACGAGTGCCATCATTTTATCGTAGACCCGGCGAGGCATATCCACCCCCAGGTCCTCTTTGATTTCCATCTGGATAGTCAGCGGATCCCATTCCAGTGCTTCAACACCATAGAGGCGTAAAAGACCGGCTACCAACGTTGTCGCAAAGGACTCTTTGTCGCCAGAGAAGTAGGGCTGGGCAGCAGCTTTGAGTTCACGGCTCAGGATAGGCATCGGTTTCTAACCCTTCATCCTCATCATTCTCTTTAGGCTTCTCGTAGCGCCTATGGCCCTCCGCAGTGTCATTAGCCTCTAAAGCGTCGCTGCTTTCGTCGTCATCGAGTACCACTGGCATGGCCTCAGTATCAGCATCCTGGAAAGGTTCGATGACCTCTGGTTCATGGGAGGGATTACGGGTGCTAGTCGTAAGTGTCTCCCGATCAGGCGCGCCGTCTTCTGGTACGGGGGTAATCGTGTTATTCAGGTCTTCTATGATGCGTGAAAGGCCTTCAGAAGCATCTCTGGACTTGAAGCGCACTTTCACATCAACGACATCACTAGGTCGGCGAGTAGCGGTTTGCCCGCGTGGGCACAACTCAACGCTGTAACTCCCTTTCTGAACGTTGTTCTTCTTCGCAGTACGGTGTATGGCTTTCTTGACCTCGTCTAATTTTAGGCGGACGGATAAGTCCATCTCCAGCTCTTCCAGACCATAACCGGAAGGCTCTAGAAGTGTGATAAGCGGAATATCCATGACTCTACCGGGGGCTATTTGGATCCGCGTATAGAGCGGGGTGAGCTTCCCCGTTTCCTCATCTTCCGAGAAGTAGTGGTCGAGGACGTGGAGATTCTGCTGACCAGCCGTGCACGCTGCTTTCTGAACAGCTGACATGACACCTGTCAAAAGCGCGGAGAGTTTGGACCTTTCAGTCACCTGGAGCTCCTCTCGCTTCTTCTGCCGGCGTTTCTTGAACCACGAGAATGGCCACATAGAAGCCTGCTCAGACAATCAGCTGGTAGCGGTGTACTTGGCCATCTGGCGAGTCGAATATCAGTATGGGAGTGTCCCCACCCTTTTCGAGCACGGCTAGTGGAACCCCGAAAAGAAGACCTCTATGCAACAGCGTTTCAAGGTTGACACTCCACTGGTCTCGCCAATAGCTCGGCTCGTTTTCTTCCAGATTTTGAAGCAACTTGACCGCTGCTGGGTTCAGTTTGATGAGAGCGTATCCGTAGGGTTCTGGGTAGGGGCGAAGAAACTCATATACGAGAGTCATCCGTTCCCACTGCAGAGACTTCACTTGAGGAGGCATATTGGGCACTCTATTCGGGGGCATCACTAGGGCTAGGTGTGTTTTTCGCAATACCCAGCTTAGGTCTTGTAGCCTCGTCAACCATAGCGTCCAACACCCGCATCATCCCTTCCGGGGGTCCGGTACGCTTGGCAGTGGTCTTGATCGAGTACTTGGCTCGGGTATCTGTCTTGCGAGTCTGTTCCCGGTGGTGAGAGACCTTGCCGTGGATCTTGACTGAAAAGGGCCCCCAGCCGATCTTAGCCTCAAGGCTTGCTTCCCCAGAGGTGGAAGACTTGCTCTCTTCTGAGGTCTCGATGGTCATCTCGAACTCGATATCGACTGTCTCGACATTCAGATTCGGATGACTGACCAGAGCCAGGAGAGGTACCTTGAAGTGACGGGTACGGGTGTCCGTGACGTTGCCCGCTTCATCGACAAGATCCTCCTCGTACTCGAAAGGGATCATGACCGCCTTACCCTTTTCAAGGCCGACGGTCTCGACGAACTCCTTGTAGGCGTGCGAAGCCTGTACTTGAGCCTGGATGGCCGCCATCAATGGGGCACTGATCATCTTGTCGATCGGCAGTGATTGGAGAGCTCCTCCGACTGCTTCACCGATGTTTTCTGGCATGAGAGTGCTCCTACAGAGGGGAAAGAGTGTTCACGCGAACACTATCCGAGAGGGTGTGGGATGCCCCGTTGGTTCAGCGTGTTGACGAGTGTCTGGATGGCATTTCGGGAATCGCTAACATCTCCTGCACGAGAGGCATAGTTGTACCCCGCGCCGCCAAGGCCTCCGAGCCCGGCACCGAGGAGCCCTCCACGAAGAGCAGCACCGGCCCCTTCATCTCTGTCACGGTCGCGCAGCAAATAGCCCAGGAGGGCACCTGCGCCGGCCCCTAAGCCCGCTCCAACGCCTGTGGGCGCCCCATACCCCTCTTGGAGATAGGGGTTCGTCATGGGGTTGTAAGAGGCCTCAGGAATGCCACTGAAGTCGAAGTCATCAGGTGCTTCTTGTCCGAGCTTTTGGTACATAGACATGGCATTACTCCGTAAGGCGGAATAGGAGGTCCGCGTCGCCTTTAGGAAGGGTGGGAAGAACGTCGATCAGTTCGTCCTGAGCCATCTTGGCTAGCCCAGGGTCGATTGCAGACAGGGCTTCTTTGGTCAGATCCTCTATATCGACCGTACGGCCGTTGACCAATTCAACAGCGCGCTTGCTGATGCCAGCCAGTTTCTCCAGCTCGTTGGTCGTAGTAGCCAACAGCTCTTCAGGGAGACTAACGTCAGAGTCGTAACGACTTGTTAGACCAGTGGTTGCATCGAACTGCTCGAGAGCGTTCACTGCCTGTTTGACGAACCCCTCATCGTAGCGCAGTTGTTGGTTATCGATCATGTGCTCAAGAAGCGTACTGAGCCTATCACCGACCTCTGCTTGAGCGGTTTTGGTATGGTTCAGGCGACAGACCATGGCTTCTTCCACTGACTCCTTGGTAGGGAAGCCAAAGCCAGCGCTCTTGTGCAGGCCGTTTTCAACGTATTCCGGGAGGGGTACATTGTATCGGGCTGCTTTCGAAAGTAGCCGCACAGCGGCCTCTTTGCGCCAGGAAAGTGGGTATTTGGCCTTGTTCTCATGGAAGGCGATTGCCGCGTCGAAGGTACTACCAGCATCATAAGCAGCGTACTTCCGAACGGACTGCTCCCCATGCTGCTGTACCAGCGCGTAGGCATCCTCCGGTATTTCCGGAGCTTTCCATTCGGCCAACTTCTGGATAGCCTTTTCACACTCATCACGGATGCCCCAGAAGTCGGCGTGCTCTACACAGTGACGAATGGTGTCGACATCGGCCTGCTTGACGTGTGCCGTGACGAACGAGCGGAAGGTTGCATTTCGGTCTGAAAACGAATAGTCTTCCTCGTTAACCGAAGCCTCCTTGGTAAGCAATTCTGGCCGGCCAAGGATCTTGAAGGCCTGATTAAGGGGCATACTAAGCATGTTGGACCCTCATAATATCTTGAGGTTGTTGGGTATCGAGCAGGGGCGTCGTTACCCACTGGCTACTGATTGTCCGTTGTGCAATGGGCGGAGCAAGCTGGAGATCCGGAGCGACGTGCAGGTCCACTGCCATGAGTGTCATTTTATTGGTGATCTGATCGAACTTCTAGCAGTAGATCGGGACCGCTCTGTTGAGGAGACTCTTGACGACCTGCGGGAGCTGTCTCTCGTGGATTACGAGGGGGCCTCCAGAAGGGCCTATTTGGCCAATTCCGAGCGACGGCAGAAGCTTATGGACTGCTTGGAGGAGTGGGCGGACCGTCTACGTCGCAATGTGGCAGGATCTGTTAAAGCGGTGCTCGATGGGGCAAATATCAACGTACCCAACCCAGATATCCGGGCCTTGCTTCCCCACGTATGTGTCCTGAGAAAGGATGACTTCGAGGAAGCGGGCATCGAGCTGCCCGATACAGCCAAATCGACGCTTTCCTGGTGGAAGAGGTACGTAGCCGTAGGGATCCCCTGCTGGGATGGTATAGAACTGGTTGGCTTCTGGTTGCTGACGGTGAAGGGGTGCCGGTACTTGCCGGTATCGCACGAGCCAGCTATCGGGACCGGGTTTGCTCTACTCTCGTCGTTTACTTCCGAGTTCTCAGTCGTCGTCGACGACCCGGTTGTAGCGCTACGCATGGTATTCTGGTCGCAGACCTGTAATCGGATTCCGACCGCATTCCTCTGCACACATGGTTTCCGTGATAACCTGGAGACATGTAATTCTGGGTCGACCGTGTTTTGGAGTCCTGCAGGCAATCTTCAACATTACCTTAGAGCTCTCAATACGCCGGGAGCCCGTATTGTAGCCCATACGGTCTTTCGGGGAGATATGACACGAGAAGTACCTTTGAGAGGCTCTTGGGGTCAATTTCGACGGGAGATCATCAACGCACTCCCTGCTCATCAGAGTGTGGCATATCGCTTACTGGACACGAAAGTCGATGAGGCCCGACCAGAGCTGAGCCGCCGGTCAATCGATCCGAACGATCGAGCCAAAGTATTGTCCCACGTATCTGGGGACGACGCACGGCATCTTGAGCGCATCTTCAGCAGTAGTATCCGGGACGAGACGATCTCCTGGAATGGAGTGGCTATTACCGACACTGAGGATGGCTGGGTAGTTCGAGGAAAGATCATCAGTGCTGCCAAGCTTTATTTGGAACAGGTGAGGCCTCAGGAAGGATCTGGCGATGCGACGGTCACTGGGACAATCACCTATCGCTCTCCTAGGGGAGACCGACATAGCTTTCCTTTCAAGGACTGGCTTTCTCACATTAAGAAAAACCCAGGTACGTGGCTTCAGCAGAAGGTCCTCTTAGAGGCAGGCTATCACCCCCACGTCGAAAACGTGTGGGCCAAGAAGCTCTTTGAAGTCGCTCAGCAATTTCATGTACCCACACCCATTATGGCAGATCAAATGTATGGCTGGAACGATGGCAAGCTACGCATGCCCAACTTCACCGTCGATAAGAACAACCTCTATGCTACGAAGAGTTTAGTCGAGGGACCGGGCATACCGCTCCCCGCGCCGCTCGATCAGATGGAATGGAGTTCCTTTAGAAACACCTCCTTCTGCCGAGTACTGTTGACCCTGCTTGGAAATTTGGTGAGAACGAGACATGATAGGCGTGGCATAGGTGTTATGCTGACCAACGAGCCACATATGGTGAATCGTCTAGCACAAGCGTTTGGTGCGCGTATCTGGGTGAACCCAACTATTGAGGACTTGGATGATCACTACAACGATCCCATGCCGCTTTTCACCGAGTGGAGTAATCATCAGCTAGCGGAGGTCTTCAATAAGACAGATGGGTATAAGAACGTTATTCTCAGTGTAGATAAGCGTACGGCTCGTTTGAGTCGGCTTCAGCCTGACTGGCTTCAACTTTCGATTGGTGAAGCTATCGACTACGGAGCTCTGCGAAGTATCTTCCTCCTACTGCCAGCCGTACTGAGAGCAAGGAGCTTGGATGTCGGTAGTGAGAGTTTCTACCGGGATCTGGCGGACGTCACCTTACCTGAGGTGTCAGATCACTGCCCTAGGCCCCGCCTTACCTCGGCGGCCGTCGACCTGGACACACACAACACGTATAAATCCAGCACAGCTGCTACCCGTATACTAGAGTTGGTCTTCTACGGTATTGAGCAGGGTGATGTCTTTCCAGAGTATGGAGATGAGGCAGTTTTCGTCAAAAAGAGTGAGCTACGACAGTCCTTAGCGAGCCCCATCATAGCCATGCCTTCTTTTATGGAACTTTCCTCGCGGCTTAGAGATTCCCGTTTCCTGATCAATGAAACAGATAGCCATTGGGCAGTAGCCCGAATGGCCTGGGACCTCAACGCTTCCTTAGCTGGGGTAAGTCAGAACGAGGGGTAAAGTAAGTAGGACTACCGGATACGGCATTTTCATATATCGCTATCATCCACTCTCGCTCCTCCTCATTGGGGGGCTTTGGAAAGATGTCTTTGGAGTAGCTCCCTATCTCCTCGGTAATACCGAGGTACTGTCTTAACTGCTCTATAGGGCCTTTGGTTGCCCGAGCTCGCTGGGCTTCTGAGCGCTCCCCATGTTCTTGAACGGGCCAACTGTTCTCAGTCCGCTGATGTGAGAAATGAAACATAGGCCCAGTCACTTTAAGCAAGTGCCCTTTGGTAAGCCGAATAACCCGTACGAGCATGTCATCGTCTTCATAACCCCACCCCCAGTATTGCTCATTCAATCCTCTCAGGTGTTTGAACACATCTGTACGTAGCATAAATAAACCTGCTGCCGTAGAGGTCTCCATCGTAAAAAGGATATTATCTTCGTTACCTAGGATCCCACCAGGGTTTAACCTTCCTACTTGAGCGTCGCTCAGGAATTCGCGCTTAATGTGATACATGGAGCTACAGGGGATGCAGGCCGAGTGTTCTGGGTCTTCGAGTATCTTCATTGCAGCTCTTAGCTGCATCATGGAGATAAGTACATCCGCGTCCCAAATAGCCATCGCTGTAGTGCTGATCCAAGGCATAGCCGAGTTGACCAGTTTAGACTTATTCCAGACATCCTCTGCTGATTGTTGAACGTAGATGTAACGTATTCGTTTATCCAAAAGATGCATCAAGGAGGGGCGTTCTCCACCTTCTACAACGATAACGTGGTTAACGCAGAGCTGGTTGACCAAGTAGCTAGTAACAGCTAGTACGTTTTCCAACCGATCTTGATGTTCTACCCGAATAGGTATGACAGCTGTAAAGTCGAAAGAGGGCCTGGGTACGAAGCGTCTCAATATTTTATTAAGAGTAGAGTTGTACTCGTAAATGATATCGTCACGTATATTATGCTTGAGGTGTTTTTCCCAGTTTACCCGTTGGCAGAGATTGACGAGATAACTGTTGTTTAGGCTCACATCATTAGTAAAGAGAGACTGTGCCCCAAGGGGATCCCAGGAAGGGTTATCTAGCTTTTCCAGCTCCTCGAGGCGTAGCTGTTCTGAGAATCGGTTTTGCAACTCTTGTGGAAGGTGTCGAGAAGGGTTGCTGAAAACCCATGCTTGAAGAAACGGGTGCTCCGTAGGGCTAGCTATCAAGCTATTACTTGGCAGCCCGTTCTGTTCTTTTTGAAGCTTAACCCGATCATCTTGTAAAAGGTGCTCAAGTGACTTGATGAAAATGGTGTCGATATCCGAGTAGACACCACCCTCTTCTATAAGGACTTCCAGCCTTGTTAAGTCAAGTGTCTGGCTGAATTCTCGATGTCGTACTTCGATATCATCTTTGATAGCATCCCACCACACCCCTGAGATCTCCCCATCTGTGTGAAGAATAATCTGTGCTCCCTGAGTGACGAGGCAGGAATACAGGCAGAAATAATGGTGAGGGCTAAAAGGAAGGGGAGCCCTATCTCCTACAGGTTGGGTAGGGAAGAGGAAGTGAAAGACGTTAGGTATTGTCATGCAACACCAAAGAGCCCTAACCATTGGTCGGCGGAGTAGTCCCAAGAAGAAGTGCGGTCGAGAAAGGCCCAGCGTATTCCCGCTTCCCGAGTCTCCTCGTAACGGTTGATATCGTTAACTACTTCCGCGATTTTTTGTGCGGATACGCCGGGATCTATGAAGCGGGCCATTTCCGAGCGTGACCAAGGGGCCCAGCCGAACTCAGTGCAGGGCAGTTCGATACCACGTCGGTCGAGTAGGTCGAGCCAGACGTGGTCGCCAGGGGCAGCTACAACAGTCCCGGCAGCCATAGCCTCCGAAGCGGTGAAAGGCCACCCATTGGCTATGTCCGGACAGAGCACCAAATCCACTGAGTTATAGAGCTGGTTGAGATCCTGGTCACTCAGCGTGGGCTTGCCATCACGGAAGAAACCGTCTGCATAAAGCACGTCTTTGCGGGAGTTCAAATCGCACCCCTCGGCAAGAATGGGGATATTGAGTGGGCGGTCCCCGGTAGGGCGGCAGTCCATATGGAAGTAGAGTTTTACTCTCCGATCTCCTATGAGCGGTTGTAGTTGGCTTACCAAGGAGCAGGCTTGTGGGATACCCTTTCTTCGTGACTTATGCCCAGAGACCATGATCAGCAGGTCGTCCTTGGCTACACGACCTCCGAAGATAGCCTCTCGCAGCTCTTCTTTGCCAAACTCCCTTTTGTGGGAATCGAGTGGGTAAAAGACGGTGTTGTCGACCCCTGGCCTGATTGTCTTACAATGAAGGGCTCCCTTAAAGAGGTCCTTTGGTGCTTGAGGGCCAAGGCCTGCTACGAGTTCGACGTAGGCACCCGTAGCCATTCCGGAGAGACATACGAAGAAATCGTAATGTGCTGCGAGCTTAGCGTATTCTTGATCGATAAAAGGAGTGTCGATTATGGCATACGCATAAAGGAGCTGATTAGGAAGGTTGGACTGAGTCAGGCCGAGACCTGCAAGATCTGACAGGAAGCCCAAGTCACCGAGAATCCAAATGTGGCTCCATTCTCCGCTTTGAATGAGGTCCCCCAACTGGGTAAGCCGCTCTAGCAGTGGTTTGTCTTCATGCCAGGTACGGCTGGTACCCGTGGGGTCCTCCCCATCCTCTGGCCCTCCGTAGGTACTCCAAATGGCTACTTCCTCGAAGTGCTTTTTCCACAAGGGGATAAGCCCAGCGGGTACACGACCGTAATGGGTTTTCAACCCGGGCCAGGGGGTTACACAGAGCAGCTTCGCCATGGCGAAACCATATGCGGGTATGCTACAGTCGTCAAGATCGATCACCCCCGGTAGGGGGTCAGAGAAGGTGTTTGCGCGAACACAATCCTTTAAAAGGGGCCCCTGGATGCCCCCTAGGGGGCATTAACCCCCTCCAGGGGGACTGGTATATGCTTAATAATGGGCCTATATTTCGTATATATAAATGAGGTAGTATTAGCTATTAGATATAGCTGGTACTGGGTTGTACCTAGCGACGGCGCTAGGAACCCAGCTCGGTAACGGATCTGTGGCATCCGATAGACACTGCCCAGGTGGCAGGATTTCTAGGGGGCGGAAGTAACCGCCCATACCGAGTAAGCTGAGCTGAAAAGAGCCTGTGGTGAAAGCCATGGATATCCTAAGCCAGCAGCGCAACTTTATAGATAGGCGACGGCATGCAGTCGCCGAACCTATGGAGAGGGGTCGTCGCACCCCGTCCCTTGCAAATGAGGGAAGCGTCCCACCGGGTTCTCGGAACCTTGCAGATTGTCCTTACCGGTGGAAGAGGCCGTAAGGGTCTCGGGGGTAGTTAGGAGAGTGGCGTCTCCCTACTGCTCTTGCGGTTACGTGGAGCCGCTGGATTAAATCCATATAAAGGTAGGGCCTTGCGTGTCCTTGAGAGCTATTTTTGCTCGGCTCTCTCAACCCTCTTCCCACTGCGCTACTGTGGGCGTTCCTACTAGGTAGGGACATTCATAGAGGGGTACGCACGCCATAGCGGACAAATGGGCTACGATGCAACCTGTTTATCAGAAGGAGCTTCTACCCCGGCGTGTGTCGGGGGCTTTGAACGATTTACGGACTTATCGTTAGGACCATGGACGTGTATGGAAATGTGGGACAAATAATCCCGCGACTCATGGAAAAGAGTATAACCCCGTAAGCCAACGTAAATGGTGTGGCTGGGCTTTCCCACAATTCAGAAGAAGCCGGGAAGGCCAGGCCTGCGTTTTTGATGGTGCCGTTCTAGGCACTAGGGCACCAACGCTTTGTTGGTGCCCTTGCTTCCTCAAGTAGCCACCTCCACGTGGTAGGAAGCGGATACCGATGCGCTGTCGGTAACACCCTGAATGGACAGGGGTAGAGCTACGAGAGGGGTGTTATATAGACACTCCATAAAACCACGTGATCCTAAGGAGGATGCATCATGACGGAACACACCGTAGTAACTCACCACGGTATATTCCACGCTGACGAGGTCGTTGGCGTGGCAATACTCAAGATCGTGTACGGGGAGGACCTGCAGGTCATTCGTACACGAGACGAGAAAGTCATTAACGAGCACCAAGACAAGGGTGCCTGGGTGATCGATGTCGGGGGTAAGTACATTCCTGACGAGAGGCGGCTCGACCACCACATGCGGGAAGGAGGCCCCGCGCCGAGGCCCGGTGGTATACCCTACGCGTCAGCTGGGCTCGTGTGGAGGCACTTCGGAGATTTGGTGATCCAGAAGCTGACCACCGTAGCGAGCCACGATGCCTGTAAGGAAATCGCGGAAACGGTGGACAAAGAATTCGTCTCCGCAATCGACGCCTCCGATTGTGGCGCTGTGGAAGGGCACAAAACTCTTCGTGGAACGCATGGAGCGGTCAGGGTACCCACTGTCTCGTTTAACCAGATCATCTTTGGAATGAACCGCGAGGTCGGGGATCGGAAGGATTTTGACAAAGCGGTCGAACTCGCCGTCACAGTCCTCTTGGATGTTATCCGTGGGGTCTCACGCAAGTCGCTGTCCGCTATCCGAGTCCGTGGTGCGGCTCCACTTTTCAAAGGGGTCATACAATTCTCGCAGTACGAACCAGCAGCGATGGACGTAATTTCCAGGGAGTTCCCCGAGATACTCTACGTTATCTTTCCCGATGATGCCTCAAATACCTGGCGAGTTCAGGAGGTACCTAGCAAACCCGGGTCGTTCAACGGTCGAAAATCGCTTCCGGAGCCTTGGGCGGGACTCCAAGGGGAGGAGCTCGACAAAGTGACTGGTATTACGGGTGGTATCTTTTGCCACCCCAATCGGTTCCTGGCCGGACACACCACTCTCAGTGGAGCTGTTGCCCTCGCTCAGATGGCGTTAGAAGAATAACGGGGGTATCTAATGCATTCCCAGAAGTTCCACCGAGGAGATGTGGTGAGGCTCGCAGACGAGTTCCCAGCTTACATGCGACACTTCGACGGCGCCGGTGAAGAAGCAATCGTCATCGGAAGCTACTATGATCAATTCGGTGTAGAAAGTGACGAACCCAAATATACCCTCCTATTGCGGAGGGGATCGGAATGCTCTTGGTACCAGGAATCGTTGATGACCTACGTCAAGCACGGAGGCCAGGAGCTGATAGATCAGTGGAAGAAAGAGAAAGAAGAACGCGAGAATAAGTACAAGGATATCGACTGGATCCTCAATAACTGGGCCGATATGGCTGAGAAGACCCCCGGTGTCGTAATCGATACCCTCAGTAAATTCGTCGGAGCAGGTAATATGTGGGGGTCCCATGGGGAAGCGTTCACCTATTATCAAAATGCGTTGATGCTTCGCGAGTTGTTGAACGAGGCACTTCATACCGGGGACAAAGAAGTCTTCCTTGCTCGGTGTGAGGAAGTGAAGGCTAAGTGCATGAGATAGGGGGTGTAACACGTATACTCCCGATAACCACGTGATCCCAAGGAGGATCGGATAAGGAATGTGAATCCGGCCCTACGCCGATTGTACCTACCAAACCGGAAGGAGTGAAAATGCCAGAAATAATTAAACGGGTATCCTACACCGAGAAGGAATGGGCTAAACTCCACGGGCTCAACCTCGGAGGCAGCACGCTGCCGGCAGGCACCGTGCTGCCAGAGAGGCTCCAACTGCTCAACCTCGGAGGCAGCACGCTGCCGGCAGGCACCGT